AGTATCAGAAGCGTTCTTCTGGCACATTTCTGGATATACAAAATTTTGCGGTAAATACATAAAATTTTGCGGTTCGACAAAAGTGGCAATATACTGTTAGAATTTGTAAATTAGATCTGGTATTATTCTACCAGTATATTGTATGTACAGATTGCATTAATTATTTCAGTATACCAAATTTTGCGGTTTTTATTATGAGGGTATTTCTTAAATATTTTTTAATGTTTGTGGTATAAAGAAATTTATTGGTATATTTAAAGCATATCTAAGACCTATTCTTAGATATACAAAATTTTGCGGTCAATACATAAAATTTTGCGGTTCGATTCTACTAGATAATACAAAGAGTTCTTTAGATATAATTATACTATTTTTTAAAATAAAATTTATGGCAATAAACAACAAGAATAAAACATTTAGGCACATTCAATTTCCAACTAATGAAGATAATAAATTAACTTTCAGTGAGGCATTAACATACTTGGCATTAAAGCAACAAGAACAATCTAATAAAAATAAAGCTACAGATTCTATAATTACTCTTTAATACTGTAATTGGGTTTTCACAAACTGATTGTTATTTTGTGTTTAATCAGATACTTCAGAAGTAAATTTTTCAGATACACCTACGGTTTGGGACTGACAGATGTACCATATATCTGTTTCTGCTAAATTTGTAAAGAATTATTCGACACCCCCTCAGCGACATCAGTTGTTCCGGCCCCGTTTTTCAAACGTGAGTTTGTTTAAAGTATAGGTGAAAATATAGTATATATATAGTATATATAGATAGTCGGCATCTGGTGCAAAAATTTTAGGCTCTTATATTGGTCTAACTTTAATTTTTATTGAGGTCTAATCTTTATTAAGCTAGTAAAACTATACATAATATGTAATTTCTGATATGCGCATATCGTGCAAAAATTTTAGGCTCTTATATTGGTCTAACTTTAATTTTTCCTAGGATTAAGTCTTCATTAAATTATTAAAACTATATATAATATGTAATTTCTGATATGCGCATATCGTGCAATTTCAATATTCGTTTATACACTAGTCTAACTTTATATATTTATATATATTTGGAAAAAAGATTCTGTTAAATATTAACTTAAATATAATTTCCTGATATGCGCATATCGTGCAATTTCGATAGTTAAAATTCTCTAAAAGTTTTTTAAAGTTTTGTGTTTATCATCTTTTCATAGATATATTGGAATTGTTCTTTAAAGGAATTTCCTGATATACGCATATCGTGCAATTTTTGCACCAAATGCGCATATAGATAACAGTATACTTTAGATAGTATTTTAATTAACTAATAAATTTTTTGGCGTGAAAACTGAAAAGAAAATTACACAACATGTCCAAGTTCCCACAAAGATTAGAGATAATACTAATACTATGAATATTGGAGAATATTATATGTATAGTTGGCTAAAGTTTTTTGATGGGCCGAAAGGTTGCTTTCCATCGCAAAAAGTGTTAAGTGAAAAATCTCATTTAGGAATCAAATTAATTAAATCTCTAATCACTTCTCTAGCAGATAAGGGATTCATCTCTATCACTAAAAAAGGTAGAAGTAATTATTACGAATTTGCCAAATATGAGAAATTTCAGAGATACTCAATGTTGTTTATGAAAAATAATGTATTAACCCCAAACGAAAAGATGTTTTTGATGTATATGCAACAATATATGTATCTAGATAATACTATGCATGAGGGACGCATTTCTTTTACAGTAGATAAGATGAAAGAAATTACCAGTATGTCAAATAGGTGGATTTATAATGTACTACAATCTCTAACTGATAAAGGTTTGGTAACTAAACTTATGAATAAGTCTAGAGATACAGAAACTGGATGTAATACAGTAACTTATATATTTGATTTAGATCAGATAGGGCAAAATCTATTATTTAAGCAAGTTACAAAGAATACTGAAGATATTGAAAAACAAAAGATAATAAATAAAGATTTTGCAAAACAGCTTTCTGATATTAAAAAACAATTAGCTGCATTACTTAAAGATAAAATGATTGAAAATAAACTAGATAGTATTATAACATTATAACTTTAAACTTAAATAAAATATGACTGATCAACTTACTTCTGAAATAGTTAAATCCGAAACCAGTAAAACTATTGAAGAAAAGTTTAGAAAACAAGATTTAAAGATACAGCAGCAAACTGAACAACTTACTAATCTTACTAAAGCTATGTATAAGTTGTTAGATAATCTTAACAAAAAAAGAATTTTATAACAATCTATTTTCACAAACTGATTGTTATTTTGTGTTTAATCAATCTTTATACAAAGTCAATCATCAATCACATATCGACCTTCTTCTACAGTTACTAGCCATTCTCTACCATCTTTCTCACAAGACATTTTGAAATTATTAGCTGTAGCTTCTGTCGCAAATCGCCAGAATAAGTCAGTTTCCAATACTTGCAGATTCTCTTCTGTCACATCTCTAGGAACTCGAAGCTCTGCAATTACATGGAATACTTTTTTCACCTTAAACTCCTTCTTAATTGTAAAATCTTTCATAATATTTCTTTATATAAGGTAATTCTATACTCATCTGCAAATTCTCTGTAAGAGAGTTTGTAGACATCATAAATCTGATTCTCGTCTCCAGCATTAAACCATTCTAACCAGTTAGAGATGATTTTAGAATACTGTTCTTCAGAAAGACTATTGGCTCTTTCTTTACTTATTATTAATGTAGAAATCTTAATCATTAGTTTTAAATCTAAAAGAATTTGAGGGATTTCTCATTTGTAGATGAATAATTTATACTCAAATTCTCAAAATCCCTCAAATTTTATTTATCTTATTTCTCAGTGTATCTCAATTCTTCTAATTTCTTGTATGAAATTTTAGAAATTTGAGAAAGATGTTTGATGTTTTGGAGTAAGAAATCTTTATACTGATTCAGCATGATGTTGTAGAGAGAAGATTTAGGATTTATTCCAAATCCATTATATCCAACTTCTTCACCTTTACAAGATTCCCAAAATGGAATGTTCTGAGTATTAATTCCATATCTTCCACCAAGATATACGTCTCCCGGCTGCATGGATTCTATACTTTTAGCTCTAAACATTCCAAAAGGATCTGTATCAAGATTCTTACTATCAAATCCTTTACTGAAAGCGGCTTTATGTAGTTCTACAAGTTGTGTAAGAGAGGTACAATTCTCTATTTCAGAAATTAATTCTGGAGCAGAAGTAAATCTACTTATACATTTAGCTGCAAATGCTTTATTCTCTTTAACTACAGAATTACGGAAAATTCTATTAAAGAGATTGTTCTTAATCGTCTTCATTTATTTAAAAGTTTGTAAATTCTAGCTTTAACAGCTATATCACTTCTATTTAATTTTACAGCTATTATTGATACAGAAACTCCTTTCGCATTTAAAGATAGAAGTAATGAATCTTCACTTAATTCCCATCTTTTCTTAGAAGTTTTACGTAGAGCTTTAGCTTGCAACAATGCTTTATCAGAATACGCATTCTTCTTTATTTCTACAAATTCAGAATGCGGTACTCTTTTAGCTTGCTGAATTCTTTGAACTCTTCCTGGATTCTTCATCTTATACCTCGTAAATCCAAGATTGTTTAAGAACTTAGCTAAAGCAGATACTTGTACTCCAAGATGTTCTGCCATTTCGGAATATGTAATTCCTTCATCGAAAGCAGTTATAATATACTGCATCTCATCAGCTGAGAGATTAGTAAGTTTATACTTATGAATCCCTTTAGACCTGAGAAAACTACTTATCTCACTTTTAGAAACAGAGATAACACGACCCATATCTGTATAAGTCATACTATCTCTGTTCTTTAAAATGAACTCTTTTTGCCAGTCTTTCATATTTGTTACTTTACAAAACCCGGAACAGATACAATTACCCCATCTTTACGAACACAGTCTGGGTGCCCAGTAGCTGGTGCTACACAATCAGTTCTACCAGCGGCTTTCGCTGCTGCTAAAACCATAGCACTAACTATGTATACTGTGTTCTTCCGTGGCTTTGGGAGATTGATTATATCTCCGTAGTGTACCTCACAAATACCATCGTCATTAAACGATGAGAAGGTATTGGATACACGTGCTATGCCACGTGAGGCATATGCCGTTCCGTCGTTAAGATTTATTACGTGCGGAGTCAAATTTATAAAATCTGTCATAATTAATTAATATTGATTTAGTTATACTTAAGATAAGCAGTTTATACTCATGCTTAGGAGTTGATTGTTTAACCGTAAATCTCTTTCATTACATCTTTAGAAAGATGCACCTCCTTAGGAGGGTCTGGAAGTCTCTTTACTTTGAATTGGTCGTCTTCACATATAGTGAAGATCTCCACAAATATACATATCATGAACAAGAATGCCATAAATGGCATCTGCCATACGAATATGCTCCCGAAAGTGAGAGCGATAAGGCAGAGAAGGATGATAACGTAAAGAACTGATGATATTGTTTTCATGATAATATTAAAATTGATTATACGTGTTTGGTAAGCAGTTTTACATCATGCTTAGGATGTGACGAGCCTTAAAGCTCGTCGAGAGAGAGTTCCGTGGACACTGTTGCCTTATATATTTCAAGCTCTGCCACGTAGTCGTTCTCTGTATGCACCTTGCATACAAATTCAGAATCAACCTCGAGCTTATTAAAATCTATATCTTTTGCTACAAAGGCAGTTTTGTAGCGGTCAAAGATGCCCATTTTGGTGTATATCGCAGATAATATCTGTGATATAGCATTAGCCTCATAGGGTAGCTTCCATGCCCTCACGTCGGCCTCAGCTATTTTGTCATACTTAGTGTTTACTTTCTTACTTGCAATAAATTTCTTCATGATTAATATTGATTTAATGGTTATACGTGTTTGGTAAGCAGTTTAGACACTTGCTTAGGTGTTTAGAGACTACTTATCCAAGAAAATCCAAATCAAGCATATCTGGTATTGCCCTACAATAACGCAGTTCGCTGAATTGGTTGTATACAATCACAGCGGATTCATCACTTAAGTCATTATAGTTCATCTTAAACTTGATTAGGGTATCTATACAAGTCTTGGATGCCTCCTTCGAAACGAAGGAGATACGAATATACCCCTTACCAAGGGTATAGCTTTCAACTCCGTAAATTTGTATTGAATAATATGTCATAATAGTTATAAACTAAAAGAGGTTTTTCTGTTGCCAAGAAAACCTCAAAACTCCGCCTAGGCTCTTTTTATGAGCACATCGTTGGCATAAACCGCAGCCCCTATTAGGTTACTGTCTAAAAAGTCTATATCTTTATAGGCTTTTAGCGCATCATCTAAAGTGGCATACGTGGAGGCTATCTCCCCAAGGAAGTATTTCTCCACCACAGTAAATTTCGTCGTCATAGTAATATTGTTTTAATGATTAAGTTCCCACTCTGAGTTCTAACCTCAGTACAATAGTTATACTTAAGTGGGAAAAGGCACAGAGTATTACTACTCTATGCCCTATAATGTTACTCCACGATGTCAACCGTGAAGAATGTAGATGTTGCATATGGCTTTGTGATGTCAAAGCTGTGGGTCATACCCGTACGCTTATCTTTCACCTCAATAGTTTTGCCGGCTAATGCCACAAACGCGTCCTGGAGTTTACCGTGTTTACGGAACTCCGCACTTGCAGTTCCGTCGCACATGCCCCAGTCGCCAGTGGCATTGCCATTCTCGTCTACGAGTGGCAAGCGCCTGTTGAATACAGACGCCCCCACATTTTTATATTCTTTCTTATTTTCCGCGGTTGTCACCTCCAACCGCAGATACTGGTACTTAGTACTAGAACCAGTAATTGGTGTTTTATACACCTTAAATGGAGGTGTTGGAATTGTAAATTTATCCCCCACTTCAAGTGGGGAATTGAATTCACGGTTGCTACCGTCAAAGACGGCAGCAACCACGCCACCTTGAGCCTTGATAGATTTTTCATACTCTTCGTTACTAAAATTACTCATAATAAATACTTAGATTTAAATTGTTAAACTGACTACTGTTAGTTATACTGCGAAGCAGTAGTAGTCGCCTGTTCCGCTAGGATAACGTCCTGTATTATACAGATTGAATGGGGTTGTTAAGTTTAGGTCTGGTTGAATGGTGTTGTATCCAACGTAAGGGTAAGGCAGGATGTCGGATGCAGGATGTCAGTAGCAGTGAATCGGATGCAGGATGTCGGATGCAGGATGTCTATGTAATGGTAGGGCAGGATGTCGGCAGCAGGTTCACCCATTGTTTCGGGTGAAAAAAAAGAGGGCAGTAAGTCGTTAGCTCACTGCCCTCTTTTTTCACTTTGTTGCCGGCTTGTCATCCTTTAACTCAAGGACGGCGACCGTTCCGGCATAGCGGCCACCGTCCTTTTTCATGAACACCCCATTTATTGGTGTGTTCACGAAAGTTCTGCCGACCAGTTTGCTCAACCGGTCGGCAGCCTCGCCAAGTGTTCTGCACCCGGCGAGTATTTCCTTTAGACCCTTGTTCGGGTCTAAAGTGACAATTGCCCCCGAAGGAGCAATCATAATCCTTAGCCTCAACAGGCTGCTGAGGCTAAGGACAAATTCGGCCTCGGCCTTCTTGGCCTTGGCCTTGTTCAGGGCCACGGAGAAGCCCAAATAGACCTCTCCGTGGCCTTTGTTGAAGTCACTCTCCGCCACTTCGACGGAGAGTAACACTAACTCCCCGGCAGGGGTACCCCCACCGAAGAGTCTCTCATCTCTGAATCCACTCATGATTTATTTTTTTAATGTTGAACAATCAAGCTCATATTTTGTATTATGGGTGAATGGGTTGGGAAACGATGCAGCGACCGAAGCGAGGCACGAGCAAGGAAGCAAATCGGTTTCCAAACCAAAGCCCCGGGGGATTGAATGGGGTTGTCTCCTCCCTCGCCCGTAGTAGACTCTACTCCTCCCCTAGCAATAACAAACATCTCCTCGCCCACCAATATAAAAGATGGGGGGGGGGCTATAAAAATCGCCTTCAAAAAATAAAAATAAAAATTTGTTAAAATAAAACTGAAAATTTAGAAGTGAGTTATATTAGATTTACTAAAAAGAAATACAAAATGATTTTGAACAAGAATTTTTTGAATACAATTGAAAAAGCATTTAAAGATGATATTCAGAGTGAACATCAAGTAATTGAAACACCTAATTATCAGATAGAATTTACAGTAATTCCAGCAGATGATAATACAGTAATTATTAAAGCTGTAAAAGAAGAGAATAAAGATAAAGAAAAACTTAATGATTTTATCTCTAAATTTTCAGAATCTCAGTTCCAACTTCTTATGGATACTTTCCAAGAAGTAACTGGAAAATCTCTATCAACTATCAATGATTGTTATAGACAAGGCAGATATGATGAAGTATATCAACTACTTCAACTTGTTCTTAAATATAACATTGAGAAACTACAAGAATTCTTACATTAATGTAAATAAGTTAGTCATTTGACTAACGCCTTAATAATGGGAGGTGATGGACCCATTATTAAGGTTTATACTAGGGTATGGCGTAATCGGCAGCGCAGGAGACTCTAAATCTCTTAGTCTAGGTTCGAGTCCTAGTACCCTAACTATGGTATATTTTAAATATAAAGATAAAGTTTATGAAACTCCTAATATAGAAAAGAAACTTAGGAGAATGAAAATCTCTATAAATGATATACAGATTTTAGATATTTCAAAACCTAAATCTAAAAAACAGATTTATTTTGAAGATACAGAACCAGATAATTCCATTATTAAACATCATTTTAAATTACCAAATGGATTTACTATTACTTCCATTTACGATAATTTAAACCATCTAAACATTACTAATTATGAAAGAATAGACTAATGTATATAATAAATATTATTTGAAATCCTGTTATAATAAAATAATTGAAGATATTAAAAATATTAGAGATATTACAGAGAAATACAACTCTTTAGATAATCAAGATTATCTCAATTTCTTAGATACTTTAAATGAATTATCAATAGATCAAGATAGAAAGTAAAATATTTTTCAGTTTTCATTTTAACTAAATAAGCCCGAAGTCTACATATTATTGTAGAATTTCGGGCTTTATTATTTTTTTATTATTTTATAAAATAAGATTCACGAGTTTCACTATCTGGATTAGTATTAGGGAACTATCTTAAAATATAATCTGATCCAACAGCGATTGGAAATTTTATTCACCAGATTATATTTTATCATCTATTTAAATATAACTTACCGTACTATATTCCATTTAACCTTCTCAACCATCCTTTACCATAAGTCGAAAACTGTCGTAATCCTCTAATAAAAGATTCTCTCAATTTCCACAAATTAGTAAATAGAAGTTTGCCATCTAATGAATTTATTTTACTTATTGTTTTAGGGCCAACTACTCCATCTGGATTTAGTCCTAAATATTTCTATACTTTAGTAATTCCATGACTTCCTGAACACCATAACCAATCTACTACTAAATAGGCTACCCATTCATCTTTAATATCATCTGCTTTCCATTTATTCCAGAAATACTTTTTAAATATGTATTCCCACTATTGTAAAGTCATATTCTTTAAATCTGTTACAGATTTATCTTTACCGAACACGGCTCTGAAAGTCCCAATAGTAATTCCTTTATTAGTAGCACCACCTCTATCTCTAGGGTCGTTTACAAATCCACCTTCCCAAGATCTTATAAATCTTGCTAATGTATCCAATCTACTCATTACTACTATTTAAAATTAAAATTTACATCATCTCTATCATCTCTCCTATTTGGAGTATTAGGACGTTTCCATATATTAGTAATACTGTCTACTCCTAATAATGCTGTAGATCCTATTATTACAGAATCTACCATTACAGGAGCTTGTATTTCCATTAAGGTACAGTAAATTAATATTCCCATACATATTATCCATCCCAATACTCCGCATACTCTCTTAGAACTAATAGAATTAGCCTAAGCTAGAAATATACTTTTAATTACCTCCTTTATTGTCATTTTGTTTATTCTAAACTCCTATAGTTACTGGAGCAGCGGCTGTTGGCATATACTTTAAGGCATACCTAAATTTTCTTAACCAAGAAACTAAAGAAGCGCCATAAGCGGTTCTTCTAAGAAGCTCTTTAATATAGTCTCCTGCATATCCATTTATAGGCTTTCTTGCATACAAGTCTAAAAGCTCTTGGTCAGACATTCCGTCTATATATTTATTCATTTCTTGAAGCGAAATATCATCTTTTCCTAAGAGTTTCTACAGCTTTCTGTAAATTACTCCCTAATATTCCTTATTAGTAGCTCCTTTTTCTATAGCCTGTGTTGAAAAAGAATTACCTAATTGCTATGTTAGACTTGAAGGGTACACTTTATCTAAAAGATTTTTCTAACGTTCTGTATAAGGATTTACCTCAAATTGATAGGAATGTTCCGTTTCATGTAATATATTACTTTGTAATCTGTTAGGGCTAACTTTTAAGTTTTCGTTTATATATATAGTTCTAGGAGTACTGTTAGAATAAAATCCTCCAGAAGTTTTATAAAGATCATCAAATTGATTAATACTTGGAAATTGAGAATATTTTTTTATGGTAGGAGCAGGCATATTTTTTATTCTGGTAAACGTCTGTCCTAAATCATATACTTCTGGATTGTCTGTCTATCCGGTTTTTAAATATTTTTTTACTTCTTTCGCCATTTCGGGAGAATACCATCCTTCCAAATTTCTATCTGCATTTAATCTAATATTTCCCATAACACTATTTGCAGGTTCTCCGTAAACTTTGAAAGAAAATTCCTTAGGTGCTTGTCTTTTCTCAGGCAAATTATTTAAAAAAACAACGTTCTAGTTAATAGTAGGTTTTGCAGACAAAGCAGCTGTATTCTTAGCCCAACTGCTAGTAGCTTCGTTTAATAAACTATTTCTCGCCCAGTGAGCTGCAGCATTCTATCCAGTTTTAGTTAAGCCTAATTTAACTAATCCTTCTCCAAGTTTATAAGCTCCATTTCCAACTACTAAACCTTCTAATGTATAATCAGGTTTTAGACTAGATTCATTAGGAGCTAATTCTGTAGTATTAGTGTTTGACATATTGCCATTAACGTCTACGGCTATCCCCGGTCTATTCACACTTAGTTTAATGCGCTCATCTCCATGATTTCTAAGTTTACCTTCAGAATCTTCAAAAGTTGCTTGCTGAGCAGAATATGTTTTCTGAACAGCATTATTCTATTTTCTTTGCTATACAGAATAATCTTCAGAACTATTTGGAAGAGTGCTCCTAAATTCTCCAGTTTTAGTATTTCTATATCCCTAATTACCATTAACATCTTTATCTTTAATCCAAGTATTATCTATACGAGGAGCTGTAACAGTTATTTCTGGAAAGTCTACTGTTACAGGCTTACCACTATTTACTGTATTAAGTACATCATTATAATTCGATGGGCGTACTCTATAACCATTAAATACTATTCCACCAATTTGTTTTTTAGGAATTAAGTTCATGCTATTTTATAATTTATTTTTCCAGATTAACCAAATTATAATTTACCACCTAATGCTTTTTTCTTTGTAAATCCAAATGAATGTGGTTGGTAATCTAATGATGAGGCATCTGCTGGTTTAACATAAGGGTGTAACCATTTTAGTTCAAGTAACTGTTCGTCAGGATTGCCATAGAACAAATAGTGTCTAAAGTTAATATCGTCCGGCAGTCGATTAGCTACAATGCCAGCACCGGCATTTGCTTGGGCATCAAGAAATGTAGGTGAAACAGGTTTATATTTAGTTACTACTTTTCCTTTTCTTGTAATTGCTGTACCTCCATCAACCCTTTCCTTCCTAAGTCTTCCTTCGCCGGGTTTATAAACATATGGTTCATCTGTTGTTGTGTAGAAAATATTATCGGGTTGTCTTCTAAAACGAAAGTCATTAGCTGCCAACTTTTCAGACCTGCTTGCTTTTTCAATTATAGGTCTTTGAAGAATACCTACATAACCTCCATTATCTGTATAAAGTTTAGATAAATCAATGGAATTTGAGGTATAAAGCACAGAATTTCTACTTGGATTACCTCCTGAGTTAAGAGCACTTGGCACATGAGGGTGAGTTAAGGTATATTCGGCAATTTGTTGATCTGTCCAACTATCAGGAAAATTATAATATTTTCTTGCTTCATAAGTAGAAACACCTCTTGTAAAAGTATTATGCTGTTTAACAAGTTGGTTTGTTAGTCTATCTAAATTTTTATCATCAAAAATTAATCCGATCTTAGGCTTGTACTCATTATACCCATATCTTTTAATAAAGGCGTTAATGTTACGGTAGTCCTTCACATTTGTATACAAATGTGCTGCTGGTTTTGCTGCTAACCCTGCCATAGGTACTGCAAAATCCAAGGCAAGGTTGGCATAAGGACTGTCAAACACTCCCTTATTACCCATTACAAATGAATTACCTACGTCTTTCCATGTCTTTTTGCCCCTTAATGCGTCATAAGCATCTCCTGCCAGTCTCAAGTTTTGACTTACTGAACCTCTGTTAAGCAATCCAAGGGTGACAATATTAGCAAAGTCCATGAAACCATTTGGGTCATAATAGCTCCTGTAATTCCTTGGGTCACTGGCTGTCACAGTGGTATCAGGCAATGTCACCTCCAAGGGCTTGCCACTATTAACAGTATTTAATACAGCTTCATAGTCAGATGGAGCAACGTGATAATTATTTACGGTTACTCCAGTATCAGTCGATTTATTCTAATTTTTAGGAATTAATTTCATGTCATTTTATTTAATATTTTATGTAGTGAAGTTCCCTATGCGTCAGCATAAGCATCCTATCCACTCTTTAGATAATTAAGCATACTCTAAGGTCTAAACCACAATCCATACATTATCTATCCTTTAGACAAACCTTTTGTTCCATATTTATTTATATAAGGTTGTACTAAATTAGCTAAATAGTCATAGTATCTAGAAGCTCCCTATATCTACTACTGAGCAGTACTTCCATAACCAAACCGCTATTTAGTAGAATTAATAAATCCAAATAACCCAGAAGCACTTGATTTAGGATTCTTAGCATTTATCCTAAATCCAGATTCATTATGAGCAATCTTAGTAAGAATATCTGCTTTAGAAGAATCTGGAACCATACTCCTAATTAATTGTGGGACAGTTCCAGTATAAGAACTTTTATTATTCTTGTAGAACTAATCTTCTTTATTATAAGAATCTAATAAAGAAGGTACATCTAAATCATTTAAATCTAACAAATCTGATACATCATCTGAAGTAGAATCATCAATTTCATCTATATTCTAATTTAGATCTATATCAGTATCTGGCTGGTTTAATATAGAATCTCGATATTCCCATATATTATCTGGATTTATATTTATATTATATGTATTTTCATTACTAGCTAATGTATCTTCAAATTTAAATCCATTAGCCCCATATCTAATAAGATTCTTTCTCCAATTTACTAAAGCTGCTTGGTCTGGTCCAAAATGCCAATTAGCTCCAGTAGCTCCATATTTCTTCTTATCTGAATCAGATACTTCTTCAATAATTCCCCATCCTTTAGCATTCATCCAATCTCTAATATTTTTATTAGAGTAAATTTCTTTACGTAAATCTTCAAATGTTTTACCATCAGTAGGAACTATATCATAAGCACCACCTTTTATGGAATGGTTAGATTTCTTACCTGTATTAGTCTTAGCTCCCGGCCTATATCCAGAAGTTATCTTGGCATTAATTCCCTCTCTTCTAAGTAATTCTGGAAATGATATATCTGTAATAGAAGCAGGCTGTTTAGGAATAGAATCTAACTATCTACTCTTTATATCTGCAGCAGCAGATTTTAATTTAGATAAAATATCTTCAGCTTTAATTATCGGCTATTCAAATATTATATCTGAACCATCATTTAAATCTGCTGTAACAAATGGATCTTCGAGTTTATAATCTACATATTCTGTCGGGGAATAAGTTGCTAAATTCTATGCATAATTAATCATATGGTTTAATGTTTATTTTATGTTGGTATAACCATTTTAGTGAATAGGTATCTGATAGTAAATCGTTGTGCAACTTTCTATGACAATTACAACAAAGTAAACAGCATTTATTAAGTTCAGATATTAATTCCTATTTACTATACTTATGTTCATTTACACTTCTTAAAGAGAATAATTTATCTTTAGAATTTATATGGTGAAATTCTAAACAACAATCTGCATCCTCACCACATATTATACATTTATGAGTATGTTTGTAATTCTTTAAGAAATTGCTAAAAGGTTTTGTCATTATTTTCCTAATAGGGTAGATAAAATAGAATCCGATTTAGTACTATATTTTACAGGAGTTTCGTCAACAAATGTAACAATTCCCGCGTTTGGATATAACCACGTAGGTTTAGTAGCAGCTGTCATCATTTTTCCGGAAATAGTATATGGATTCCAATCCCATCTATCACTGCTTCTTGCAATATTATTATTAAATTTAATTCTAAAATGATTAACATCTATTACTGGAGTTTCGTTATCAGTATCATACATATTCTCAGAATCGGCGGGCTACATAGTGCCTTTAAGATTTCTATCAGCAATAATAGAATCGGCAGGATATATTTTACCCCGATAAACGTTGTCTAACTATTCACCGTTAAAGAATAAAGGTTTGTTATATTTCTAGAAACCCCCATTACCATATAATACCTACTTTAAAGGATTCTAATTACCTATAGCGGCCCTCTAAGAATCATTAGCTTTAGAAAATCCGCTATATCTAGGATCATGCAGAGCCTTACCAAAAAATGATAGAGGTCCACTAAACAAACTTGCTAAACCTCCACTATTTTCTCCCACAAAATCAGCAGCTCCTTTTGTAAAAGTTCCTCCAGTTACTACGTTATCTAAGTCTTGTGCTACTTTAGTTACTTTAATAAGGTTTCTTGCATTATTGATTCTTCTACCAGATAGACTTACATCGAATACTTTAGGATTCTTTTTGAAAAGATTAAATGTCTTATTTGCAACTAAATGTCCTACTCTCATAGGTATTGCAATACCATTTCTTACTATTTTTCCAGGAATTTTGGCAACTTGTACAGCCTTCTTGGTTTTATTTGTAGCAGATAACAGATTCTCAGTTCTTTTTACTAGTTTGCCCACTTTGCCCAATTTACCCATTTTCCCAACTACAGGTAAAGCTCCTAGTACTTCTATACCAGCATTTACCCAAGTTCCGGGATCGGAATCGATATGTTTAACTGCAGTATAGGCATCTTTCCAAGATGTTATACCTGTTGGATCTAATAATTTTACAACATCGATAGCTAATTCTTTAGAATTATCAAGCAAGGCTTTCACTCTACTAGGCATTGTTATTCGGAATTAAAGTAATTAATGGCAAATTATGTTCTTTGTTATAAGCATTTATTATCTATTTATCTTTATTTCTATTTCTGTTTATTTCTACATTATAGAAAGCGGGTCTAGTATTATAGTTCTTCTTTTTTAATCCCTACTTAAATTGATTAAAATTCTATACATTCTAAAGATTTCTATACCTACCAGTAGTTAAACTGTCTGTAGCATTTTTAATCCACTTATCTAAAGAAGTTGCTCTTTTACCAAATGAGTAATATTTATTCGGTCTACTATCTTCTACGAGAGATAAATGAGCTGTGTCAAATGCCGCCTAAGCTGGTATTCCATTGTCCAACAATCCCAAATATCTCTAAAGTATTCCACCATTCTAATGTTTCCATTTCCTAGCGTTCTCAGCAAATACAGCTCTCTTTACTAATGTAGAATTGCCGCTAGCCTTGGCTCTCTAAATACAAGCATCTGTAACTTTACCTCCACAGTAAGAAGTAAATTTACCTTCATTCTTTTTCTTTATATGAATAGGGTCTGTCTTTCCACCCTATTTATACTAAATAAGATTGATTAGATTTATATTCATTAGTTGAAAAATTAATTATTATTTATATAATTATCTTAGATTGTTTATAATTATCTATTTTGGATTTAAAAAAATCTGCCAATATACAATATGTAATATGTATATTAAAAAATTAATTTTGTCTAAATTAAATTTACTGATACATTTAATTGAATCAAATGTTTTAATTATACATTACCATGAGAAATGATTTTAAATATTTTAAAATTTTGTTTAAACTATGTGTGGGAAAAATTAGATTAGCTACCACCGCATATTAAAACGTATATCTTTATATCTTTAATATCCATTTGTATTGGATGGGGAGTATTGTATATACAAGATTAGAGATTTAAATTTTACAGCCAGTAGAGTAAAGAAATGTATTAGATAGAAGAGAGAGAATAGGAAGAGTATACTCTCAGAATGTCCGACTATATAAATACTGCTTTACTTGAAATTGCTGAAAGAGATGGTGAAACCTATGATGTGGTATTATTACAATATCATAACACTAAGAAAACTTTACAAGGATTAAGTTACATATATTTAGACTGCTATACAGAATATAAATCAGAACCATCAAGAATATCTGCTAAGAAATTCTTTAAAGATCTAGATTATGTAACTTATCTGGATGAATTACAAACTATATATCAATCTTCATTTGTAAGATGTAATAGTATGGAGGAATTTAAGAATAAATTTCCAAGATTATATTATGATGCTTTTAGATATTTAGACAATAAGGCATTAGCTATTTATCCATTGAAAGGTGTTCACGGATATTTAGGAATGATTGTATTACTATATGACAAACCTAGAAAATACTATGATGGATATACCGAAAAGGTAATAACACCAAGTGCTGAATAGTTATGTGCTATCTTAGATTATAATAATGTATCAAGAAAATAATTTTATGCTCTATGGATAATGAATATGATAAAAGAAATGGTAATGTAGTTTTTAAAGAGGATTCTCATAAATATTGGGATTTAACAAATCCTACAGCTCCCTTTATTTCTGTGACTACTCTTATTGAAAGATTTGCTCAGCCTTTTAATAAGGAATTTTGGTCTATGTATAAGGCTTTAGAAAAACTAATCCCAAAAGAAGATTGGAAAACAGTTTCTAAACCATTAAGAGATTCGATGAAGATTCCAGATGATATTTATAATATGTATGACTTTACCAAAGAAGATGTAATTAAAGTTCAACAAGATATTCTAGATGAGTGGCAAAAAACTAATCAAGAATCTTGTGAAAGGGGTACTAAGATTCATGCTGAATTGGAGAACTCTTTTTATAAAATGGGAGCTAATTGCAATCTTCAGAAGTTTGGTATCGGAGGTAAATTTATCTGTGATAAAGGTAGAACAACCTTAGACTTAGAAGATGGAGTATATCCAGAATACCTTATTAGTAGGGTTTCTGAAGACGGAGTCTTAAGACTTGCTGGACAGATTGACCTCCTAGTAAAGAAAGGACACCATTACGTAATCATAGACCACAAAGGTCTTCCTTTAGATACTCCCATTTTAACTTCTAAGGGATGGTCTACAATGGAAGATTTAAAAGTTGGAGACAAAGTGTTTGATAAAGATGGAAATTTATGTAATGTTACAGTCAAGTCTGAAGTACATCATAATCCCTGTTACAGAATTAAATTTGACAATCACGAAAGTATAGTTGCAGACGTAGATCATAGATGGTTAGTCTCATTTAAATTGCAAAAGCCTACCAAAGAAAATCCTGATGGATACAAACATCGGGTTATGACAACTTTAGATATAAAAATGTATCTAGATGCTATAGAAAAAAGAACCTCTTACAATATTCCGAAAATATTAAATGCCAAACCTTTAAATTTACCAAAAACTGATTTACCTATAGACCCTTATGTTTTGGGGGCTTGGTTAGGCGATGGTTCTAAAGCCTGTGGAGTGATAACTCAAGCAAAAGATTCAAAACTTTGGGAAATTGTTAAACAAAGGGGCTTTGAACTTGGACCCAATTTAAATCACTCAGAAGAACGAAAAAATGTAGAACAGAGGACGGTATATGGGTTACAACCTCTGTTAAAAAAGTTAGGGGTTTTAAACAATAAACACATTCCAGATATTTATTTATTAGCTTCTTATGAAGATAGATTACAGTTATTACGTGGACTGATGGACACTGATGGATATTTTCATCCAAAACGTAAAAGATATGTTATGACTACTTCATTTGATTGGCAAATGGTGGGAATGAAGCAACTTCTATCTTCTTTGGGGTGTAAAGTTTCTGTGTTTAGAGAGATACATAAATGTGATGGAAAAGAATTTCCCGGATGGAATATTAATTTTACTACAAATAACTTTAACCCCTTCCTATGTAGGAATATGGAAATAAAAAATCCATCTATTAAGAATAATAACGGATTTAGAAATATTGAATCTGTAGAAGAGGTGGAAACAGTACCAACGCAATGTATTGCGGTAGACAGTCCTTCACACACATATTTATGTACCCACTCTTTAATAGTAACTCACAATACTAATTCAAAAATAGAGAAGAAGGGTTATTTTAATAGTAAAACTAAGTCATCTGCTAAGATGAAGTTCCCATTAAACTCCCTTGAGGATTCTAATTATTGGCATTATAATCTACAGCTATCTACCTACGCGTGGATGATACAGAAATTAGATCCAGAAGCAGTTATAGATGATTTAATTCTTAACTGGTATCCACATGAAGGAGGCAATCAACAATTTCATTTGGAGTATTTAAAGAAGGAAGTAGTTAAAATGTTATCTTATTACAAGAAACAATTACTACATCAAATACAAGAAGCTAAATATAAAGAAATAGAATACTGATTATGGGACTGACAGATTTGTTAAATCAAGGAAAGGATATTGTTGAGGGACATATTAACGAAGTTCTGGGACTTAATAAAGATATTAGTGCAGAACGTATGAAGATATGTTCCACTTGTCCATTATTTAAAAATATATTTGGAGGAATATGTAATCCAAAGCTTTGGCTTAATCCTCAGACTATGGAAATAAGCAATAAGCGCAAGGATGGGTACTATAAAGGGTGTGGATGTTTAATACCACAGAAAACAAAATTGGTGTATGCGTGCTGCCCTGCTCACAGATGGTAATTATTAATAAAATATAGAAATATGTAGTGTAAAATTGAAGGATGTACTAATAAGGTACTTGCTAATGGATTATCAAAACTAAATATATAGGAAGGTATAAAAAACTTGAAGATGCGATAGAAGCTCGTAATAAAGCAGCTAAAAAGTATTATGGAGAATTTGCCTTTGAAAATGGGGCACATACTTAAAGGAGTTTTTAACTATATCTTTAATAAGAATAAGAATATAGCATAGAAAAGATATTTAATTTGTAACAAATGTAAGGACAGATTAGTTCTTGATGATACTGAATATTGCAATATATGTGGCTGTTTAATAAAATTAAAAACTACAGTTCCTGAAGAAAACTGCCCTGCTCATAGATGGTAAATATATAAAATAGATAATATATTTTTAACTATATCAATCAATACTAAGATAATATAAATTAATAACAGATAATATGTTTAATGTTTAAAATGTTTTATGAATTATGCCTACAGTAAATGGTAAACAAGTACATATGCAAGATGCTTCTGCACTGCATATAGCAAATCAAATTTCTCAAAATGGAGATATTTATGCAGATGATAAGATGTTAGATTAGATGGCTAACAATGATAAGAGATAGAAACTCTAGCAGATGATTAATGATAAAAAAGAGTCTCTTGATAAGCATGAAGATTTACTTAAACAGTATCATTAGAGTATGGTATCAGACTTAAACTAGTGTGAGATAAAACCTACGTATTCTAACGTTTTAATTAAACCATTTGATTCAAATCCGTTCCAACAAATTAAACGTGTTGGAGCACTTATAGTAGATACTGGAGGTTATACTCCAGAATATAAATCTAATGATACTGGTGAATGGGAGGAGCAAGAACAAGCTATTGCAGTAGCTACTGTAATAGAAGTTGGCCCTGAATGTAAAAATGTAAAGCCCGGAGATGCTATTTTTTATTCTAAAATCTCTGCAATACCAATACCTTTTTATAAATAGGGGTTCTATTCTATTAATGAACATTCTATTCTACAAATGGTAAATGTAGGTTTAACTGAAAGATTTAAAAATTATGATGGAAGAAAATAAGATTTATTTTATGCCTGGAGATTTGGTATAGTTAAGGTAGGATATACCAAATAAACCAGTAATGTTAGTGGTAAAGAAAGAAACATATATCTTTAAGAATAAAGATGATAAAGAACCTTACCTTAAAGGAATTAAATGTAGATGGTTTACAACCGATGGTTAGTTACAAGAAGCTGTATTTAACACTAAAGATTTAATTAAATTATGAGTACTTTTAGAGACTTGTGGAAATAGCATAGAGCTGCGGGAGATTCTATGTTTACCTACAATGGACATTCTTATAATACTCTTAAGAAGGGTGAGAAAATGTCTGATTGGAGTAAAATTTTAAGAGCTGGACAATTAGATTAGTATAATAATTATATTAATAATACTAATCTAAATGCGAATTAGGCTACTGGAAAATTAATGGATATGTCCTACAATTATAAGAATCAGGTTGCCGGATAGCCAGTATCTAATATTCCTCTGGAAGCTGCATCAGTTTTTGGTACAGGTACTGATTAGAATGGCTAGCCAATCTCTTCACAACCTATCTCACGTGCTTAGGATATTTAGATTGAACCTGTCCCACTTCCTGCCCAAACTGCTCCAATTCCTTTTAATAGAAGTAAAATAAGAAGGTGGATTAAAGTGAATCTTGGAATAAACCCATACAGTCTTACTGGAGATTAGAGGAGAGCTATCAGAATGGTAGCTAATGGTACTGCGGATTCAAATGATATATCTTTATATAATTAGATAAAAAATACTTATAAACTGACAGATGGTTCACAATGGTTTAAAAATGGAGGTATGATTAATTATTATCAATAGGGAGGCCAAGCCCAAGAAGACCCAACATAGAAAATAGTTGCTTTAGTACAGGCTGCACAACAGGGTGATAAACAAGCTATTCAAGCTCTCCAACAAGTTGAACAGGCGGCTAAACAAGGTGACAAACAAGCTATGCAAATTATGCAAATTGTTTAGCAGATAATGGAACAGTAGAATTAGGCACAGGCTGCTAAACATGGTGCCAAACTTAATTATCTTGCATCTTTACGTGGTATCTGCCCTGAAGGTTCTCACACAGAATATTTTAAGGCAGGTGGTTAGATTTGCAGAAAGTGTATTAAAGATGCTGAAGAAAATGCCCAAAAAGCTGTAAAGAAGAATAAGATGGCCTGTGGTGGTGCTACTAAGGCTGTGAATACTATCAAGGCTGAGATGGGAATTAAAGCTGCTATGGATAAGTGTGGTGGTAAGGCAAAGAAAAAGAAATAAGTAATAGTATTAAATAAAATAACTAATGCTAAGAGTTTTTCAATATAATTCTGCTACAGGGAAAGTAGAATTGGAAGATGGAAACTTACTTTTAATTAAGGAGTTTCGTGATTTAATGGATGATAATAGGAATAAATGTAAATAGGATCCTACAGGCAAGAAACATTTGAGAGCTTTTAGAGAATTTACTTACATTTGGTTAGCTATAGATTGGAACAGTCTATATAAAGATTATACGATACAAGAACGGCATTAGGAAGCCTTAAAGGATGGGGAAATTACTGAAGAAGAATGGAACGACCCAACTTTTAGGGCTGCTTGTCGTAAATATAAAGAATTACAAAATAGCAGTAGAGCTATAAAAATATTACACGCTTCTGAAAAAGCTGTAGATAGAATTACAGATTATTTTAATAATATAGATCCCCAAGAAAGAGATGAATAGACAGGTAAACCTATTTGGAAAGTAAAGGATTTGTAGACAGAGATTTCTAATATTCCTAAACTACTGGAAGAGCTTTAGACTATGGAGCAGTTGGTTAAGAAGGAAATTATGGAACAATCTAAAACTTATGGAGGAATAGGTTAGGGATTCGAACCTAAAAACTTTTAAGCCATGCCTATACGTAGTAATAAAATTACTAAGACTAAAGCTAATCCTAGAAACAAGGCTTTAGAAAAATAGGTAAAAGATATTCTAGCTAAACCAAAACCTACTCCTAAAAAATATATATCCAAGACTCTTCAAGCTAAAAATGATCTTGCTATAGAAAATGCTACTATTAAAGATATTATAGATGAAGAGAAATTGAAGGAATAGAAAGAGCTTGATGCAGTAGTATAGAAAGCTAAGGAAGCAGTTGTTTCTGAAAAAGTAAATTTAGATGTATGGGACTTTGATAATACTCTTACCAATATTCCGTATTTTGATTTACATTGTACTTATCAAGCTAGTGGTTATAGACCTATAGATAAAACACATGGTTTATCTTTTAGGCCAGAATGGTTTACTGAAGCTAGAGATCGTTACTTAAATACAGGTCATTACTGTTAGTTTGTATAGGGTTCTAAACTATACAATTAGTTTTGGGAATAGGAATATAAAAGATGTAGAGAAGGTCTTACAGTAAATGGTTATACAGTTACTGGCCCTAACTACTTCTTCTTGAATTACTTCAGATTGGATGATAACAGAGTAAAGAAATCTGGTGCCGGTAGAGATACTATCTTTCCAAGATTTAAAGTTTACTAGTATGAGTTTTTCCATTATTATGAACTTTGTAGAATTTATGGATGGAATTGTTCAATGTTAAAGAATCGTGGTTGTGGTTTCTCATTTATGATTGCATCTATTCTTGATGGAACATATAGCTGTTATAGAAATAGTAACTGTGTTATCAGTGCTTATCTACAGAGTTATGTAGATGATACTATGGATAAGGTTACTATGGGATTGGATTTCTTGAACGAACATTCAGATGGGGGATTCTTCAAGGCTAGATAGGTTGAGAATAATTCACAAACAAGAAAAGCATCTTACTATTTAATAATAGATGGTCAGAAAACAGAAGTAGGATTTAAGTCTAAAATATCAGGTAAGGTAGCTGATAACTCACGTAAAGTGAGAGGTGATCGTACTAATGTACTGGTACAAGAGGAAGCAGGTTCTAATCCTATACTAGAAGAATCTGTAATCAAGGGTGAAGAGCTGGTAAGGCCTGGAGGTAACCGCATAGGTGTCCAAATAATAGGCGGCACGGGTGGTGATATACAAGGAGCTGATGGATTGCGCAAAATCTATGAAGATCCTACTACTTATAATGTACTACCATTTAGACACAATTATACTCCAGACCATGAATATGTATTATCTAACTTCTTTATACCTGCCTATAAAACCTTAGATTTACCTGAATTTATTGATGAAAGAGGATGGTGTGATGAAGATAAAGCTAAAGACTACTATAATAAATAGAGAGACTTAAAAGCTAAAACTCCATCTGCTTTATTAAAGTATTGTGCAGAGCAATGTTTTACTGCTGAAGAAGCCCTTTCATTGGAGGGTAATAATAAATTTAACAGAACTCTCTTAGCTAATTAGATAGCTTATATTAGAACTCATAGAGACCAAACTGTTACTGACAATGAGGGTAAAGAACATCCGGCAGTTCCTAAGATATAGAACGGAGAACTTAAATTTATATATAAGAACAATTCTGATGGAATAAAGTTATCTAATATTGTTAGAGTAGATTTTATTCCAGGAGATTCTGGATAGGTCCATGTTCTAGAACCTCCTGTGGATTAGGATTTTGTAGGTTTATATACAGCAGGTATTGATGCTATTGATATTGGTTAGGAACAAACTTCTGACGCCACAGTAGACCCCTCAAAATTCTGTATTATTATATATAAAAGAGCCTTTGGTATAGATGCTCCTAAACCAGTAGCTTATTATATGGAAAGACCCGATAAAATTGATAAAGCGTTCTAGACAGCTTTGAAATTAATTTACTGGTATAATGCTAGTACTAATATAGAAGCCACAAGATTATCTTGTTGGAACTATGCTAAATCAAGAGGGTTTGCTAAATATTTTATGTTTAGACCTAGAGCTACTTATATGGACATGAATGCCAGACATTCTAGAACTATAGGAACTCCAGCTACTCCAACTATTATTGATCATCAAAATGATTTAATAGCTGATTATGTTGAAGAGTTTTGTGATTAGATTTGGTTTGTTGAATTATTAAATCAACTTACTAGATATTCTCTAGAACATAAAACTAAATTCGATATGATAGCTGCATTTGCTATGGCTTTACTGGCAGATGAAGAATTAAAAGGAGTTGTTCCTAAAAAAGACAATATTGATGAATCAGAATGGGAGGATGTTGGATATTATATAGATGAAAATGGTATTAGAAGGTTTGGGGTGATTCCAAAGAAATAGCCTCAACAGATTTACAGTTCTTATGGGACTAATCCTAATAATTTTATAAGAAGTAGTGACCCAAGAAAATATGAATGAATTAATTTCTAAAATTAGAAAAATAATTTTTGATTAGTATAAATGTATTTTTAACGGTAAATTAGAGGTGCTGAAAAATTCTTCTGGATATTCTTTAATAATTGGGATTCCGTCAAACGATAAGCCTTCTACGATAAATGTGGATGGGACAGAAGAGGATTTTATTAAATTTATTACAGAAGACTTTAAAATTAATAAACGATATATTTCTGATTTTAGAAAAGTCGAATTAAATAATTATGACTAACGAAGAATACATTTAGTTTACAGATAAAACTATTTCTGAATTAGTATATGATAAATAGGAGTTATAGAAAGCCTATAATTACTATGATGGAATACTAGATGAAGACTAGTATAGATTTCTAGAAGAAGAATATGGTATCGGAAATCCTACTTCTATAGAGTTTGTTCCGTTAATTAAAAAACATGTAGATGCTTTAGTTGGAGAAATATTAGGAACTCCTATATTACCTAAAGTAACTTGTAAGGATTCTGATACTATATCTAAAATTACTAGAGAGAAAGAATTATATATTAATCAAGAAGTATTATAGTTTTTAAACAGAAGACTGTAGAATAAAATGGTTCAATCCCTACAGGATGACAAGAAGATGGTAGATTCTGGAGTACAAGAAGCTATAGATGCCTTAAAAGAAGATTTAGACACCAGCTTTGTTTCTGAGTACGAGGTTGCTGCCCAAAATGTAGTTGAATACATTTTACAGTCTAGAGATTGTGACATAAAGAATAAAATCAGATAGTTGTGTCTGGATATATGTATAACTGGACAAGATTATTTTAGAGCTATTCCTTCAACATCTAATAATAATGTTCATATAGAAATATTTGATCCTAGAAATGTTTTTGTAGAACGTGACCCTAATTCTAATTATGTAAAAGACGGTGTAAGAGCTGTAATACGTAAATGGATGACTAGGTAGGATATTATATCTCAATATGGTAAACAATTATCTAAAGAGGATATAGATGGATTAGATTAGCTTTGGAATGATTTAAGTAGAGAAGTTAATACTTCTACAATAACTGCTGTAGGAGCTGGTCAGACAGTTCCACTTAATGCTAGAAGCACTAAGTAGCACGTTAATGCAGGTTATCCTATTTCTGAAAGAGGTGATGAGATTAATAATCTCATTCCTGTCTATGAAGTAGAATGGATTGAATCTGACACTAAGACATATATCTAGAATAGATATAAGACTGTTAGAATAGGAGAAAATATTTATATAGTAATAGGTAAAGATCCTAATGTAATTAGAAGTTAGTCACATCCTGAGAAGTGTACTTTATCAATTAATGGTGTACAATATACTTAGAGAAATGGACAACCTTATTCTCTAGTACTTGCTTGTGCGGCATTACAAGATAAGTATAATTTACTCTGTTTTTACAGAGATAATCTTATAGCTTCTTCTGGTACTGTTGGAGATATTATCGATATATCCGTACTTCCTAAGTTACTTGGAAATAAACTTCCTGAAAGATTAAAGAAGTGGATTTCTTATAAGAAAGCAGGTGTTGCGTTAATCGATACTTCTCAAGCAGGAAGACTTGAATAGGGTATGGCTTCTCCTAATACTATTTATAATGGATATGATGATACTATTAAAGTTCAAGCTATTCAGGCAATACAATTGGCTATACAATCTGTAGAAGATACAACATCTTCTATTACAGGAGTATTTAGAGAGCGATTAAATGGAATATAGCAAAGAGATGCTGTAACTAATGTACAGACTTCTGTAAATAATTCATTTATAGTTACTAAGAGTTTTACATAGTAGGTTGATACTATTATTGAAGAATTACTATTAGATTCTTTAAATGTAGCTAAAATTGTCTTTAAAAATGGATTGACTGGAACTATTATATTAGGAGATAAACAATCTAGAATATTTACAGCTTTACCTGAATATTTTACTCTTACTGATTACGACATACATATTGTAACTAATTCTGATATAACACGTCAGTTAGAATAGTTAAAATAGATAGTACCTGAATTTGTTAAAGCACAAATTGTACCTCCAGATTTAATTATAGAAGCACTTACTTGTACCAGTCTTACTGATTATAAAATCAAAGTACATAAAGCTATAAAGAAATAGCAAGAAAAGAATGACTAGTTACAACAACTTTCCCAACAACTTCAAGAGGCTTAGCAACAAATGAAGTAGATGCAATCTGAATTATAGAAAGCTTAGACTAAGGTTCAACAACTTAATGAAGCTAAGTTAAAGTTAGAGCAGGAAAAGAATAAAGCTACTATGGAACTTGAGTGGTATAAGGCTAAGACGGATAGGGAATATAAATAGAATTTAATGGATGAACAATCAAAGAGAACTTAGATTGAAATAGACTAGTTACATGATGGGAATCCATATAATGACAAACTTAAACAAGTAACAGGATCATGAGTTGCGGCAATAATTGTAATGTAATAAAACCAATACCATTTAAACCTTTACCAAAATGTCCTCCACCACCTCCATGTGGTAGTCCTTGGGATTATAGAGGGCATTCCTACGGTATTAAAATAGATACAGAATTTGGAGATTGTATATTAACTGAAAACGGAAATCATATAATTACAGAATGAGTTGTTAGTGTACTAAAACCGATAGGGATTACAGAATTACTACTTATGTAGATAAAGACTCTCTGATTCCAATAGTTAGAGAGTATTGTGATTATTGTAATGATCCTTGTAAAAAAGATTCCGCAATATCTGTATCTTCATTTGTAGATCAGTTATATAGAATGTTAAGAAGTAAAGATGACATTGATGTTATCTTGAAGTAGCTTTCTACATTACTTAATAAAACACATTCTATGTCTGTAGAAAATAGATAGCTTATAGAAGAAATCCGAAATGAATTAGATTCGAGATTTCATAGATTATATTTCGTATCAGGCAGTTTTAAAGAAGATGTGTATGATGGGAAGGCTGATAAAACTATTTATATTCCAACAAGTATAAAAGATTTTTCAGATGTTCCTGATTATATTATAACAGATTTTTCTTTAGCTAATGATACTCTTTCTATTGATTAGAATAATGGAATAAGTAAATCTATAGAAATGCCTTATGGTATTTAGAATATTTCATTATCTAATAATGTATTACAGGTTGATTAGAAGAATGGTTCTAAACAACTTACTTTACCTTATAGCATTACAGATTTTTCTATAAGTGGATCTAATATTAACCTTACACAGGCTAATGGATTTTCTGGATCTGTACATATTCCTTCTGCTACAGAACAGGGTGCTGTAACTAAAATTAAGTATTATAAGACTGGAGAAACTTCAGCTACTACAGCTACTTCTGCAGATAATGCAATAGATTTAACTCCAATACTTGGTAAACATAGTATTAAGTATTACAAACTTGGAGAATCTACACAGTCTGTTGCAAATATTGATACAGAAGGTGTATTCGACCTTACTGGTTTGATGGGACAGAATACTGGTGTTCTAAGTATTACTTATAATAAAACTGGTTAGAACACAACTACTACAGTCACTATAGACAAATCTGGTAATTTCGATCTTACTGGAATTTTAGGTAATCAGACAATTACTTATGTTAAACCTGGAGAGACTACTACATCTACAGTGGGAGTTGATGCTAATGGTAATTTTGATTTATCAGCATTAAATGTAAATAAGTTATCTCAATTGACTGGAGATACTACTATCACTACTCCTAAACTTGGAGATATTGTATACTATACAGGAAGCTCTTGGCAGAATAAGAATATTGTAGAAATGATTAATTCTGATGCTCCCCTATATACAATAGTCTCTGAATTACCTACTTCTGATTAGAAATCTAATACAATTTATATTGTACCTAATACATCTTCTACCGACAGTTAGAATGTTAAAACAGAATATGCTTGGGTTGACAGTAAGTGGGAAAAGTTAGGTGAATTTAAACCTGATGTAGATTTATCTGGATATATTCAGAAACCTGAAGGAGCTGCTGAAAATCAATTCCTTGTTTACAAAAACGGCTCTTGGACTAATTTAACAATTACTCCTACAGAAGGACAGGTTATTTATTATACTAATAATAGTTGGACATCATCTTCAGTTGATAGCTTAATTAAGAACTATCTTGATACAAATATAGATAAACTTATTAAGAATTATCTTGATGCAAATATTGATTCTTTGATTAAGAAGTATTTAGATGCAAACCTTGATGCCCTTCTGAAGAAATACTTAGATGCTCATATCAATGATTACATTAAGAGTTATCTTGATGCTCATGCTAATGAGTATATTAAGAATTACTTAGATGCAAATCTTGATAGTCTGCTTACTACAAAACTTACTGCTTTAGGATTGATTCCAGTTATTTGGAAACGTGATACGGATTCTGGTATGATTACTCCTAAACAGAATGCTAATGACGATGTAACTGTAGGTAAAATATATAGTACTGAACACTGATGGCGACGCTTAGTAAAAATAAATAGGTTGTAACTCAGGGTTGGTTAAAAGCTCAAATGAGTGATTCCAGCTCTGAATTATACCTATAGAATGAAAATGTATCTAAATTCACAGATCTAAACAGAGGAATTACAGCAGAGGAAATTAAAAATAGTACTTTTGTTACATATAGTGCAGATTCTTCTGAATACGGATTACACTTAAGGAATTATGAATATTCTAATAGTGGAAATACTCCTTATGCTGATAATTAGTATGTAATTAAAGAGGATCTGTTTGCTACCAACAAAGTTATTGATTATAATAATTCAACTCTGACTGCAGGAGATATGGATCCTATGGGAGGAGTTTCATAGTTGGTATTTAATGTATATTCCAATGTTGGTAGTGAACAAGTTGATTTAACTTAGGAAGATAATTTTAATACCTATGGACAGTATCTAAAGATAGGAAGTGAGAAAGCTGAGCTTTTAAATATTCAAGGAACAAATAAAGTAGTGTTTAGTAATAATATAAATGCTACTAAATACGATAAGAGTAAGAGAATTGATTTAGTTATTAATGGTTCTACTATTTCAGAATCTGTAAACTAGACTACTGATGATTTAGGAGTATTTACTAAAGGTAGAGGAACTATTACTGATGGTAAATTAAATTCTAAGTTGTGTTCTAATCTTACTGATGCTAATTGGAAGTCTGGAGGTACTCACTTTACCTTTGGTGGAGGTATTAAGAATGTAGCGGAAGCTGATGGCGGCGACTGGTATATAACTGATGATATTCTTTATGAAAGAGGTACAGTATTACAAAGGAATGTTGTCTCAGACCAATTACAAAAAAGTACTGGAGTCACCCTCAGTAGTGTATATAGTGGGAAGTATCATATATCTTGGGACAAGGATTAGGCTTCTAATAAATGGATATTTTTAAGGGACAGCACTGATTTAAGTACAGAATGTCCTGATACATATACAGGAGCTAGATCTAAATATTATTATGTAACATATAAATGTTATTATAGGTAGGTTACTCATAATTATGGCAAGACTGCTATCTTATATGCTGAATCTTACCCTGAAAAATTTAAGAGTTAGGGATTACCTTATATATACGAGTTTGAAGAAACTGATAGTAGTGGTAGAGATGGATTTGATTTAAATTAGGATTCTAAACCAGATAAAAAGTACTTCAGCAATACTCAATACACTAATCCTACACTTGTGTATTTATCGGTAGGTACATAGTTATAGATTAATACTTCCAACTCTAACTTCTCTATTACTTATGCAAAGGGAGCTACTGCTACTCAATATCCAGACTTCTCATTAAATAGTGGTAATGATGGAAATTCTTGGTATGGAGCTATATTCTGGCTAGATCCAGAAAACTGTTATAAAGAAGATGGTGTCATATATCTAAAGGCTGATGATGCAAAGACTTATACAGACGATTGGAAGACAAATGTCCATTATATGAGAGAAATCCATACAGATTACTCAGATAAATATCATAGACACGATTAGTCTATATATGGAACATCTGGGAATGACGACAATACACAATGTGGTATGATCTATTGGCCTGCAGTATATTTAGACCTTTCAGTTTACTATACTCCTTTATATACAACCAGAAATTTGAACTAGATGGTTTTAGATACTTACGGTCCTAATAAATTATCTACAGACTATGTAGCTCAATCACGCGGGAGTCTGGCTAAAGAATGTGGAGATACGGTTACTGTAAATGGTACTAGTGTGAAAAAATATAAATATTGCACTAGCGGAGATACATGGTGCGGAACATATATCGAATATAGTGGGTGGTATCAGGCATCTGCTTCCGGTGATGGAAATAGTTTTGTAATAAAAGAGGTTCCTGGAAGCGATAGTAATTTTATATCAGGTTATGCATCTTAGTCTGGAAGTTCTGTAAAATTATCATTTACTAGTTCTTCAAGCCCAACAGTTACAGCTAACGATTCTTCAGTAACCATTTCTGATACAACTACTAGCAGTACAACTATAACTGCATCTAAAGATTGCAGTGAACCACCTAATGTAATAGTAACACTTACCTGTAATGGGGATACAATACAGCAATCTATAGATAATTAGAATAGTACAGGGCTTTCTTATAGTACATTGTGTGCCGCAGTTCCTGATAAAATAAAGGCTAAATAATATTTTTAATAAATTATGGGATATAAAATTTCTGAATTTAGAGAACCTAAACATCTTTTGCCAATGGATTTAATTCCTATGGTATAGAAAGGTGAGAATGTTTCAATAACATTAGATCATTTTATTCACGAATTGTAGGATATTTTAAATCATATTCCTAATTCGTTTGTAGTTGTAGCGCAGGAAGCTAAGGTTAGATCTATTGAAGCTACTGTGAAGTCTGAAGAGGCTTTGCGTGCTGCCAAAGATGCTTATGATGCTTCTCAGGAAGTTTCACAAGATTTGACAGATTTAAAGAGTGACGTTGCTGCAAATACTAAGAATATAACTAAACTCAACGTAGATAAAGAAACTTTAAAGACTTAGATTCAAGAAGTAAATGATTTACTCGAACTTGCTAAGCAGCAATTAGACGTAACTGTTCTTACTTAGAATACTGCCACTCTTTCTAAGTTTGTCATTAAGAAAGGTGATGTTACAATAGCAACCATTGCTATTCCTGTAGTAGATACTTCTCTTACAATGGCAGGCTGTTCGGCAGATTCTAAAGCTACTGGCGATGCTATTCAGACTGTTAGGAATGCAATTCCAACAAAGTTGTCTGCTTTTGCTAATGATGTAAATTATATTACAGAAGCTAATGCAGATTCTAAGTACCTTAATAAGACAGAAGCTGCTTCTATTTATCTTTCACAGAAGAATGCAGAAAATAAATTCTTGTCTAAGACAGATGCAGCTATCACCTATCCTTCTAGAACAGAAGTAGCTAATGATTATCTTACAAAGCAGGATGCATCTGTTACTTATCCTTCTAAGACAGAAGTTGCTTCTAAGTATCTCTAGAAAGATGATGCTTCTAATACTTATCTTAGCAAGTCTGATGCAGATATAAAGTATCTTAGTAAGGATACTGCTGAAGATACATATTTGTCTAAGACTAAGGCTAATGATGTGTTCTTGAGTAAGGCTGATGCTGACCAGCAATATCTTTCAAAGGCTGCTGCTAATGATGCATATCTCAGTAAGTTGGATGCACAGCAGACTTACCTCAGTCAGGATAAGGCTACTCAAACATATCTTACTAAGAATGACGCAGCTACTAGGTATTACACTAAGGTAGAGATTGATAATAACCACTACACTAAGGATGAGACAGATGCTTTAATAGATAAGTCAGTTAAGGATTACACAATCAGCTCCGATACTATCGAAAAAGATTATGCCAAGAAGACTTATGTAGATGAAGCTATTAAGAATAAAGTAGCTTCTGTATATACTTATAAGGGTTCTACAACTTATGCTAATCTTCCTTCTAATGCCTCTACTGGTGATGTATGGAATGTAACAGATGCTCATGACAATGTTCCTGCTGGTACTAATTATGCTGCTACAGTTTCAGATGCTGGTGTAGTTACTTGGGATGCTCTTGCAGGTGATATTATTGTGCAGAATAATGCTACAGTTCTTACTAAGGATGTTGCAACTATTGCTATTATTAATGGTAAGAGTATTACTCTTTCTAGAGAATAGATTCCTGTAACACAGGCTGCTCCAGTAGCTCTTACTAATGAGAGTAAAGTAGTTGCTACAATTGATGGTACAGACATTAAGGCTTCTATTGCAGCTGACGATACTTTGAGTACTTCTTCTCAAAACGCCGTACAGAATAAAGCTGTTACAGAAAAGTTGAATGATTTGACCACTTCTTTAGCTAATACTACAGAAGCTACTCACACATTAAATGATAAGTATACTGCTTTAGCTGCAGATGTTGATACTAACAAGCATAAGATTGTAGATCTCGATAACAGACTTACAACTCAGGAACAGAAAGAAGTAAAAGTAGTTTGCGCAAATGCAACTATTGGAAATACTCTTACTACAATTGCTACTATTAATAATGTAGAAATTAAAGCTAGAGTAGATGCCTCATCTTCTAGTACTGTAGATGCTGCTCTAGATGCTACTTCTGAAAATGCTATATAGAACAAAGCTGTTACAGCCGAAATTAATGCACTGAAGTAGAAGAATACTGAGTTACAAAATACTATTACAACTCTGCAGACAAATCTTGAGGCATTGTAGAAGTCGTTTAACGAAATTACTAAGGAAACTGTAACTAATATGTTTACTCAAACTTCTGGAAATTAAGATAATTAAATAATTATTGGTTAGGGGGTTTTCTCCTAACCAATAAATTTTTTAAACTCTCATTTATGAAAAAAATATATAATTTCTTTTAGAAAATTAATACTTGGCTTGCTTCTTTTGGGGCTGATAGATATTTACATCTTGTAGCAGGTATTTTAATTAGTTTCTTTGTAATTATGGGCTTTCAAGCATGGTAGCAAGAAACTTTACTTATAAGTACAGTAGTAGGTTATATTATTACTGTTGCTATAGGTTTGGGCAAAGAAGTTTTAGATTAGAACTATACTGGTAAATCAGATATTACTGACTGGTTATTTACTGGAATAGGCGGATTGATTGGAGCAGCTTTATTTGCTCTATAATAATTTTACAACAAAATAGACTAATTGGATTGATACGGTACGGTAGTAAGGAGGAAATTACTACCTTAAATTAAACAAAATGAGTGATAAAAAAAAATACCTGGGAATTGAAGGAGCTACAGCAATAGTTAATAGAATTAATGAGACTATTTCTTTTATAGTAACTTCTTCTACCACAAAGAAGGATGCTTATACTATAGAATCGGTTAGAATGCATGGAGAAGTACAAGCGATAGATTTAACCGAAAGACATTCTGGATCTGGTTCCTTATCATTGATAGAAAAGATATTCTAGAGATATGCACAAAAAAAATGTACTATTTATATTGAATATGAAGAATTTAAACTTCCTGTAGGATATTTCATGGTAACTACTTCTAGTACAACAATTGCGACTAGTTTTATAGATAACTTTGATAGCGGACCAATGGCAATACAAGTTTTTTGTACATCTGTATAGGGAGCTTGGATTTAGTCTATTACTTTAAAAACAAATATTGAAATAGATGGAGATTCTACTGGCTAGGTAGTTATTTCTGAGAAAGCTATTTCTACGGATAACATTGCTGATAAGGCAATAACTAAAGAAAAGTTAGCTGATGGTATTGCGCCTATTATAATAGAATTAACAGAAGCTGATAATGAATTACAGCAAGATATTATAAATAACTTTGGTAAGGCAACGATCGATTCCATGTTCCCCTATGGGAACATAAGTTATTATTATAATAAAGATATTACAAGTGATAAACTTAAAGAGTATTACAATGCGTATACTAATGGTACTTTAATCTTTATAAAGCTTTCTGATGGTGGGTTGGATGTGATGATGCCTGTTTAGGAGATGACTAAAGATGGGATCTTTATTAGTTTTTCAGAATTCTTTCTCTTAGAATTTAACTTTTGTGGCACGGCTTCAATTATAGATAATAAATTAGTTTGTGTACTAGGAGTACCGTATAGTTCTAGAGAAAAGTATACAATTCCTAAAATAGGTATAAATGACATACCTATTAAGTTTAATACTTCTTCTGGATCCACAACAGTAACAGTTCCAACAAATGAAAGAGTATATTACTATGATGATGATACAGCGTCTAGTAGTACAAAATACCCAAAGTATTCAATGGGAGTACATGGAAATATAACATTTAATTTGGATTTTAATGGCTCTATAGTACAACAATATCATATTGAGTTCAGACAATATTCTAGTGGTAAAACCATAAGATTTCCGGAATGGATAGATTTTAAGGAACTCAATCCCGATACTAATAATAATATTACAATTAATAGAGATACCGAAAACTATACTTGCATTAAAACTAATTCAGAAGACACTTATATAACTATAGATATTACAAGTACTTATGATAGATATACAGGAATTATTACAGCTGTTCCTATAACTACTGGACTATATACTAAATATAGTAAGATAAAGTTTGAATTTAGTAATTAGGGTAGCTATGCTGATATTACCCCAAGTTCTGGAACAATAAGTGCTGATGGTATTTTATACACCAGTACTGCCGGCAAGTTCACTTATACTTATAAGGGAACTTCCTACGATCCAAACGTTACAATAGATTAGTATAATCCAATAAATAGAACTATAACTATTTAATTTATAGATTTAATAAATCTAATAATTACTATATAAATATTATAGATAATATAATTTAATTTTTTAAAATTTTAACAAATTATGGCAATTAATTATTTAGGTCAAGCCGGTACTTAGGTATTGGTGGACAAAATTAAAGCAGTGTCAACAAGTTCTGCTAGCATTGAAGAAGAACTTAAAAAGAAAGTTCCTCTGGGAGATGATGGTGTTATTTCATCGCAGTATCTTCCAAGTTATGTAGATGACGTTGTTGAAATTACAAGCATTCTCGCTGATGAGAAGGCACTTCCTATAGACAATCGTGATGCAAGTATGCTTTATTACATTAAAGCTACAAAGCAGCTTAATCAGTTTGTAGTTGCTAGCAAGTCTTGGACAAAGACTACTCCTGAAGTAGGTAAGATTTATGTAACTAAGGACACAGATCTTACATACAGATGGTCCGGTTCAGATTTGGTAGAAATCAGTAAGTCAATTGCTCTTGGTGAGACATCTTCAACTGCTTATTCTGGCGATAAGGGTGCTGCCAATAGAAAGGATATTGACGCAATCAAGAGTGGTGATCTTCCACTTGTAAGCCCTTCGATTGTTCCAGTAAGTGGTGCAACATCTTTGTGGACAGTAAAGAAGGCTGGTGAAAAGGGAGCTGTCGTAGCTGGTCTTGTAGGTACTGGCAACCTTACAGTACTTAAGGGTTATACAGTTGTATTTAACGGCAGTATGAAGTGGACTCATGATGATTCTCATAAGGATCCTACTGCAATGTCTGGTGGTAACTGGAGTAATAAGGCTCTTCCTGCTTCTGGTGTTCTTTCAGACGCTTACACTACAACTGTGACTAGTGATACTACAGTTACTGCTGGAGTACAAGCTGCAAAGCAAGGTCTCGTAGAAAGCAACGGTATTATTAAGTGGGCTTCTGATTCAGATGTTAGCAAAACTACTGCTTCAGTAAGGGTTCATTTCAATTACAAGGTTCTTTGGCAGAGCACTGCTGCTTTTGATGCAGCCGCCTTGTTAGACGCTGTTACTACTCCAACCTCTGGTGATAAGAAGTATATCACAGCTGATGGTAGGAACAGAGTACTTACTGGTATTACTACTACTTCTGACCAGTATTTCGTATATGCTTATCCAGCATCTCTTGGTGATCTTACTAAGATTACTTTGAATGATGCTACTCCTTTGTTGAACGACGGCTTTGTTAAGTCTACATTGACTGTTACTGATCCTGACACAGGAGCTTCAGATAAGTATAATGTATATACAAGTGTTTAGAAGGGCGCATTTACTAACGCCAAATTAGATATTGCATAATAATTATTAACTTTTAAAAAGAACGTAAAATAATATGGCAAGAATAGGTTTAAGTTAGGCAAATACCCTGAGATCAAACAATACCACTTCTACTGGATATGGTATTGTATATGCAGATGAAATTAGTGGACATAGGTCAGTTGCTAATCTTGATGCGTTATATGCATTGAATGCTTGGCAACTTTCTATTAGCGGAGATAATACAGGTAATGATGCTATCGGTCAGCAATGGTATGTTGTTGATGCCGATGGCAGTGGTACTGGCAATCACTATGAGTTAATTAACTGGGATAAGAGAGGTACCGCAGACGGTTGGAAAGTAGTAGCTTCAGGCGTTTCTTCCGACGTTGATGCAGCTATTAAGACTGCAGTAGGTGCAGAAGCTACTCGTGCAAAAGCTGCTGAAGCTGCCAACACTAAAGCAATTGCAGACAATCTTACTACAGCTAAGGCTTATACAGATACAGAAACTACAAACAGACGTTCTGCTATTAATGCTGTATATGGCGAAGATCCTGGAGATACTCCAGCCCACACCATTAAAGGTAATGCAGACGATCTTGCTGCTGAAATTACTCGTGCAAAGGCTGCTGAGAAAGTTAATGCAGATAAGAATACAGCACAGGATACTTCTATTAAAGCTCTGCAAGATGGTAAGGTAAATACTGCCGACTTGGTAGAGATTACTGCTGATGAAGTAACTGCTATGTTCAATTGATATAATTAATTAATCATCTATCCCCCCCCCCAAAAAAAAATTATTTGGGGAGGGGTTATAGTTTTATTTTATGAAATATTTAGGATAGAAAGGTGCGCAAGTACTTGTTAATAAAATTAAATCAAGCTCATTACCTGAAGGAACTGAAAACAACTAGATTCTGAAGTGGGATAATGATAACAGTAAAGCAGTTTGGACAACTTTAGAGTTAGATGATGTAGCAGCCTATGGTGTTAGAATAGACCAATCTGTTGCAGATCCTCATCTTACACGTATAGGTAATATGACATATCATAAAACCCTTCCAATACAATCTAAATTAGCAGGTTGTATTGCAACACATAAAGGTTCTACTTACAGAGCGGATAATGCTGAATTTACTTCTGGTAATATCCAATATTGGTTAGATCCAAATGATTGGAGATTTAGAAAAACTCCAGTGATGAAAAATATGAAACTAACCGTTGCTTCTGGCTCTTATACTTTAACTGATGATATATTTAAAACTCTTTAGTATGAATAGCAATATGTGAAAGTTAGTGGTTTAATAGCTCAAGTAACTTCTATAGATACCACTAATGGTGTAGCTACTTTAACCTTTGAAGCAACTACAGGTCTTCCAACAGCTTCTTCAAATTCTATTTCTGTAGAATTAGGTTCTGTAAGAAATGGCTATGACGGTAATGTTATGATTTATTACCCAACATTCTACATTAAATCTAAAGAAGTATCTTCTGGAGTATATGATATTTTAATTTCTGAAAGTAATGCAAATACCAATGGGTATTATAAATAGAGTGAGGGACTTATGAGTGCTTATAGAGCAACTCTATTAAGAACTGTTCCAAAAAATATGGGATATTTGTCCACTTTTGATAGTACCAATTACTTAATATCAGTAGCCAATACCCACGACTACTGTAGGGGAGGAGCAAACAGTTCTGATTATGATTCATATTTAAGTACCGATAGATTTAGAACTGATTTAGGCAAACCTGTTTAGAATGAGTATTTAAGTTCAATGCGTTAGTTAGCAGGGGATCAATCACACATCATATAGGATTATACACAGTATAAGAATGTAATGTATTGGCTGTGGGTAATTGAGTATGCTAATTTTAATAGTTAGGAAGATTACAATGCTGCTCTTACACCTGAGGGGTATCATCAGGGAGGTATGGGTCCTGGAGTAACAGATTGGGATTACGAATATTGGTATAGCTACAACAATCATAGGGTTATAACCCCCTGTGGCTTTGGGGATGAATATGGTAACAAAACTACTGTAATAGACCAAGTTGTATCGTCTCACACATTTCATATCCCCCGTTGGAGAGGGATTACTAATCCCTTTGGAGATTATATAAACACTCTGGATGGTATTGTTATTAAGGACAAATGTTACATTATAGAGGATCCTAATAAATTTACAGATAGTGCTACCGAAGCAGCGGAAAATGCAGCCAGAAGCTGTGATGCATTTTTATCTTCTGGATACCAGAAAACCCAGGTTTATGGTACTTGTGCAGATATTCTTCCAAACGATGTTGGTAGCGATGCCACCACTTACATATGTGACTATACATTGGGTTCAGGTAATGATGGTTATACGTATTTCCTAAGCGTAGGAGGTGATACAAGAGCCTTTTCGACAGCTGGTTTAGCTTGTTATAGCCTCGATAGTGATAGGATGTATAATGGCACTTTCCGCTTTCTAACTTACCGCACATACTAAATTATTATAATAGTTCTAACAAATCTAATACTGTCAATATAATAACTTAACCAAATATGTTTTCAAATAATAGAATTGAAAGTACTGTACAACCTTCTTCTTTTGTAGATCTACATAACGGTGTATGGTACTATAACTATGATATAACCTCAGAGACTAAGTAGGTACCCGAAGATGTAGAGAATCCCGACAAACTTAAAGATGTTACATATTATAGTTATGCACAAGTACGTATGTATGGTAAACCTACTTACTCCGAATGTGTATAGCTTATAATTAGAACTTATATAAGTGATACAGAAGAACTAGATCTAATTAATTCCTATAATAAATATTAGATGGGAGAATCTATATTACAATCTAAATTAGACAGTTATTCTGAATATCTAACATTAGTTAATACAATTAAAAATAATGTTGCCAAAGATTTTGGAATTACTTTGGAAACTACTCCTACAGTACAAGCTGCTTCTAATACTTCTATTACAACCTTTGCTGCAATAATGGTTAATACTGTTGAATTAACAGACTCTCAATCATTGCAACTAAAAGTATTATTCCCCAAATGGGAGGACTATATTGGTAAGGATGTAAAAGCAGGATTTAAGATGCAATATGGAGATAAATTATTTAAAGTAGTTAAAGATCATACAGTACAGAAACAATACCCACCTTCTATAGATACTGCTTCTTTATATACAGAAATAACAGAAACATAGTCAGGTACTAAAGATGACCCAATAGACTATCCATCTGATGGTAATATGGTTATCTATAAAGGAAAATACTATAAAGAAGATGGTGTTCTATATGAATGTATAAGAGATTCCGGACAACCTCTTTATACAAAACTTGCTAATGTGATTGGCAACTATGTTTAGAAAATATCTTAACAAATAATATATGGATAAAATTAAATATTTAAGTACCGATGGTACTCAAACAATAGTAAATAAAATAAATGAAAATTAGGTACTTAAATAGGATAGTAAAGGTAATATATCTTCTAGGTATGTAGATTAGGATGGAACTACTACTTATAGTACTGTTACAGGAGAAGGAAATACTGTTATAGGATCAAACAGTTTAACAGACTGTACATACAGTTTTGCAATTGGTACGAGTAATACTATAAAATCAGGACATTATAACTGTGTTATAGGATAGGGTAATATAGTTACTAAAGGATATTATCAGAATGTTGAGGGAAATGGAAATCAAATAACTATTAGAACAGACGGTTATACTTACGGAATTAACAACCATGTAGAAGGTTATGCAAATTAGGTATATAACACCGCACGATATTCTCATGTTGAAGGGTGCCAAAATTTTTTAGGAGACGATATAGATATATCTAGTAACTCAGATTGTTTAGACGGTGCCCATGTGGAGGGATACAGTAATACAGTTACTGGTAAATACTCTCATACTGAAGGCTATCATAATACAGTAAAGGGGGCATATTCACATGCAGAGGGATATTACAACATGACAACAAACGAATCAGAACACGCTTGTGGCCAATATGGTGCATCAACAACTAGCAGTACTGATTCTGCAGCACGAACCTTATTTTCTATAGGTAATGGGGAACGCTCACAAAGAAAAAGACACAATGCCGTAGAAGTAAAACTTAATGGTGATTTTTATGTATAGTCTAAAACTACTACAGATAAATCTGATTTACTTATAAAAGATGCTCCTATGAAGCGTCTCCAAACTTGGTTAAATGAAAAATAGGATACACAAAAGTTTGAAGATACTTCTGATGCTTCTATTACTTTAAAACCTAATGTATATTATAATATTACTATTACAGATGCGGTTACATTGACTTTAGAGAAACCTACAGACGAGACTGTTAGTAATGTATATCAGTTCTGTTTTGACGTAGATACTTCCGTACCTAAAATAACATTCCCTACTGGAATTATGTGGGAAGATACTACAACACTATTAGATAGTAGTCATTATGAATATACTATCAGATATGTAAAAGGTACTTATTATGGCTCTAGAAAAAGATGGGCAAAATAGCTATGATTGACAAATTATTCAAAATAACCGAAAATACAGATTTTCCAGTTAAGGAAAATGGTTAGGATTTTGTAATCTCTGCTAATACATTGTTAAGAAATATTCAATTACTTTTAGGATAGGCAACTACTAGATAGACTGAGTAGGCTCAACAGGATATACTAACTAGGCTGGGTGAAGTTGAAAAGCTATTAAAGTATTGCCTATCTAGAAGTAATGAATCTCATACTTTGGCTCAAACATCTTATAATTTTAATACTAGGGTTTGGGATAAAACTTTAGAAAATTCTAGCGAGGTTGCAAAATTAAAAATAGAAAATAAGAGAATCTTATAGAGATTAAATGATATAGATAAATAGTTTGAAAGATTGGGATTATGAATATAAAGATAAATAAAAATAATATTTATGTATCTTTAGAAAGTAATTACAAAGATTTTGAAAACTGTGTAACTCTATATTTATTACTTGATTAGAATGGAAACATATATAAAAGCTGTATTAATGACCATTCTGGAATAGATGAATGCTTATTTCAAAAAATAGAAGATGGGTATTATAGAGTATATTCTATTATAATTCCTAAATATGAATACTTACCTACAGATTTAAATGTATTGCTTAAATTTGATAAATAGTATTACTACAAAGATGAATGTGTATATAAGTATTTATTTAGGAAGAATGAACTAGAAGATATAGACTATACAGAATTATTGAAGGATTGTAATAGTAATATTACTACATCTTATAGAGATGTATTTATGTACTATACTTTAGAACAATCTTTAATATCTTATATAGTAGCTTCTAGTGATGATGATGTTAAATTATAGAATTTAAGTGTTCCACAATGTTCAGATTGTAGAAATATTCCTCAATCTATGACTTTAGAAATAAGGAATAAATTATCTATGATACTTGAAATGATTAAGCATTCTATTAAATGTAATAATTTTTAGAGGGCACAGTATTTATTAAAATTGGTAACTAAGTATTGCAATGTCAGAGAAATAGATAGTTGATTAGTATAGAGAAATACTAAGTAGATTAGAAAGGGGTTATATGGATTCCTTGGATGATTTGGTCACCAATTTATTACTCCATAAATATAACCTCTCATGTATTATAAATTAGGATATTCATACTGATGATTATATAGAATGACTTATGTGATAAAATGTTTAAAGTAGATTAGTATTGTGATTGTAGTGTTAGGATAACTGATACAACACATTCTCTATATGATTAGGAATCTTTATATTCTTTTAAATATGAAGATACTATGACTTTAGACATAATAATTTATAATAATTCTATTTCTCCAAAATTACAGGCAATAGTTTTTACTGACCATAATGGATATTTAACAGAAGTGAAACTACCATTATCTAAAGATGGATGGTATACAATTTACCACATTATACTACCTACAGATAAATGGTATTATAAAGAATAGCAGAATAGATTTAATAAGTTACATAAATATAAAGATATTTATATTACTGATGGAAAATCTATTTATCGTAGAGAAAATGGAGAATTAGTAAAGTTAGAAATTTTAGATCTTTTAAGAGAAGATTTGAATAAATCAACTGCACATATTTATAGTAAGGATATTTTCTCTACTTGTTATTTAGAAGAATGTTATATATCTATATGTAATAAATTATTATCTAAAGATTCTGATACTCAAATAGAATATCAAAGAGATTTTATTTGGAGCACTTTAGAAATTATAAATATATTAGTATAGAACACTAATTTAAGATAGGCACAATCTATTATTGAAGAAGTAATGAGTTGTAAGGGATTTTGTTTTAGTAATGTAGAAAATAAATCTACAAGTTTAAATCAAATTTCTCAATATAATACTTCTAGAAGTAATGGATTTTATATATAGTCAGATTGTAATTGTAATAAACAATAATAAATATAATTATTATGGGATGTAATTGTGGTAATCCAAGACCTCCTTTTAGGCCTACTGATCCAAACTGCCCTCCACCACCAAGACCAGAAGATAGAGATTGGGATGAGGCTAGATGGCATGAACGTTGGGAGCATGATGATTGTAATGTTCCTCCAAGACCAGTTCCTCATAGGAAATTTAATTATTTTGGACAGTATACCGATCTAGAAAAATAGATTATTGCAGAACAGTTAGGTTTCTCAGAAGGAAATGTTACAGTTGTAAACTATCCTGATGGAGAAGACCTTACTCAGAGGATTTCTTCTAATCAGAAGGTTTTAAAATTTAAAGATAAAGATTATGATCCACAGAATTGCAGTGGATATGGTAGAGTATATCTTCGTAAGAATATTGAAGGTACAACTTGTGGTAGAGTTTCTTCTGCACCTAGAAATATTCTGAGACAAGAGATGTTCTATGATGAGAATGGCAATCCAAGAGATCATACTATCTTTATTATTCAGTATGATTATGATTTGGATGACGCTTACATCAAACTTCCAGAAGATTCTATTTTGAAGTTTGAAGGAGGTAGTCTTAGTAATGGTACATTGATGCTGAATAATACTTATTTGTATCCGATGCCATTCATTACAAATCTTTATCTCCATAACATACAAACTGCTAACGATCCTGGAGAAGGACAGCTTACTTATTATGATGATAAGTTAGAGTTGCAAATTAGTAAAGGTGAAGCTAAAGAATTAAAATTCGCTGAATAATGTAGAGACTGTAGACTTGTGAACTACCTAATGATTTTAGACACGTCTGTTTCAAAGATTTACAATCTTACATATCTATAGACAGCTTTATTGATATACTGAGAGGATATTCTGATGTAGAGATTAATGAAATTAAAAAGCTATTAGGAATACCCTCTACAGTTTATGTTGATAAAGATATAAATATGTACTCTACACATCCTGTAGAGAATAGAGCTGTCTTTGATGCACTGTCTAAGAAAGTTGATAAGAATCGTATTGCTACAGTAGCAATAACTGGTAGTTATAAAGATTTATCCGATGTTCCAGTCAATTTACCTAATCCAGAAGGTCTTATAATTCAAGATAAAAATGGAGAATATTAGGTATATGATGGAAGTGAAGCTATGAAAATTACTTTACCTCAATCTGTTAAAGATTTAGGGGATTGGAAAGATTTTGTAGTAGATTATGATAGGATTGAAAAGATGCTCCCTATAAGGAACATCTTGCTTAATGGTGTATTACTTCCAATTAATGCTAGTGGCACAGTTACTATTAAGACTATCACTTGGAAAGAACTTGAAGAGAAATTAAAGAATTATATTACTGCAGATGATTTAAATCTGTATAAAGGAGAACTTGAGTAGTTAGTAGTTAAAAAGATTTCAGTATTACGTACTGAATTACTTAAAGACATTGATGCTTTAACTAAGGATACTACAGCTAAATTTACAGATGTAAATAACAGTATTACATTATTGTAGAATAGCAGCAATTCTGCAGACCAAGATATACAAAGTCTTAGAAATGATTTGTAGGATTTATCTACTCAATTAAAATCTGCAATAAATGATATTTCTATTATAAAAGCAAAATTAGGAATTTGAAGATAATAAATATTTTTTGATGTGTAATATGAATTAATATGGCTTAGGAAACTCAAACATTGGATAGTCTGGATTTTGACGATACTCAGGAACAGACTACTCCACAACAAGAAGAACCTACTCCAGAATCTCAACCTGAAGCACAACAGTAGCCAGATAACCAATCTACTGATGCTATTAAGGATTATTTGAGTACTATCGGAATTAAGGATTCTTCTAAAATAAAATTTGAAGATGATAAAGGCAATGTTTAGGAAAAATCATGGGATTCTCTTACTGAGGATGAAAAACTTAACATTTTAAAGACTCCTAATGTTAAGCAGGTAGATCCTTCTTAGGCAAGTGCTTATGGATTAGATGATTAGGAGACATAGTTAATTAATTATCTGAGAGCTAATAATTTATCTCCAGAAGAATATTCTTAGATGTTACAGCAACAGGGAGCTAGTTCTAATACTCCTGAACCTGTATATCAAGTAGATTCACTATCTGATGATGATTTATATCTTGCAGATATGCAATTACGTGCTAAAGATATTACTGATGAAGAGCTGCAGCAAGCCTTAGAGCAAGCTAAAAGTAATCCTGAAACTTACCAAAAGTATGTTAATGGATTGCGAGAAGAGTATAAGAATCTTGAGAATCAGAATTCTGAACAGCAACAAGCTGAAGAACAAGCTGCTCAACAAGAACAATATACTCAATTCTCTAATCAAGTACTAAATTCTATAAATAATCTAAATTCAATTGGAGATTTAGATATATCTATGGATGATAGAGAGAAAGATGAGCTTGCATAGTTTATACTTGGTCAAGATGGTGCAGGTGTAAATTACATTACTAAGGCTTTGAATAATCCCGACACTCTTGTAGCTGCTTCTTGGTTTTTACTTAATGGACAGAATGCTTTTTCTGAAATTCAGGATTACGTAAGTAATGCTGTTAAATAGGCTAGACAAGCTGGCAGAGAAGAGGCTATTAAAGAAATGAAGGGTTCTAGTAAGCCGTCAGTAATAGTAACATCTCCTAACAAGCCTAATCAATCAAATACTCCAGTAAATAGTATTGACGATATAAATTTTGATTAAATTTAAAAGATTTTATGGCAACAATTGGTTATGTTACTAACGCCCCATTCAACTAGGGTGAGACTCGTACCTATGAGAATTTTCTTCATTTCTTGGGCGATAAGCCTAAGAACTTAGGTCTTGTAAGTAGACTTTATCCTCAGTGTACTGCTACTTACTACACAGAAGCTCTTGGAAACATTTTCTTTAACTCAGCTGCTAAGGCTAACAAGTTCCAGAGCATAGATAGTTATATGATAGAATGGCAACTTGATATTAACGAAATTAAGAGGATTCCTCTTGCAGCAGTTCCTGAAGGTGATGGTGCTGATGGTACTGAAATTACATTCTATTTCCCACAGAGATATTATGAGAAGTACGACATCTTTAAGATTGAATCTACAAGACAGCAATTTATTGTAGTTTCACATCCTATTAAGAAGGGTACTAATCTCTGGGTAGTTCAAGCTAGAATTGTATCTGAGGATTACAACACCACAATCGATATGAGCGGTGCAACAGCAGGTTCACTTACTGTGTTCTAGTCTAACGCTGTTCCTGAGCTTTCTGAAGAGGGCTATGTTAAAACTCAGAGCAACATTCAGAAGATGCGTAACTGGTTGACTACTTTCCGTAACGATATTGACTATTCAAGTCAGTTTGAAATTATGGAAGATAAGTTCATTAAGGTTACTAAGGGCTGTGATAATATGACTTATTATCAGCTCGACAAGAAGGAGAAGATTCTTCTTGACAACTTCATGCTTGCTCGTTCTAAGGGTCTGCTTCTTAACAGAAGTAATATTGATCCTCGCACAGGTAAGCCAAATGTAGTAGACCCTGAGACAGGACGTCCTATTTATATAGGCGCAGGTATTATACCTCAAATCGAGAGATTTGCTAGTAAGTCTATTTACTATAAGTTTACATTGAGCACCCTTAACACTGCTCTTGCTACTCTTAATAGGAAGGCAGAGAAGCCACAAGGTAATAAGTACCAGATGGTCTGCAATGAGGCCCTCTATACACAAATTCAGCTCACACTTGGTGACTATCTTGCTAAGTTTAGAACTGATGGTACATTCATGTATTCTATGAAAGCTAACGGTTATGTGTCTGTAAATCCTGAGGGATATGATACATATAACTTTATGGGTAAACAAAATTGCTCCTCAGTTTGGAAACAAGCTGCGTAAAAATTTATTTAAGTGCTGGAACTTCCTTAGAGACTATTAAACTACAATATAACAAACGTTATATGAATGTTTAAAAATTAATAGTATTGGATAATCAGCAGCCAAGATTCTATTTTTTAAAGTAGAATACGGTTCAACGACTAGTAAGTCCTAGTTTATTTAGGCATAGATAATAACATATTTATTATCGAAATAATAAACATCTTATGGAAAGTGAGTTACGGTATATTGTATACATCACGATAAATCTATGTAATGGAAAATTCTACATAGGAGTGCATAGAACAAATCCAAAAGTATTTGATGGATATATAGGATGTGGCACTTATAATAATCATCCTACTAATGATACAGCATTTTGTAATGCAGTTAAAAAATATGGCTATTCTAATTTCAGAAGAACTACTATTAAAGTATTTCCAGATTCTGAAGAAGGTAAAGAATAGGCATACGCTTTAGAAAAGATTTTGGTAAATGAAACTTTGATTAGAAGTAAGTATGTGTATAATGAATGTTTAGGAGGAGTTTGTAACAGAACTCCTGATTCTTATAGAAAAGTATATATGTTTGATTTAAAAGGCAACTATCTTAGAAGTTTTAAATGTTGCTAGGATGCTGCAATATATTTAAATGTATCAGATATATATTCTGCTACTAAAGCAATTCGGAATTGCTGTTTAGGGACTAGCAAATCCAGTTTTGATTATTATTGGAGCTATACTAAAAAATTCGATTATAAAGGAACTAAGAATCTTACTCCAGTAGCACAATACACATATTCTGGAAAATTTCTAAAGCATTTTGATTCTATTACTGAGGCTGAAAACGAGTTACATTGTTGTACAATACACTAGGCAGCTACAAAACATATGTTAGCAGCCGGTTACTAGTGGAGATACTTTACTGGAGATACTAGAGATATACCTCCATTAATATCTAACTCTATTAAAAATAAAGTAGTTCCAGTAATTATGTATGATAAGTAGGGAAATGTGCTTGGAGAATATCCGTCTATTAACGAGTGTGTTAATAGTAATCCGCAATATAATTTTACTAATTCTCAAATACAAAGAGTTTGTAAACATATTATTAAATCACATAAAGGATTTGTATTTAAATATAAAGATGAAGATATAGTCTTATCTGATTAGAAATAATCAGCTAAAATAAATGAATTAGCTTTCTTTTGTGCTTGATAGAGCACTTACAGAGGAGTTTGGTGATAAGGGTTACGGTATCATCGTAGACCTTTCTTCAGATTCCGCTTCAGGTACTCCTGCTGTTGGTATGTTTACTGTCGATAACAAGCAGTTCATGCAGAACACCATTAACGGTGTAGGCGGCAGCAAGAGTGGCGATGTAGCTACTCGTGTAGCAGGTAGCGTAAAGGTTATCATGGGAATAAACTAATCTGCATTGTTCCCTTAAAATTCTTTTAAATGCTGGAAAACTAAATGATAAATTTAACAATCAGCAGCCAATATTTAAAACAAAGCCTTAAGGATTGTTTTTTATAAGGTTCAACGACTAGGTGGTAATACCGTAAGTAATATTTAATAATATTAACTGAAATGGAGAATGACTTAAAATATATCGTTTACTGTACAGTAAATTAGGTGAACGATAAAATTTATATCGGAGTGCATAAGACTGATATAACAAAGTTTGATGGTTATATTGGATGTGGGGTTTATATAAATAGACCTGCAACTTATGAACGTAGTAAAACAGTATTTTAGTTAGCTGTAAAAAAATATGGTATAAAAAGTTTCAAAAGATATACCATAGCAACATTTGATAATGAAGATGAAGCATATTTAATGGAATAGTCTATAGTTAATAAAGATTTTCTAAAACGTACAGATGTTTATAATACTGCATTAGGAGGCTCTAATGGAGCATATCTTCTCACTTGTAGAAAAGTTTATCAATATACAATTGATGGTACTTTTCTCAGAGAATATTCTTCAGTTAAAGAAGCTGCAATATCGGTAAATAGACATAGTACTAGTATTGAAAGAGCTATAGAATTTAAATCTAAATGTTCAAATTATTTCTGGACAGATATTAAATATGACAAGTTAGATTTATCTAAAATGAAACAATATGTTGGACAACATACAATTCCAGTATATCAATATTCATCCACTGGAGAATACGAATGTTGTTACGAGTCTATTGAAAAATGTGCAGAAGCATTAAATATAAATTCTTCAAATATAAGTACAGCTATTAAATTAGCTTCTAAATATAATAACAAATATTTCAGTACTGTATTTAAAGAGACTTTTATAAAAGCTAACAATAAGAGAATACAAACAACAGAAATTCATCAATATGATTTAGATGGTAATTATATTGCTTCTTATTCAGGACAACCTGAAGCTAAAAAGAAATTAAATATTAAATCTGATATTTATAAAGCAATACGATTACATAGAACTGCAGGAAATTTCTAGTGGTCTTTTGAAAAATTACCTTAGATAGCTCCCTATAAAGCTAAAACTGGTAGGAAAAGAAGAGTAGGCAAATATACAAAAGACTGGAAACTGATTAAAGAATATGAATCTAAATCAGAAGCTATGTTAGAAAATGGTAAAGGACTAGCTCATGTATTAGACGGACGTGATGAGTTTCATAAAGGTTTTCGATATAAATTCTTAAGTTAATGATATAGTCTGTTGAGTAATTAACTCAGAGCAGGTGTAGCTGTATTTAATCCTTATCGTAGTTATATTCTGCGTTAGGCTTAAGTAAGATAATAATAAGTAAGTGGATAGTAGTATAGCTATCTGCTTACTTATTTATGTTTTTTCAATATGAATTAATGATTTATGGCTTAGACAATTTTATTAAGAAGTGTTTGGGGTAAAGTGGGAATGGTATATACCATTAACCCATGTCCAGATAAAATAACAGGTAGATTCTGTAAATGGGTAAAGCCTGTAGATTCTAAGGGAGATATGATTCTTACAGATAAGGACAGAAATAGTGAGGACTATCCATACTTTATTCCTGAAAATAAGGAGTTCAAAGTATCTGATGGTACTACTTTTGATCTGTCCGACCCATTTCAGCTTGCTGAATGGGAATCAATTAAGAATGCTCCTATAATTGCATCTAGTAGATATGAGAAAGATGCAAACGGTAATTATAAGATTGATGGCAATATTAAAGATACAAGCAGTCATCCTAGAAACGGTGTTGCTGAATTGTATGTAGATATTCCTGGTGTAGAAACAGCTGCTAGAGTTAGTAAGCAGAAACTTGTCTTCGAAGCTAGTAAGTTGATATTTGACGATCCTAAGGGAGCTGAGGGTAGACTTCGTATTACTCGTATTCTTGGTAAACACATGAAGAATGCTCCAGAATCAGATGTTACAGAATATCTGCTTGATTTGGCTAAACGTAATCCAAATAAGATTATTTCTCTTTACAATTCTAATGATTCTCAACTTAGACTTCTGTTTATTGATGCTAAGGAAAATAGAGTAATCATTTCTAAGAATGGCATATTTATGTATGGAGACACTCTTCTAGGAGCTACTGATGATGCTGTAATTACTTGGATGAAAGATCCAAAGAACAACAAGTTGCTTCAACTTATGATGGAAGAAACCTATCCGGATATGTATCCTACAGAATCTAAAGATACTACTGCTAAAAAGAAATAATTTATAAACTATGACAGCAAAACAAGTATTTGAAGCTGTTTTAATGGAGCTTAATAAACAAAATGCTCCAAGCATTGATCTGGAAACTTTTAATTATTTCTTTAATAAAGCTATTAACTAGTTTATAAATAAACAGTTTAATGTTGGTGTAGATACTGACCAACAACGTACTGACGATATAAGAGTATTGAAGACTTCTGCTATCTTAAAACCCGTAAAAACACCTGCAGATTTATCTAAGGTAATAACAAAGCTATTGGGTAAAACTGATGGTGATAACGGAGAAAAGGGAGATGCAGAAGTAGTCAGCTCTGACTCTGTATATGGAGCTACTTATGAATTTAACTTACCTGCAGATTATTTACATTTACTGAATTGTATCTGTATTTATCAGGTAAAGAAAAGAATAAATTGTCCGTATAATGTAGGAGATATTGTAAGGAAGGGAGCTATTAAATGTAATGCCGATACTTGGCCGCTTATTATAGACAATCTCTATATGAGACCTACTTATAAGAGACCTTATTATTACATTAATAATTTAAATACTTCACCTACAAATCCTACTAATCCTTTTAAAGAGGATATTAATTCTGGCTCATCAATACAATATAGTGGAACTGATGTCGCTACTTCTCAATATGTAGAAACAGGTCCTAGTTATGATGCAGACAAGAATAAGGTAAGTGGAACAACTTATAAGGATACATAGAATACTTCTGCAGCAGCGTCAGGTAATCCTTTAAATAGAAAATACAAGATTTCTATTGATGACGTAGATAGTGAGGATAATACTGTAGTAAAAACTGCAGGTCATCGTTACGGCAATTCTTCAAATGTACGTTTGGAGATCAGATATGGCCAAGATTCCTCAGTATTTAATTTGATTGGTATAAGTATCGACTACATTAAAGCACCTCAATTCATAAGACTGACTTAGGAATAGCTTGATTTAAATGAAGATACTTCACAAGTAATAGAATTTCCAGATTATATATGCCAAGAGATAATAAACGAGCTGACTAAAATAGTCATGGAGAACGCTAGTGATCCTAGACTGCAAACTAATCCTGCTATAAGCTAGTCTATTGCTGCTCCAGCTCAAGCATAGACATCAACTAAAAAATAATTAAGTTATGTCAACATTTAATTTTGAAACTACTACTATTATTAATAGTATTACCGCTCCTGGATTTGCAGGTAAAACTGCACATAGTGGGGCTACTACTATTAAAGATCATCCAAGATTCTGGGTCGATGCAGAAGATACTTCTAACCCTGTATTGAGAATTGCCAGAGGTGGCAGATTTGCAAGACAGAATATTAGTTCTATAGTAAAGAGAGCTTGGGAAGATCCTGAGTATTTCCAAGTAACTTTTGATATGACTAAGGCTACAGCTAAGCTCTCTGACCAAGTTACTAGTCTTCTTGGTAGACTTGTAATTAAGGTAGAATTGCAAGGCTCTAATGATGTTATCTATTCAGATGCATATAGCCGTCACATCAAGCCTTTCTATATTGAGTTCCCTGTAAGTGCTTCAGATAAAGGCAAAGAATCAGATCTTGCTAAGAAAGTTGCTAGAATTGCTAACAAGTACGGCAATCTCGTCTACGGCGACTTGCAGCTGAATGTCAACACTGACGGCACTAAAGTAGTTGTTACTGGTACTGATGAATATCAGAGAGTTGTAGAAGCCTCTTTGGAGATCTACAATGAGGCTCATCAGACATTTGATTGCTGCGCTGCTTTCGGTGACTACGAATATGATTCAGATGGTGTACTTGTAAATCAGGGTAAGCCGGGTGTTGGTACTTATCGTCAGTTGGTCAAGGATCTTGTTCTTCCTACTGAAGCTCATAGAGAGTGGGCTAATCCATTTGAGGATGAAGCTCCTATTCTTGGCGGCCACTACAATGAGTATACTATTACTCTTTGTGTTGAGAGACCAGGTCTTGGAGGCTTGAGTGCTGTCGGTCAGCAGGTTGTTTCTACTACTATGCACACTTTCTTCGTACTTGATGATGGTAGCACCGATGCCAAAGTAAATCCTTCTCTTGCTTTCGAGGCTTTATTAGTATAGCTTTCTAATGGTATTGAAGGTATGGCTACCACTGCAGACAAAGATTATGATGATGTTGCTGTAGACAAGGATAAACTCGAAGATTCTTATAACGATTCAGCTGCTATTAAGAATGTATAGACTGAAGCACAGGGTAAGAATCTTACAGATTCAGAGTCTATTGTAACTCCTAAGGGCCTTAAGAATGGTAAGAGACAACCAGCTTCTGCTACTACTGGCGGTTCAACCGGTGGCAGTGGTTCAGATTCTGGCACAACCTAGCCTTAATATTTTTTATAATATCTAATTAATAGGTGTTAGCTAACTAATGAATAGTTAGTTAGCACCTATTTTTTTTTAAGTGTAGTTTTTATGGGAATGATAAATAGATTAGCTTCTGCTGTTTACAATGATATTGTAGGAGGATTGCGTGGTTATCATGAAAACCATTCTATAAGTCTTGAACAGCTTGAAGACGACATTATATAGACAAGAATTTCTGTAATAAAGGAATATGCTTTAAAAGGTATATTGCCTATTAAAGATTTATTAGAAGCAATAAATTGTATTCCAGTAGATTGTGAAGATTTGGATAGATGTCATTGTAATTCTGAATATGTAGGTAAACCTTAGATGCATTTCTGTATACCACAACTAATGATGGATTGCTTTGGTTCAGATACAATAGATTACATAGGTTCTACAGATAGATAGAATCCTTTTATTGTATACCAATCTATGACTACTACTTAGATATATTCTAAGTATAGAAGAAGAGCTAAGAATAAACCTTTTGTATATCTAGACACAACTCCAAATGATTAGGGATGGTTAGATGGTTATATATTTAATGCTCCATATTTAAAAGAAATTTCTGTAGTTGCAGTATTTAAAGATCCTAGAGACCTAGAAAACTTTAAATGCTGTCCTGATGATGTATCTAGTAAAAGATTTAGTTTTATTGATGAAGAGGTAAGAAAGCGAGTAACTACTTAGTATGTACAATATTACAGATAGTTAGCTATGCCTATTATACCTAATAAACAAGAATATTCTGCAAGCTAATGGAATTATTTGATTTTCACTATGCACAAGTTCTAGCCAATTAGTATTATAATGTAGATATGGAACCTGAAGATTTTGAAGAATTAGGTTTAATTGCATTTGAGAGAATTGGAAATAAGAGAACTAAATTACATAGAAGCTGTTTAACAGTATCTAAAGATAATACTGCAGAATTGCCAGAAAACTGTGATAATATTAAAGCTATAACATATAATTTTGAAGATGCCAGATTCGTATCACCTATCTATGATTATGGAGATATAGATTCTATCGTTACTGAGAATTATATTGAATATGGTAAACAATTAACCAGTCCAGATTATATATCTGGAAGGTATGTTAAGTACACACAAAGTGGTAATACTTTATATTTAAAAGATAATTGTACGGGATAGACTTTAAATATCTTGTATGAAGAGAATATATTAGATGATAATGGATTGCCTAAGATTACTTCAGAAGAAGCCTTAGCTATTGCTACCTACGTAGCCAGTGTTCAGCTTTTTAAGAAAGGATTAGCGACTAATAATTCAGGGCTCGTACAGATGTCTCAAGTCTTAGATTAGAAAGCTGCTAGATATATTGATTAGGCAAGAATACCTGAAAGTATATCTGATAATGAAATGAATGAAATTTTGGACGCCAAAACAAGTTCTGATAGGAAGTTGTATGGTAAGTCTTACAAACCAATAAAATGATGGATGATTATGATTTGTTATCTTTTGGACAGATAAAAAAACTTGTACGAAGAGAGATAGGTTAGGAACGATTTAAAATAGAACCAAAGCGGTAGAAGAAGATAAAGATTGTTTAGAGGAAACCTGTCGAATAGGAATTTGTAGACTTTATGTAGCAGACAGATAAGAAGTTTGCTTTTAATTCTAAAGAGTTATTCTATGGATATAAGAAACCAGTAACTAAATAGGATTTACAATCTTTAGGTTATTATATAAAAGGGGTTGAGAAAGAAGAATGTCTTGGAGAAGTATTTGCAGAATTTGTAATATTTCTTATTAAAGAAGTTATAGTAAATAATCTTACCTTGGCTGTCCCTGCTATAGGAGCTTATTGCACTTTACACACAAAACCTATAGAAGGAGAAGATTTTAAAAAATACAGACAGTAGGGTAAGTTTTTAGACATAAACTTCTTAGTATCTGATTTTAAAGCATATAAAATAGTTTTAACCAGATACCGCAGCAGAGATTCATCTATATTTTTTGACACTGATATAGCTTTAGACCCTGGACTTTAGAAAGAATTGTCAGAACAGATCAATAGTGGTAAACAATACTATGATTCTATTCCGAAGAAATTTGACGATTATATTTCTGAGTTTTGGTACTTATATCCAAAAGCAAGTTTGAAGTTTCTAAAATCATTTATACGCTTTGGGTGGGTACAAATTTTTCATCATGCCAAAAGATTTAGAGATGTTTTTATATAGACAAAAAACCATTATATTTATATAGGAAATATTGAAACTCTTTCAGGATTTAAACCTGAAACATATTATCGTAGGCTAATGCGTAAGAAACTTGAAAAATTATTTATAACTAAGAATATTAAATGGGATGGATATTACTATTTTTGCATTTCTCAATAGGAATATAAATATTATTTCAAGCCTACAGAAAATATGAAGAAGCTGAGAAGATATAATTCCTGCAGAGCTAATACAACTAAATATTTCTTTTTTGATAACCCTAAAGTTCTATTTAAACATCCAGATATGGCCTATGCGTTTTATAAATATAGATATATGGTTAGAGCAAAAGCTCCTCAAGACTTTGGTAATCATAGATATATAAGACCATATCTGCCTATATAGAATGTTGAAAATTATGAGTTTGTAGGGGCTAAAACATTGAAAAATCTTATGGAACACAAATATAAAATATTATGTCTAAGAAAGCAACGGTAAATGGTTTTACTGGCGGATTATCTATAGATTTGAATCCGCTTACTAATACTAAAGAAGTATTATCTGATGCAGTAAATGCTACTTTAGTTACGGGTAATGGAGATGAAATGATATTGTAGAATGATATGGGTAATATTCCTTTAGGCTCAATTCCTGAAGGATATGTTCCTGTAGGGTGTAAGGAGTATGGTGGAATTGCTTATATTGCTTTATATAATCCTAAAACTAAGAAATGTTAGTTAGGTACCTATCCTTCACCTGAAAGTTATACTGAGAAAAATAATTCTAATGGGTCATTTAAACAAAACCCTTTTGATATATTGTCAGGAACCCCTATAGTACCTATAGATAATATAAATTATTCTAGCGATATTTATATAACTAAAAATTGTATAGATAATATTACTTATGGTAGTAATGTAGAGATAACTATTAATAATTTCGTAGATTATGTTAATATGTCTTCTGGAGACATGAAGATGTGGGATTATAAATGGTAGAAAATACTTTCTAACTCTCAGAAAGAAGATGTTTCTGAGAAGTCGGCTACTATAAATGGAAATAATTGTACATTTGTATTAAATAATAGAGGAAATACAGGATAGCTAATTCTACATTTACACAAAAGACATATAAATAAAATACTTAATACTGTTAATTTTATACGTTAGTCTGATGTATCTAAATTAAAGAATTTGACAGACGAAGAAACTTAGGTTTTCAAAAATATTCCTAAAAATGGTGGAGTATTTATATTTAATTCTACTTATTATTGGGACTGTCCTGACGGTATTGGAAGTAATTGCGGGGCAATATCTAATGTAATCAATGGAATTAAATATGTTATATCTACAAATTCTGGAGATACAGAAGTTTATTATGATCATACTACTTCTAAGGATAGGGAAAAGGATGGAGATACAGGTTATTGGAAGCGTTCTGTTCAAACATATTGTTATATAAAGTCATTTTAGCCTTCAGAGATATTTAATATAAAAATATATCCTAGGACTTACAATAGAGATTAGACTGAATTGGAAGATTCTATCAGTATAGCTGCAAATGCTTGTGATAATCCTGATATTTATTTGAATACTTGGAATTATAAAGTATATAACAATCAATTAGTTCTTACTTGGGGATTCTATGACATCAGTCTCTATAAGTAGGGTATTAGTAATATAGTAATGAAGTTTTATGATATATATACTAATACAATAGACCATGTAAAAACTATAGAAAAGCGATCTACATACAATGGTTCTTTCGTTAATTCTGTAACAGGATTGTAGCCGAATACAATATACTTTGTGATAATTTCTTTTACAGCACAAAACTCTTAGTATGAAGAATATAGGTGGGTAAATACTTCTTCTCTATATAATTCATGCACTTTAAAAGATTTTGGGGATATTTCTATTGTTCCTTACAATCTTATAAATATTCCTTTAGATTTATCCGAAACTTCTGATAGTTTTTAGACTGTGGATTCTTAGAAGACGGGTACTTTATTATCTTCAAATACTCAAACTAAAGCCTTTAGCATGGTTGTAAATAATACTATAAGTAATTATTACAATATGAAAGGCATTACTGAAAATAATAATAATAATAATAACATATTTACTATAAATCCGGAGAACTTAGAAGAAGCTGCTTTATATACTTTCTCAAAATCTAAGGTAAGTAGTTCTCAAACTTCTTTTGAACCTAAAGTTATAGGAAATTAGGATACTTCTTTTGTAAAAGAAAATCAAGCAATATTTAAAGAAGGCTCTCTTAATGCAATATGTACATCTGCAAAAACTGATGCAACGTTAAAAAAGCTGGGTTATACAGATACTTATTTAAAAGTTAGTTTTTAGTGTAGCTAGGCTGCGTCTGCATCAAGTAAACTTTATACAGGAGCAATTACCTTTAATAAATATTTTAGACCATTTGTATTAGACCCACTGGAAGTTTCTAAGAATCTTAGAGAAAAGTTAAAATCTAATTATTACGCTTTTGGATATGAAATAGATTCCGACTACCTACCAAAATATTACTACATGACTTAGGTAGCCTGTAAAAATGATGATGAAGGGGGATTACCTTCTGATAACTTATGGTATAGACAATATGTTGTTGATAGGACTAATATAGATACTGGGTATTATATTAATTCCAATGGTAATAAAGATTTCAAACTATACGATAACAATGGAACTTTAATGGATGATAACTACTAGGATACTTATGTTGAATTAGACGATTCTGCAGCTACTCATACAGATGTTGGTGCTATTTATAATTATTTGACAGAAGAAACTATTACAGGTGCTACCTCAGACATAGGGACCTCACAAGTTATTAATAATTTTGTACAAGGATATGGGAGCAGCTTGAATAATTCCATATATGGTGAATTGGCGGATAATGATTTTGATAATAATAAAAACAATTGGTGGAATGGTTCTTATACTCCTATCGTGTTAGGAAATAAATATGGTCATAATACAAAAGCTAGGGCTAACTTAACAATAGGTAGAAATGCAGATAACTCTTTCAAAGATACTGTTGATTAGTTTACTATATTACAGACTATAATGTCCAACAATACTAAAGCTGCCAATAAATTTATCCCTACATTCTGCTTCTGGGGGAGTGCATATTTAACTGACTTTGTTCAAAAAGATACTAAGGGGAATTATTCATTAAGGTCTTAGAGAACTCATGATTATCAACATAATGGAGTAGATGTTCCTGGATATGAAGGTAATTCTAATACCGATTCCGGTATAGCTATTACTTATATGCCGGAAGAGAAGGGGGGACATAAATATTTCTTTGGTTCCTGCTTTAAGAGCTTATTTCCATTCTGGTTAGATTCTCAAGGAGTATACAGCAGTTTAAATTATGGGCAATCTATACAGATAGATTCAGATTGGCAGAATCCAGATTAGATGAGAGCTAAGGATATATCTCCAATTATCAAAACTTTACTAAGCACCTTTAAGAATTATTATGTGTATACTAAGTCTACATATACAGTTGATAATGCAAATATAACTATAGCAGATACATAGAATATATGTTATAGTGATAATATAAACAATACTCTCACAATTTCAGATTTTGCATTAAATATCCCATAGAGTATATTACAGATAGGAGATGTAAATTATAATTCTTAGGTAACTTCTATTTTAAATACTCGTTGTAATGAATCTAAAATATATAATATAGATAAATCTGTTAATTCTACTAAAGCAGTTCTAACTTCTACTGCACAATATTCTGTAAGACTGATATAGCAAAAAGTAGATTATCAATATTCTATAAATCCTTTACAAGAAATACTTTCCAGCATAAATGATGTATCTAATATATCCTATCCTGTATTGTTAGAACCTATAAGTTCTCCAAATACTGATACCAATATAAATGGAAATATTAAAGCCAAGGAAACTGATACGGCTAATAAGGATAAGTATCTTTATAAAAAGAATGCTTGTAGAATTATTACAGATATATATAGAAATGATGAAGAGAGTATGTTAGATGTTAATAGTTACTATACTTTATCTGGAGATACTCCTCAAGAGCATCCTTTTGATCTTTATGATGTACTATTACCTATAAGAATAAATATTGATTCTTCTACAGAATATAGCACCCTAATTCTTAATAATGGAAATAATACTAATAAAAATTATTGGGTAGTGCCGAATAATGTTACAGGTGAAGCTGAAGGGGCAAATGTATCTTCTTTAAGATCGCTACCTAAAACTAATACTTATAAAAGTTCTGGAGCTTTATGTGCACCAACTCAGATGGCATATAAACATAATAGGACTGATTCTGCATACTGTACTGCTACTTATTGTAATATTCCTATAAATGTGGGAATTTATGCAAAATTCTTTAATTATGATGTAAATAAGGCAATGCCTAATGCTACAGCATAGTATCAGATTTCTAGTTACAGACCATGATAGAACTAACTACTACAAAAAACGAACTAAATATAGATGCACAATGTACTTATACTGTTAATATAGTATAGACTGCGGGCAATGGAACATTGAGTTATACGTATAATCCTTTACATAATTTAGAAATATTACAAAATGGGGAATATACTCTTAGTGATATGGATACCACTAAATTAAATTTTGATTTACTACATCCATTATAGATGGAATTGTAGAAATCCTACGACAATTCCATTAATATTATTTTTATTGATAATAAAAATGTTCCTAGATTAATTAATTCAAGATTAGTTGTAAAAGATAATAACACCTATGTATTACCAAATAGATTGTCCAATACCGAAAATATTTATAGTGGATACAATGACCAGAAGTTTGAAATTCAGACTTCATTAACTAAGACTTTTGATAGTGTATGTACTTGTAAGTATGTTGGATTTATAACAAATGGTAGATTGGCTTGTGGAAACTATCATTTTTATATTTCCTACATAGATGGTGATGGTAATTCTACTAACACTGTCGTAGAAACAGGATTAATATCGGTATTCTTAGGTAATGACGGAGATCCTTTTTCTGTACATGGTGGTATAAGAGATACTAATAGCTATAAGGGAATTTAGTTACAGTTTGATAATTTAAATACTGCATATAATCAGTTGTAGATTATCTATTCAAGAGATACTTCTGATGATATGTAGAACTATGTTACTAAGTATTATAGAATTAATAAAAAGTTTTAGTATGATTTTGAGAATACTGTAATTAGCATTACTGGATATGAAAATACTTCTAGTATTACTTAGGAAGAGTTTAACATTACTTAGAAATAGTTTTTAACAGCTAAAACAGAGGCTTAGGTAAATAATAGACTATTTTTAGGAAATGTTTCATAGAATATAAATTACGATCCTGAATTAAGAACTGCTGCTATCCAAATATTACCATATCTCTATGTATGTGATAAAAATACTATTATTGGAGATATTAGTACCTCTTATTTAAATAAATAGATAGAGACTTCTGTAGAAAATTCATTCACTGGAGAATATTATAATTCTAAAAATATATATTATAATCTGGGGTATGCTAATAAGGAGATTTATAGACTTGGAGTTATATTTATTTATAAAAATGGAGAAAACTCTTCTGTCTATAACATAAGAGGGGGACAAATCCCTACATATGCAACTCTCCCTTCAGAAGGTCCTAAAGGATTTACAGAAATAAAATGGAAATCTAGCGACGATGTTACTTGGAATAGTAATGATTCAGTATAGTTATATGACTTTTCTTCTGATTAGTATATTAATAAAACTACTGGAGAAAATACTGCTGGAGTTGTATATTTAAACAATACTAAAACTCCGAAATTCTGGCCTCTATATAGTATTGGAGTATATGTTCCAGAAGATGTTATGAATTATTTAAAGGCTTCAAATATTATAGGGCTTAAGTTTGTGAGATAGAAGCGAATGCCTTTAAGACTGTGCCAGGCTTACACAATTCCAGTGGATGATGGTTCCAATCTTCCATTAATACATAGTGGTAAAAATAAATATGTAATAGAATCTTTCCTTACTTAGAATGGAACTACGTCTAGAAAGGTAAATAATAATTATTCTAACAGATTATATTCTACTACATATAATAATAAAGAAATAGGTGCCATATGTCCTGACTATATAGTTAAAATGCCTTTCTTTAATCAGTTATTTACCGGAACTAAGTTTACATTTAGTACTTCTACATAGTAGAATGGAGAAGGTTATTTAACATCAGAAACTTCAGCATCTAGAAATTATAAAGTATCCTCTCACGAATATATATAGCGTACTTCGTATATATAGGATGTATACGTTGTAGGGCTACAAGATAGTCAACCTACCGCCGCAGCTAATAATTATATTTACAGAGCAAAAGCGGGAGATGCTTCAGAAGCTTACAGATATAGATTGATTGGAGATCTACAAAAATAGAATGATAATGGAACATTATCCGCTAAAGATTTACAGAATGATTGTAGACTTGTTAGGGGATTGTTTTCTCCCTACTTAGGATTAAATAGTTCGGAATTAGATATTGATACTTACTACGATATATATTATCCAGGATTTTCGGAGACTAATATAATTAACTATATGTCTGTAAGGATTTAGGACAATTCAGAATATTATCCTATTAGTGATAATATAGATATACAAACTCTTAATTACTATAATCATAATCTTTATAGAGGGGATAATTATATTTGTAACTTCACTTGGAGAGTAAATCGTAATTTCTCTGATTCTTCAGCACCTACTAACGATATTATCGTTGAAGAGAATACATGGATAGATCATTTTAAACCTTCTGATAATTTACCAAAAGATAAGTATGGAGGTAAAACTGAATTTGAATATATAAACAGAGGAGACATAAATGCTGTTAAACTTGGAAGTTGGATTACTATTAAAGTAGAATCTAATTACAATCTCAATTTAAGAAGTATTGATGAATCTAATACTACAGAAGTTGCTCTATATGGACATGGTAGAGGGTTCTATCCAGTAACCAAAATGTCTGCTGATGGAGGATTTAAAATACCGGATAGTCAGCAATTAAATGATGGTTATAATGTAGTATTTGGAGCTAGGGTATACAATAAATATCCAGATGTTCCATATGTTCAGAATATCTTTACTAATAGAATTTATTATTCTAATATTTATCCATATAATTCTATAAATAATGGATATAGAGTATTCAGCACTGTCAATTTCAGAGACTACAACTTTGAACTAGGTTCTATTACTAAAATATTGGAATGGTATGGAGATTTAATATGCGTATTGGAACATGGTATTGTATATATTCCAGTTCAAGAAAAATCTATTGCAGCTGATGGTACTGACATACATATTAATTACAATAAAATACTTCCTGATAAGGGATTAGTTCTTACTTCTGACATAGGTTCTAAATGGTAGGATAGCATTGTTAAAACGCCTTATGGAATTTATGGTGTAGATACTGTTGCTAAGAAGATTTGGTAGATTACTGGAAGTGGTAATAGCTCTAAAGTAAATATTATATCTGATTTTAAAGTAGAACAATTCTTAAATAGAAATATTGATTTAGGAGAAACAGATAATATTCCTGTCTTGGGAATAAGAAATGTTCATTCTCACTGGAATCAGTATAAACAAGAAGTAATGTTTACTTTCTATGATTGGTCAGAACTCTATCAACAGTTAGGTATTACAGAAGATACTACTGAATTGCCAGAATTGCCTACAATATCTTCGACAGATCCAACTCAAACCAGTGTTGAGAAAATTACTCCTAAACGCTATTAGTGGAATTTAGCTTATAATATAATGTCTAGTAGTGATGGAGGAATATTTACTACTTTCTATACATGGATGCCTTCTTATGTATTTAATATTGATAAATGTATGTATTCTTTAAATGAAGATGCTACAGAATATTCTGTATTAAATTATATAGGAAAACAATTTAAAGAAGATGTTGGCAAATTAAATGATTGGAAATTAACTAATTATTTAGAGAATACTGATTACGTTTAGACTTTAAATAATGTATGGAAACATGGAGAAACAAATATTCGTCTGAATGAATCTAAACCACTACCCACTCATTGGTATGGAATGCAACATCCATTTGAATTTGAATTTATTGTAAGAGATGATCCTTCTGTTTAGAAGATTTGGAATAATCTTTATATAATATCTAATTTTGCAGAACCAGAATCATTTAGTTTTAGTATAATTGGTGATGGATATGAATTTAAGAAAGATAAATTAAATATGTATTATCGTCAAGAAGCTACTAAGAATTTATGGCATAATATGGGAAGTAAAATTACTTACGACAAAGATTACACTTCAATAACTCCAGACTGGAATAATACTATATTAAATAATTATATAGATCCAGAAAGACCAAATCAAGTAGTAGGAGTTCCTAAATCTACATATTTCCCATTATACTACAAGAGAGCTAATTTATTACATAATCTAGATGCTGTAATGTTAGATAGTTATCATAGTCCTATATTTGATTGGAAATATCTATCAGGTAGTGAAATATTCCACAATTCTAGAGAAAATAATTATGGAATCACTACACATATTAAATGTTCTCCAAGACATAAATATGGTATATTAAAATCTAATTCAGAATATCTTGAAGATAAATGGGTAATACAAATTCCTAAAATTAATTTGGTATAGAAAAATGAATCAGATTGGAAGAATCTTCCACCTTTAGTTATTGATTACATACCAAATGATTTATCTACTAAAGATATTTCTGAAGATGTGCTACCAGAACAATATAAGGATTCAAAAGTACCTTCCGTAGGTACAGATCCCTACTGGCCACATAGATTAGATTTAGATAAATGGTCATATACTAAATATATGCCACTTAGAGATAAATGGATTAAAATTAGAGTTAGGTATAGTGGTAAATAGTTAGCTATTATTTCTGCTATACGAACTGTTTATACTGAGAGCTTTGCATAATGAGTAGTTTAGCTGGAATAGATTTATCTAGTTTAGGATCAAGTATTTCTAAATTAGGTAATAATGTATTTAAAGGAGCTTTAAAAAACCCTTCATTAGCATCTACTGCATTAGATGTTGTTGGAGGGTTTATTCCCGAAAAATCTGAATATAGTGGTACCTATGGAGATATTACCAAAGCTGCTGATAGTATTTATGATACTGCTTCCGATGTGATAGCTGCAGTCCCTGGATGGGGGACTGTAGCATCTCTAGGAATGAAAGGTTTAGGAGTTCTAAACAAAGGTATTAGTGCTATTGGAGGTGGTACTGATGGTATGACTACAACCGATAGTGTTTTAGGTAGTAATTGGTTAGGATGGACTCCAGTAGGAATGCTTAATGGATTTGGAGGGAAAAGGTCTCACACTTAGGAATAGGGCCAATCTGAAAGAGATACTATGGCTTCTGTAGGAGGTTCTTATATGGGGTCTGTAGGAGATTGGCAAGATTCTCTTAAATATAGTAATAAGAAATATGGCTTATTCTCTAGTGGTGCTAGAAAGAAAGCCAATAGAAAGATAGATGATGCTAATAATAAGATGAATTTAATGACAGGTATTAGTAATACTGCCTAGACTTAGATGGAATTAGCCAATAATATGGCAGATACAAATAATATGAGATATTAGATGTAGTTACAGGGAGGATATGATCCTACTACAAGATTGGGTAGAAAAGGATTAAAAATAGAATACATTAAAAGAGCTAAGAGAATAGCTAATAAAGTAAAAGATAAGTAGTCTGATGTAGTAAAACATCAATCTGGAGGAACTATTGACGAACCTTTCTTTATTCCAACAGATTGGGAACCTCAAGATACTTTATCTAAATTTTAGAAAGGTGGCTCTATAAATATTATACCTGAAGGTGCTCTCCATGCTAGATTACATCATATGGAAGATGCTAAAGATCTTACTAAAAAGGGAATCCCTGTAGTAGACAATAAAGGAGTTCAACAAGCTGAAATTGAACGTAACGAAATAATCTTTAGAAAGGAAGTTACTGATAAAATAGAGCAACTTGCCAAAGAAGGTACTGATGATGCTGCTATAGAATGTGGTAAATTACTAGCTAAAGAGATTGTAGAGAATACAGACGATAAAACTGGATTAGTTCCTACATTATTTGAGAAGAAGTAGGATGGAGGAATAGTAAACCCTTCCAATACTCAGAACTTCTTAAATTAGCTTAACACTGCATGGAGCTAGCAGTTGGGCAATGTAAATACTAATTTACCCTCGCAGAAAGATTTACAAGGTCTGTAGAATACTTTAGATATATAGGCTTAGAAACAAGCAGAAAAAAATCTTAGAACTAAATCTATGGTAGGTACAGCTGTTTAGGGAGTTATAAATGCTATAGGTGAAGGAGAACAACAAAAAGCCTTAAATGAAGCTGCAGAATAGTAGCAAAAAGATGCAGCTATTCAAGGTACTGGAGATATGAATGGTAATGAGAAAATGTATCAGCAACTATAGCAAAATACTCTTCCTAAAGTTCCTACTGCAGAAAAGGGAATTAAAGTTCCCTACGAAGAATGGGTTAAAGATGTAAATCCTAAATTTCTAAGTCCTCTATATGATTTAAAATCGGCTTATGAATATAATCCAGAATTGGTGAATAAATGGAAACAAGCTGTTAATTCAGATAATCCTGATAAATATTTAAATCTTGTAGAGAAAAACGCTGATGGAGAAGAAATTTATCCTTATCATTTACCTTCTGTAATGCAATTACCTGATGGTGATTACATATTCTTAAAATTAGGTAAAGAAGATTAGAATAAAGAATTGTAGGGAGAATTAGATTTTTATAATGCCAATAAAGATTTCAAGAAGCTCTATCAGTTAGAGTTTGATAAAGACGCTAACAGGTATTTCTATAGAAAGAGATAGAAGTCTTCTAAAAATAAAATCGGAGGTATTTTAAAAGTAATTAGTGATTATGACGATTCTAAATTAGATAAGTTAGAATCAATATTAAAAGTAATAGACTAATGGAAGAAATAAATATTAAACTTGGAGATAAAGAATTTAAGGTTAAAAAAGCAGAAACAGAAGAAGAAAAAAGGAAAGGTTTAATGAATGTTGAATCTTTACCTGAAGATAGTGGAATGCTATTCTGCTGGGACAAGCCTCAAAAAGTAAGTATGTGGATGCACAATACTAAAATTCCATTGGATATTATTTTTATAAATGAGGATTAGGAAGTTTCTGCTGTAAAACAAGGTAAGCCAGATGATGATACTCTACTTAGTTAGGATGATACATTATATGTTGTAGAACTTAATAAAGATAGTGGAGTTAAGGTTGGAGATACTTTAGATTTAGAAGATGAAGATGGCCCTGTAATGAAAGTCTTAGCTCCTGATGGATCTACTTAGATGGAATTGTGGGGAGGAGAAAGAATTGTCTCTAGAAGAGAAACTAAGATTTTAATAAAGAAAGCTATTAAAGCATATCAGTCTTAGAGTGATAATGATTATAGAACTTTAGGAAAGTATATGTTTAAAGTATTGAATAAACAAGATAATAGAAAACCAGAATATGTAACGAAAAAAGACTAAATTTAATATCCCATTTTTTTAAATAATTTATTTATATCGTCAATAACTATGAAAAGGTATATTGGATTTAGTTGTAAATTTAATATTAAATTTTTAAAAAACGTAATTAATTATGAATTTGTAGTTTAGAAAATTTCAAGATGGCGGTCAAGTAACTCCAGATTAGAGTGCTGACCAGTCTCAACAAGAACAAGCCGCTCCCCAAGAAGGAGGTCAGCAAGATCCTATGGCACAATTGATTCAAGCTGCTGCTCAGGCAGTTTAGAGTCAAGATTGTCAAACAGCTATGCAAGTTTGTCAAGTACTTGTTCAGATGGCTCAACAAGGTAGTGAAGCTCCTCAAGAAGGTACTGCTGATTAGGGAGAGCCTGTGTACAGAGCAGGTGGTAAACTTCTTAGACGTATTACTTTGTAATATATTTAAATGTACAGGGAGCATATCTATTTTGATATACTCCCTTTTATTGTTTATATATGATGGAAAATAATAACACTACATAGACTACATCTACTCAAACTGCTTAGAAGCCTTCTGTTCCAGAAGTATCTAAGACTATAGATGTTAATGGAATAAGTCTTGATAGAAGTGCGGTACTAGACCAACTTAACGGACAGTACAATAGCTTCTTCAATACTTATAAGAATATGTGGAGTAAAAAGCAATAGAAGCAAATATTAGCTCAAAGAGATGCTTTATTCTCCAATATACAAAATGGAAATATAAATAAAATAGGTAATAATACTGTAGATGTAACCAATATGGAAAATTCCGGCATTGATCCCACAATGAACGGTGCTGGACAGATTAATGTTGGATATATATCTAAAGTAGGTAATTGGATGGCTAATAAATATAAGCAAGAACATCCTGAAAAGAAATTTGATGCTACTACTTTAGATACTCTGTATAAGAACTACTTTTATGGAGGTTCTGATGATGGTGATACTCAAGCATGGTTAGATTTAGACCCTGCTGATGCTAAAGGAAAAAGAGGTACTTCCGGTAGAATTGCTGCTTTAAATGGTTGGCTGAATAGTCTCAATTTAGATGATTACTCTTCGGCAGATTCTGCTTTAGGAAGTATGGATTCTGTAAAATCCAGACTTACTAGACTTAGAACTGCTTTATCAGATGGAGTGCTTAATAACGAAGATTACATGGCAGCTAATTCTTTAGGTTTTAATCTTAGAAAATATCTGACTGATGAATCTTCTGATGATTTAGCTGCAAAATTAGCTGCACAAGCAGCCGGCAAGGCTGGTACAACAGGTGGAGCAGCCGGCAATGCAGCAGGTTCTACAGCAGGCGATACAACAGGTGGTACAACTGAAGGTTCGGAAACTCCAAAAAGATCCGCTGCAGAAGAAGCAGTATTTGGAACTACTAAAGATGAAGATAAACAAGTAGCTTTAAATCTAGCTGATAGATACCTTAATATATTTAAATAGAATAAAGGTAGGTATGGACAAGGATTTGCAGCTTCACCATTAGGAGAAGTTCGTATAAAGACTAATGGAGTTTATGATCCTAATAGATCTTTAGGAGTGACTCTAGCTATGTTAAAGAGCTATGGATTTAATAATATAAATAGCTATCTTAACTATGTAGGTAGAAATGTATTTAGAAGAGGTTTTGGAGAATATCTTTCTAATTATAGAAATAAGAGAGTAGATTTAAATAGATATTTTAAGTCTACTGGTAGAAAACTTGTTGGAAATGCTCCTACTTATGGACAGCTTTATTCAACAGCTATGGCTAGTTATGTTAGACAGCTTAAAGCTGCTGCAGCTGCAGGTAAGTCTACAGAACCAATTTATAATTATAAAGGTAATTAGGTTATTGTAGTACCAGAAAGTTTAAATGAACAGACTGGTAATTTAGTATTATACGATATAGATAAAGGACTGTTCTATAATGAGAATCTTGGTAATACTAATATCAAAACATCTAATGGAGGATCTTTGATGATGACTTATATGATGACAAAGTATCCTTCAATATATAATTAGGACCAACCTTAGACTACTACGGCTCCAGACGTACAGGGCGAAGGAGAATAGACTACTACTACCAACACTGATTCTGCAGAAGATCGAGATACTGATTCTGACGACAATACAGTATCTTCTGAAAAACAAGGTGGTATTCTTAAAGCATATTTCGGCACTGCAATAGATTATGGTGGTGAATCTGCTGATCCAATACAGCCAACATTACCCGTGCCTCCTTCTAAGACATAGATTGCAGCTAAAAGAGCATCGAATGCTGAAAAATTAAAAGCATTAAAACTACAATAGGCTAGGAACAAAACAACTATTTCTAAAAATGGCGATTTGAATCTAAGTGCTTCAGACAAATTGAGGGCAGCCGCACTGGCTCAAGATATTATAAGTGCAGGAGCTGCTTATGGTGTGGGTCCCTACGGTACAACCGTTTCAGCAATTACAGGTTTAACTGGAGCAGCTACTGATGCAGCTGCAGATTGGATGGATGATTCTATGACTACTGGAGAAAGACTCGCAAATTTAGGAGTAAACTTGGGTCTTACAGCTGTAGGATTAATTCCTGGAGTTAAAACAGTTACTACTGCGGGAAAACTTGGGAAATTTGCTATTAAATCTATACCAATACTGCTAGCTGTAAAAGCTGCTCCAGAAATGATTACGTCTTTCAAAAAAGCTGCAGACGGTAAAGATCTTACAGAAACTGATTATAAAAATATTGTATATGGCTTAAGAATGATTGCCGGCGGGTTTAAAGTTGGAGGACAAGCATATTCTAGTAGACGATTTAAGGCAGAACGTAACGCCCAACCGACTACCCGTACCATGCAAGAAATATCTGTTAAAAATAATGGATAGGACGTAAAAGTAAGAGTTACTCCCCAACAGCTTAAGGATATTAACAAAGCTAAAATTCAGTCAGAAGCTAATGCTAGATTGCAACAAGCCTTAGCCGATAATGGGGTTAAAGAATCAGGAAACTATAAAGTAAATGATGGGTTATTCCCTGAAAACACTTCCTTAAATCCTTTTAAAAATAGTAAATCTAAGATTTAGGGTAAAGAAGTAACTGAATAGATAAATACAAATGGGTTGGTAAGTGATGCTGCCATTGTAAATAGAGCAATGAATATAAAACATCCTTGGATGGCCAAACATCTTAGAACCAACTATGATGTTTACGTTAACGGTAAATCTCCAATACGTTTATTCGATATGCCTTCAGTTAGACTATTCGCAGTCAAACAACCTACCTATAACAGAGCTACAGCTATGGAAGATGCTAGAAATGCAAGAAATGCTGATATTCAGACAGGTAATTCTTAGCCTTCTCCATAGCCTGCTCCACAACCTGCTCCATAGCCTTCTCCGGAACCTGCTCCATAGCCTTCTCCGGAACCTGCTCCAGTAGGAGGTAGTGGTACTTCAACAGGAAGTGGTACCTCTTCTGCAGGAAGTTAGCCCGCTCCACAGCCTTAGCCTACTCCACAGCCTTCTCCAACAGGAGGTTCTTCAAGTACTGGAACATAGCCTTCCAGCGGAACTTTACTCAAAGATGTATAGAGTATATTCGATTTTAAAAATAAAGCTATACGCGGAGATAGGTTAGAATAGTTTGTAAGTAATAATAAGTAGGCTTTTGATAATCTTTCTAAAACAGATAAAAAAATCATAAGCGATATTATTACTATGGAACAGGGTGCTTTTAAAGGTAGTTCTTATGACGAAGTTGTCAGAAAATAGTTATTGGATATAATAACTAAAATGACAGCTCCCGAAAATAATGCTCAAGCCTTAGCTGCTAATAAGAGTGTTCTAAGTTCTATTAGATACAGACACGGTGGTATTCTTAAAGCTCAAAATGGTGCGCAATTTACACCACAAGTATTTGGTAAGGATAAAAATAGAACTTCTTATGGAGGTATAACTAATACTAATAATAATACTTCGTATTACTCTAATGTATTTACTCCTTATAGTAATTATCTTATTGATGAGTTAAAATAGTATGGCAAGGATGATACTTACGGTAACTGGCTTAATAATATGCAGGTTCAGCACCATGGTTTATATCAATCTGCTGGAGGTGCTGGAGGAAATTTCTTAAATACTGCTTATAATAATAATGCTGCTGCTACTAGACAGTATCAATCAGCTTACGATACAGATTCGTTATCTAAGAATCCTACTGCTCATGGATTTAATACTAGAGGTATAGCTTTGGCTTCTTAGGCCGGTAGATATTCTAATGTAGGATATTCTAAACGTAATGGACAAGATTCTTTAAATACTGCTTGGACACCTGATGGTTCGTATAGTGGACAGACTGATGATAGAAGAATCTTAGGAAGATTAGGCGACTTTACTGATCAACAACTTACTGATTGGAATAATAAATTAAAGACTGTTGGTTGGGAATAGTATTTAGACCCTACTACTAATTACTATATGTTAAGGAGATTAAACACTCCTACTGGTACTTAGGAAGACAAGTCTACTAAAGTCGATGGAGCAAATCCTGATGGAATGAAAAAATCTACTGTTCTATAGGATATTGTTGGAGTTATAGATAAATCTAAACCTGCAATACTTGGAGCAATTAAAGCCGGATGGGATAATAGATTTAATACTAAGCAGATGAATGAAGCTCTTAGTCATATGAATCCAGTACTGTATAATACTTGGGATTTTAATAGAAAAATCTATGGTGATTATGCTACTAGAAACGAATATGACAGAGCGGGAGCAAATGCATAGTTACAAGCTGACAGAGTTGCAGCCAATACGGCTGATAGTTATCTAGGAGCAGCTACTCAAATGCAAGGTGTTTCACAAGCCGATGATAATAGAATTAAAGGCAGACTTGCTGATAACGATATGATTAGAAAGACTTATGAAGCCGCTTTGTAGGAGAATAAAGCTAATATCGAAAGACATTCTCAGAATGCTAATTAGAATAGACTTAATCTTAATAATAATGAGCGTGAGAGACTGTAGACAGTACTTACTACTAATAAGATGAATCACGATAACTGGGCTAGGTGGTATGATAAGTATGTATCATATCCTGCGGAAGAAGATTAGGTTAACAAGAAAGCATTGCAATAGAAGATAGATATACAAGATCTTGTGCTAAATTCTAATGCAGGTTTGGCCAACACTTTAAAAAATATTAAGGCTAAATGGCAACCTAAGTATGATGCTGCTACAACAGATGCCTAGAGGTTGTAGATTCAAAACGATATGTAGAAAGAATTAGATGCAGCTACTCTTGATTCTCAGAAAAGATAGCTCTGGAATCTAGCTCAACTTAGAGGTTTGCATTATGATTATACTCCTATATGGGAAGCAGGTGATTCTAACTACAATACAGCTACACCTACCTATTATAAAGATGGGGGTGCTGCATTGACTATAGCCAGAATACGTGAAAAGAATAAAGATAAGGATAGGCTTGCAAAAAAATGGTAGAAGTCTATAGATAACTTTTGGAACCAATTTAGTAAATTAAAATAGGCAGATTATTCTAAAATTGTATTTAAATGAATATAAATTTTAAAAAGTTCTAGAATGGGGGTTCAATAGCCCCCTTTCTAGCCTCTTATACACCAGTACAAGTAAATACAACAGCAGCTGACCCTGCTTTATCTTTATTTGATAATACTGGCAATTCTACAGCAACTACTGCTAAAAGTTCTGATAGTATTGACATGAAAGATACTATGGAACTATTAAAAAGTATGAGAGGTTTAGATACTGATGTATCTTTAGTTAGCACTACCCTAGCTTAGTAGGCTAAAAGAGATGCATTGTTTGGTACAGGAGATCCTGTATTACAATATTATAAGAATATAGATTTAATAAATAAAGTTATTGAATCTAAAGAAGAATATAAAGATGCTTACGATCAGGCTAAAGCTCAAGGAGCTTTGTCTGAAGCTGCTATTTCATCTGACGGTAGGGTGGTAGTTAAAACTTAGAAAGGATATAATTTAGTTACTCCTAGACAAGCTTTAGCCTTATAGGCACAAGGGGTAGCTGCTATATAGAAGAACTCAGATTTACTTAAAGCTCGTAGACACGACCCTTCTTTAGCTTTATAGAATGAAGTGTTATCTATAGTTCAAAACAGTGTATCATTTACAACTGTTAAGAAGACTGTAGATTCTATTGTAAAATAGTTAGGTAAATCTACTGTTACACAAGAAGGCTATAGTGCTAGAGAAGGTAACTAGATTCAAGCAGGTATTGCAGCTATTAAAAATGCTGGAGTAGGCCCTATGGATGGAGTTTATAAGGTAACTTATAAAAATGAAACTCAAGAAAAATAGGCTCAAATGGCTTTGGATGCTGTATATAGAAATCTAAATGATACTTAGAAAGCCTATCTATAGTTAAATTCTGGAGGTACTCCAGAAGGAGTTTATGGCCTGTTAAAAGAAATGATATTAAGCCAAACTTCTTCCTTGCAGGAAGTTAGGTCTAAATATCTTAAGCCTACTAATACTTCAACTGGTAGTGGTTCTTCTAAAGGAAGTAGTGCTTAGAATTCTTTAGGAGATGTCAAGATGGATCCGGCTGTCCAATTTGCTTTAGGATATGGTACTAAAGAAAAAGTACCTATTATGGGTAAGGGACAGATAGGTATAGATGTTACTGCTAATTCTATTGCTATGTAGGATGCTCAAGGCAATCCTCAAGATATGCTTACTTTAGGACAATTAGTTAGCGGTCGTCTTGGAGGTATGTTTGTAAAACGAGCTTCTATGGACGGTGCTATGTTATCTCCAGATTCTCTTAACAAAGTTGTAGTAGATGGAGGTAGAGTTTATTCTACAGAATTACCAGTAGATAGGTAGGCTTTAGCTAAAGGTGTTGTCAGACCAGACTTTGGATTACTTAACAAAATAGAACAAGCTAATAGCTAGTTAGGTAATCTTGGCAGAATACCACAAGATCAATTAACTCCTGCTTAGAAGACTTAGATTAATAAAGTATATCAACGTAATGGTATTGCAGCTAAATACGATGTAAATGGTAATCTTACTTCTGAGTATAGAAGATTTGCTGTAGTGAATGGTACTGCTACAGAAAGAGCTTTCCAAGGAGGGTAGCCTAACTTTACAATAGAAGCAGCTGAAGCTGATGATCAAGCTAGAAGTAATTATGTAGATAATATCAAACAACTTACTCAAAACAAAGACTTTAAGTTGGATAACGGTTGGTTCGGAACATTTGGTACTGAAAAAGTATATAAAGGTACTATCTTTATTCCTATGAGTAGTAATTTTGTAGATTACTATACAGGTAGTGGTATAAAGATGTCTGCCAATCAGTTTGACTAGATATAGCAACTTCAAAATCATAAAGATTAGTTATTAAGTAGGTATAATAATCCTGGTAATTTATCACAATGATTCAGTAGAAAGAAAATGATATGTTGCTCAATGTTCTTGAAAATCCGTCATTTAGTATTGCGGATTTTCAAGATATTGGGCTTGATGTAAATAATACTTCTTTACAATCTAAAGATGTATATAAGAACAGTCAACAGGTTACTAGCAATCCTGCTGTACAAGATAATAACGGAAACTTAGATACTGCTAAATTAGATGCAATTTATAATACAGCTACTGCAGTTTACAATACTATGGCTCAACAGGGTTACGATAAAACTCAAGATGTAAAGACATAGTATAGTAAATATGATATATTTGCACCTGATGATTAGGTAGATTGGGCACCTCAGTTTAATATTAATACTCATGAAGTAAACCCTGATAGGACTACTTATTCTACAGTAAGGTTTGGTGAGCAAGGTGAGAGAACTAAAACTCCACAAGAAATAGCTCAATCTCAAAAAGTATATAATCCGGCTACAGGAGAATGGGAGGCATCTCCAGAAGAATCATTCTTTGGTAATTTTAAAGATGTAAGGGCCTTAGCTTAGTACGATGAAGATGTTGATATTAATGGTAAGACTAAAGGGCAGACAGGATTTGATGCTGATAATATAGCACATCATGCCGGAGAACTAAAGATAAATCCGGATACTGGTACATATTATTATGAAGACCTTAATGGTAGAAATATTAGTGGTAGATAGCTTTTACATATATCTGACGTTCTTACTAATGAAGACAGCCCAATAAATGCTATTGACTTCTTAGATAGCGATGATATTCATAAATCTGCTGTAGGTTCTTTTGTAAAGAATGCTGCTTTAGTAGGTAGTATGTTTTTACCTTATGTAGGACCAGTAGTTACTGGTGCTACTATAGTACAACAAGCTGCTTCTTTTGGAGCTACATTGGGTAAGATACTTACTTCTTCTGACAATGCTGCTATGAATTATTTATAGGGTATGTCAGAAGCTACCAATTTCTCTAGAACTAGATCTGAATATGCTTCATAGAATATGTGGTCTCTGGAGAATTTATTTGGAATGATTGGAGATACTGTAGCCCAACTTAAGCAGTAGAGAATGTTGTTTGAACAACTTCCTAAACTTGTGGGAATGGATGGTAGAGTTCTTTCTGCTAAAGGCTAGCAAGCTATGTAGGACGAACTTCTAGCTAAATACAATAAATCTGGAGTTTTGGATAAAGCTATTCAAGACAAGTTTAAAATGCCTATGAATGAGCTTTATAAAACCAATCCTGCAGAGTTCATGAATGCTACTGAGTAGGTAAGATTAATTAATAATCTCAAAGCTGCATAGTCAATAGAGAATTATGTAAAGGATTATTATAATGTTGGTGGAGTTTTGTCTAAGGCTTATATGACAATGCTTACTGTTAATGACACCTATCAAGAAGCTAAAAATGCCGGAGCATCCGATTCTTTAGCTGCACTTACTACTATGGGATATGCTGCTGCTGAGTATGCTTTATTAAGTACAGGATTAGGTGAATGGATTTTGCCAGAACTTAGAGCTTCTAGAATGTAGAACAAAGCTATTGTAAAAGCTCTAACTAAAGATACTGTATAGGCTTTCGAATAGGCTAATGCTAAAGCTATAACTCCAGAACTCAAACGTAGTTTATGGGCCAAGACAATTAACTTTGGTAAAAAGCTATTTAATGCTGATTATGCAGTAGGTAGATAGGGAACTTTGGGTAAAACTATTGCTTCTACTGCAGCTTCTGCCTTAGGTGAAGGTACTGAAGAAGTAAGTGAAGATGTACTTCAAGACTTTGTAAAGAGAACGTACAATTTCTATAATGAAATTAATGGCTCCTCTTCAAGAATGCATACCGAAAATTGGAAAGACCAATACTTAATGGATTTCTTGGGAGGTGCTTTAGGTGGTGGTATAGCTAATGTATCTATTAATTTTAAAACTAATAGAGAAGCTAGTAATATGACTACCGAAAAAGCTGCTCAACAACTTGTGTATATGAGTAGAAATAAAGAGCAGCTTAATGATTTCTATAAGGTATTGGATAAAACAGATATTGGCAATAAATATCTGTCTGCCACCAAAACTGTAACTGATTCTAATGGAAATGTTATAGGTTATGAACAAGGTACTAAAGACGATAATCAGGATAAAGCTATTAAAGATTTAGTACGTCAGAATTTGGATTTAATACAAACTACTTTAAGTGTTGATGGGGCAGATTTAGATGATAAATCTTTATTTGATGCTAATACTTTAAAAGATTTACGTTGGCAGTATTTATATAACAGTACTTCTACCGCAAATCTTATACAATCATTTAATACTTTGGCTACTAGAGCTTTAAGAATTCATTCTGATATTGCAACTTTGAATCAGAAATTACCAGACCAAGAATATAAAAAGGATGACCCACAATATCAAGATATACAAAAAGCTATACAATCTAAACAGCAAGAACTTACAGATGTTTAGAATCAAATTAAAGATTTAAGAGAAGGTAAAAAGTCTGCCTTGTTTATGGCACAGGCTATACTTGAAACTACTCCTTATGTATTACAAGGATTTGATAAAGCTGCTACATTCCAAGGATTTGCTGAAACTAATAGTGGAAAGAAATATGAAGATATTTCAGACGATGAATTAAATAGTTTAAAAACTAAATATCAAGATTATATTAATGGGCCTAAAAAAGAATATGTAGCACAAGCTACTAATCAGTATTTATATGCTACAAGACTATTTAGTAATAAGTTACAAGAAGTTTCGGATACTTACACACGGTTAGTTGATGAAGGGTAGAAAGAGTTAACACAACTATCTGATACAGTTAACGCTCTAACCGAATTATAGAATTTATCATAGGAAGATCCCGATAAGTTTTTGGAAGTATCTTAGAAAGTCTAGGATCGTATTAAAAACTCTGTTGCTTTATCTAAAGAAGACTTAGATAGGTTAGATGCTTTAGCAAAAGCTAATGATAATTATAATGCTGAAGAGACTCCATCTAATCCAAGCGAACAGGCTTTAAATCTTGGGGAAGAACCTTTATTTGGGGAAGAACAACCTTCAACATCTCCCGATACTTCTAAAACAGCTACTATAAGTGATGTTGATTCAGCCCTAACTAGCAAAATAACAGATACGGATACTATAGATAGTTCTACTTATGCAGAAGCTGTTTAGCGCATTCTCAGCGATGCTTATAGTAGGAATTTAGAGGAAACTGTTAACAGATTAACTTCTATAGGTTCTATACCGGCGGATTTAAAATAGAATTTAGTTAAGGTTATATCTAAAACTAAAGATTTTATTTTCGGAAGACTCGGTAATCTTAGTTAGGATATGATTCAGATTGGTAATTGGAATCTCATCAATGAAGTTAATAGTAAAAATAAAGAGTTTGTAGACAACTTGGATAAGTTGTAGAAAATTGTAGACAACTTATCCTATACTCCAGTAATGGATATTTTAGACAGTTATAACTCTGCTATAAATGGAAGTCCTATTAAAATATCAGAAGTATTTGAAAAATTAAAAGCTCTTGAGAGTTAGAGTAGTTCTGATGTATCCCAATTCTTATTAGATGATGATTTATCTAAACAGCTGAATCAGGCATCTGTTATACTGGATTAGGTACAATCGATAGTTAGTGGTGCTAGAACTGATGATGCTGCTTTAACTATGGTTGATGAGAATACCCTATAGCCTAAAGATAATATTTGGGGTATTAATAAGACCTTAAATGATATAGCTAAAGCTAGTAAAGATGATTCTTGGAAAGATCTACCTGCTATTAGTGGATCTGTGGCTGATGCTATATATACTGATATACATTCCATTAAGGTAAGATTGGATTATTATAAAACCCTTTACGGAATAAATAGAGGATAGAAATTAAATTCTTAGAGTAGAATATCTGTTAATTCATCATATTTAAATTATAAGAGAGTTAAACAACTTTCTGATATAGTTCCAGACGATTGGGATAAGTCTGATTTAGACACCATATTGCCAACATTAGTTACATTAGAAGCTAATTATAATTCTGGTAATTTAAATCTTGATAAAGATACATAGATTAAATTAAAGAAAGAATCCATATAGTTAGAAGATGCTATTTATGAATTTTTCTAGAAGAATAAAGATAAAGATTTCTCAGAACTGTTTAATGAGAAGTCTTATAAACTTCTTACTGAAAAGTACACCTTGTTAAATGAATCTACTACAGATATTGATAGTAATTCATTTATGGGATGGTTGGCAGCAAAAGCTTCTATTAAAACTTCATCCTTCTTAAAAGGATTGTATGGAATTAATGATACTAAAATAGTTCCTCTAGATCCATAGATTTAGGCTATATAGTTAAGTGTAGCAAATATTATTAATGGAAATACTATAAGTAAGTTTGTTCAGGCTGCTAAAGATGCAACAAGGAAATATATAGATAATTTATCCGTTTCTGAGAGATATGAGTATTTTAAATAGTTATATCCTAATAATACTACTGTAGCGGCAATATTATCTACTGAGAGAGGTAAACAATTATTCTATACATTCTCTTCTTTTGCTCCACAGTATTCTAATATAACTTTAGTAGAAGGACAGGCAGGAGCAGGAAAATCCTCAGCAGTACTTAAACTTACTTCAGAATTTATATAGAAATATTATCCAGATGCTCTAAAGAATGCCTGGACAGCAAATACAAGTGAAGATACTGCTACTAAACTTAGAGATAACCTAGGAATTAAGGATGGTAAAGTGTTTAGTAGAGAATCTTTACTAAAAACCGTATTAACGGATTATACTACTCCAGATATTAATGCTGATGGTACTATAAATACTTCTAAAGATACCAAACCTAGGATAATTTTTGATGATAGTGGATTACATCATAATTATACTCTAAATGATAATACTACGGAAGTTCCTAAAGTTATATTTATAGACGAAATAGGTAGATATACTTGGGATGAGGTAGATGCTTTAAATGATTGGGCTGCTAAAAATAATGTATCTATTATAACTGCAGGAGACTTGCATCAGTCTCAGACTGTTTATGACATAGCTTTAAAAAATATAAATGGATGGTCTAATTATAAAAATGATATTTAGAATGAAATAGCTAGCAATAATTTAATACATCCTAAATCCAAAACTTTGGTAGATAGTATTAAAACTGATACTTCAGCTATTTTGTCTATACAAAGCAATGCTTTCCTACATACTCCAAAATTAGGATCTTCTCTCAGAACTGCAAACAGTCAGCAAGATGCAAATCAACAAGTTGTTGACAGTGTTCTTGATAACATAGATTCTTATAACAAAGAATTAACTTTACATTATTGGGAATCTGATACAGAACTTCGAGGAACCAAAGTAGTTATTGATGATGTCAAGAGTGTTGAGGAATCCTTAATTAAGATGATTGCTAAATTAGGTAAAGATGAAAAGATTGGCTATGTATATAATGATACTAAATCAAAATTATACCAATTAATTAATTCCACACCTAAATACAAGGATCATATTGAATTTTATAAAGGTAATTCAGCACAAGGATCTGAAGGAAGATATTGGATAATAGAACCTAATACCAAAGCATCTGAGTATCCTCTAATGTAGGACATATACACCAGTATTACTAGAGCTTAGGAAGGAAGTGTATTAGTATTTGCACATACTTATGGAGGTCCTAATGTAAAACTTATATAGAGTGTACAAGATAAAGAATCACAAGTACTATCGTTCAGTGATTCTGATAAAGCTAGGTACACTAGACGTTACTTAGACATAAGTAATGCTGCTTTACAATCTTTCACAGATACTGCTTTACCTAAATATCAAGAAAGAACGAATAATTCTTCAACTAATACTAAATCAACTTCAACTAAAGCTGGTGGAGTTGGTAATGGTAATGGTACTGGAACAAGTGGTCAAGGAACAACTGGTAATGGTGGAACACAAGGTGGAACACAAGATGGAACACAAGGTGGAAGTACTTCTTCTCAAAACCCTGCTCCTGCCCCTACACCAAAACCAAGTAATCCTAAAGAATATGTTACTTCTATGGCTAATTATAAGGATAAATATGGAGTAGATTGGAAAGTTCTTTTAGATGGATTGGCCGAATATACAGCTGAAAAAGCAGCAAATGGGCATATCATTATTTCTTTCCCTAGTCCGATGTAGGTTTAGTGGGGAGTTATGATTGGTTCTTTAAATGGATTAGACATAGATCCCGTATCTAAAGAAACAACTGCTATAGGATTACAGCATCCTAAAGATGGTAAACCTTATATTCCTTAGGATTCTAATTTTGATGCATTTTTAGCTCAATAGGTATAGAATTTAGGTATTCAACCTACTACTTAGCCAACTCCAGAACCAACTCCAGAACCAACTCCAGAACCAGAACCATAGTCACAGCCGTAGCCCGCACCGCAACCTTCTTCTAAACCAAAAAAGAAACGGCCTGTAACTTCTAAAGTAGAATGGAGTGAATTAGACCCAAATGCTTATACTGTAGATACATCTTCAGAAGATACTAAAATTACATTTAACAATAGTGTAAAAATTTCTAAAGCATGGTCAAACTAGTATATTAATGGAGGCAATTATTCAAAATTGTATAGTATTTCTATAACTCCAAGTAACTTAGTTAAAGCGACCTTTACAAAAGGCTCCAAATATACTACTAAATATACAGATGCTACTCTTGGCGATATTTCTAGTTTGGAACCTGAATTACAATCTTTTATAAATAATATATTAAATTCTAAACAATATCCTGCAGAATAGGGACTATCTGATGATGATGCTCAAAAGCAGGAATTGCATAAAGCTGATTCTGAAGACAATAATATCTAGGAAATAATTGATTAGGCAGAAAATTAGTCAGTATCCGGAAATAACAGTGCTGTTCGAGATTTCTTCTTCATGGATTCTAGTAAAACTTTTGAAGTTGGTTGGGTTAAAGATAATTCTGGAATTTATAAACCATCTTCTTCAAATGAGAAGACATATAATAGAATTGATGGATTCAATGGATTATTTAATGCTAATGGTACTTGGAAGAGTGTATATAAATTTAATGATAAAGGAAATGATACTCTACAAAAGAGACAAGAAAAGGCTATTAAATTAATAGGACAGCTACGCCAATTCGCCTTTAATATCAATAATAAGTAGCAGTTAGTTGAGGTAATAGCTAAAGCTCTTAAATTAGAAAAGAGTAATCCTTATGTTACATTTGCTATAAAATCTGGAGATGTGGTTTCTGTCAATGGAGATAGTAATGGACATCATATAGCTTAGAAAAGCAACTTTAACAAATTCGATAAGGATTCTGAGGAAAAAACTCTATACAGCAATAATTCCGAAAAAGTATATAATCGTAACTTAGTTATGATTATAGGTAATGGTGGATAGGATGTATTAGAAATTCCATTACTTAAATTAAATTCTCCCCAAACTAAAATACAGAGTTTGGGCGATAATTTTAAGGAATTGTATATCAATACTTTAAACGCCTGTAATGGAGATGAGCGACAGGCTTTAATCAAAATAGCAGCAAATCCTCTTATAAGAGACCATTAGGATATAGTAGACTGGATTAAGATATATACTAATACCAACAATGTTAGGACTATATATTATTAGAATGATCCTGACTGGACATTAGGAAAATTCTCCAATCTTGGGCCTCAGTATAATGCTGACAGAGGACTAGGTTTTTATGATGCTAACTAGAGTTTACAACAAACTAGAGATTTAACACCTTTAGAATCTATACAACGCCCTGATATAATAGTATCTGACGTACTTTCTTATATTAGTAATAGAGGTAAAACAGATGATGGTGTAACTTTAGTATCAAATCCTGGACACTTATTTGTATTATATTCTTCAAATCCTAGCTACAATACTACAGAAAAACTTGTAAATAGGTATGTACAATGGAAAACTTAGAAAGCAAAAGGTGAACCTTATATTCCAGATGTTCATATTAAATATATATCTACTCCTAAAGTATCTATCGACAACTATTTGGACAGCATTGTTAATATTACTATTAAAGGGTAGAAAGGAGTACCTATTTTAGGTAATGACAAAACTTCTTACCTAGTATTGAAGAGTATTTTCTTAGACAAAGGAGGTAATCCAATAAATGATGCTGGAATTAAAAATTTAATTGAAAAAGGTTGGGGAACTAAGGCTGCAGATAGTGTATATAATTTCCTTCTTACTAAAATATAGGAACTAAACACACTTCCCCTACCGCAGTTAATGAAGCGACTAAATTAGGTTGAAGACTGGAGTAAACCGAACCTAAATTAGGTTGAAGACTAGAGTAAACCGAACGGACTTCCCGGAGGATTTGGTTATTCTGGAAAGAGTTTATCAACTTAGTTTATGTCAGTAATAAGACAGTTAATTGCTCCAGTAACAATAAAGGAAGATAGCTAGGGTAATTTCACAACAAAACCTGAAGTCAACACTGATTGTAGAGAATTATTTGTTAACTTATTTAATAAATCAAAGCAACAGCTTTACTTCCAATCTAGACTTTAGAATTCACAAACTGCCAATGTAGGAAATACCTTATTTAAGAGAGTACAAACTGATCCTAATAATAGGTTTAGAATTAAATATGATGGAGGTATATAGAATTTAAAAACATAGTTTAATATATATGGGGATTTAGGTTCTAATGCATTTATTACAGACGATTCTTTTGGGGACTGGTTACATACTATTGCTGGTAGAATCGAACGGAGTAAGAAGGGAATAGAAAGTGATTTTGGAATATATATGGACGGACATTCTAATATTGCAAATTCCAAAAATACTGCTACACCTTCTTGGAATAGTTATTCTTAGAGTATATTGAATGTCTTAGACAGCAGCTTTAAAAAAGGAATTGTTCCAGATTCACCTAATAGTTCTCTCACTGATGCTTAGATTTGGTCTATTAAAGAGGAGTTACGTAAAGGTAATAAAGATCTACTAATATTTACAAGTGGTAATAAAGCTACTCCTATAGTATTTGATACTGGAGGTCTTAATTTGTAGTTTATTTAGAACGGAGAACCTACTTATAGACTACCTATAACTAGTAATGATTCAAACTTCGATGCTATAGATGGTATTACTAAAAAACACTATACAGTATATTTTAATTCAAGTACTGGTGAAATACGTATAGTAGATCCTTCAAGCATTCAGAAAAACCCTGCTCCACAAACTACTCAGTAGAAACCTTCTTAGAAGAAATCTACTAAAGAATAGAAGCCATAGCAGCAACCTACTCAAGAATTCAACAAAGAATTTTTATTAAACGATAATACTTTATCGGCATATAAATTATTATTAGAAAATGTATTAGGTAATGTCGGAGGAAAAGTCAGAAGTTTTAAAGAATTTGTTAGTTCAGCTTCAAATAAGAGTGATATATCTGAATGGAATACTTGGTTATAGGACAAAGGAGGTATAAGAGCACTTTAGAGGTTTATTATAAATACTTTAACAGTTGCTAAAACCACTAATCCTGGATTAATTACTGAAGAAGATAAAACTACTAAATATAACTTGGATAATGTGTCTCTTGAAGGCGACTACAAGGAAAAAGATAAATCTTTAGCTAAACAAATTCTTTCAAGTATATTGGAATATGAGAACAAAAATATATCTTGTTCAATCGGAACTGTTAAACATTAAGTAATATGAATATATGTAAATATTCACGTGATTCATTCCAAGAGGATTTCGAGAATAATCTCGAACCTCTTTGGAGTGATTCTCTTGTAATTAAAGATGCTGCCGGCAATGAGGTAGCCATAACAGATAATATAAGAAGAAATTATATAAATAGATTGATAGATTATTTAGGAGGTTCTTACAATATTAAAGGTAATTTTTCAGATGCAGTAGAAGCTATACAAGAATCTATGGAGAATTACCTCGATGAACCTCTCCAACTGCCTGAAGAAGATATAGAAGCAGCTTTAAATCGTCACAGCATTACTTCAAGAGACTAGTTAAATGAAGATAGTTCTTCAACTAAATTGGAAAAAGATGATGAAAGAACTGCTTATAAAAATTCATTCAAGAATATTTATCTAACTAAATATTTTGGAAAATGTATTCCTGCATAGAATTACTGTACAAAACAGGCAATTAAAGCTATTGTAGACAGTTGTATTATTTCTCCAGAATATGATGATTCTGGAAATATTATAGCCAGACATATAGTAGTCGATGACAAATAGTTAAATAGAAATATCAGAAATATTTAGGAACAGTTATATCAAAACATACTTAAATATTTAAGAACTAGATTTTCTAAGAATATTGAAAAGGTAAACAGTTTACCTCAATCCTTATATTCTCAAGATTAGTCTGTATATACTGGAGGATTTGAGAGATTGAATGAAGAATTTGGAGATGTACTAAATCCAGATTCTTTTAACAGTTCTTATTTGGACAATTTGTTTGTAACCTATAGTACAGCAGTTGGCCTTAGTAAATAGATTACTAAAACTGAAATAGATGGATATACCTCATGGGTAATGTTAACTAATTTTGATTCAGTACTTAGAGGAAATTTGGGAAGTTCTATATTTATAAATAGTACATTACCTGCTTTTAACCCAGAATCTGCTACAGGAAATCTTGATAGAGTTAAATATTCTCTCACCAAGGCTAAAGCTTCAAACATGAATAAATCATGGAGAACTTCTGAGGATATAGATGTTTCTGACGAGATTAGTAATGTAGTACAAGTATTGATAAATAATATTCCATTTAAAGGAAGTGATAGAAATATTAGGTTTAATGAATTTGGATATATTATAGGAAAATTAAAAGACTTATCTTATCATATAAATCCCACTGCTAATTAGGTAGAATTTAATGATGATTTATATGTGAAAGATATATTAAATGGTGAATATATTAAAATATCTGACAGAACTAGGAATCTAGTTGAAGGTGACACTTTCTTTAAAATATTAAATAGTATATAGACTTCTGCACAAGAGTATATTCCAGCAATATTTGAAATATTAAGCAATGACGACTTACGAGGAAAATTAAAAGAATTGATTCAGGCAGATTACCAACTGTCAGACTTTGATGTAAATCTAATTAAGTCACTTTATGATGGATTGTTTAATCCTGATAGTAAAACCTCATTACTATATGCTAATGATGTAAGTGGTTACGATGCATAGAATTATATGGGTTATATTACTCAGGCTTGTGATGGAATTTCAAATGCTAGATATATTCAATATTTTAGAGACAGTGATGGAAATATTTATGCCCGAAATTTATATGACCAAACATTGGACGGTATCCAATCAGATATTGAAAATAATATATTAATATCTAATTCTAGGGATATTAAGCCTTTTGATTTTGAACATTTCCACGAATTTTCGGTTGAAACTAAAAAAGATGAAGATGGCAATGAATCGATAGTTTCTATAAGATTTAGAATTAATGATAATAAAGAGTATATAGTATATCCTAATAATAATAATGAAATAGTTACTAATGATGGAGTACGAACCTCTTTAGACAAAGCTGACTTTGATGATGTAAAGAATATCGTACAGGAAGTATTACATTAGAATTTTGACACTAATGATGAATATTATAAATCATTATTAATAGCATATAATTAGCAGGAAGGAACAGCTTTATAGGACTTGCTTACTCTTTCCGGAAATGCTGTATTAAATCTTTATATATCAAATAAACTATTAATAGATTCTGATAAGAATCCAATTTATAATACTAGAGAGATACATGATGTTTTAAAGAATATATATGGAGAAATATCTAGAGGTAAACTTACCTCAAAAGCACCTAAGTATAATAAAAGTTTAGGTTAGATATATCTAACTTCTCAATATGACTATCCAATACTAAGTAAGTTAGCTTTAGCTAAAGCATTATATACTGGTAGAATAACCTCTTCACAAGTACGAGATGGTAGTGGTAACGCACTTCCAAGCACTTCACTATCCCGTCTTTTAGGAAATATTCTACAACAATATTATACTAAAGGACTTACTGTGGATTCTGTTGTGAATAATGTAGCTCTATTCAAACCGGGAGTTTTACAAGGAGTATTTTAGGCTAAAGAGTTTAATAATAAATAGTAGAATACTTCTACAGCTCATACAGAATTTAATGCTGCTGAAATAGAATAGTCATAGTTATTTTATGATTTCTTACTAGGATTGCAACCCAAAATAAATAGTAGAACTCCTATAGGTGATGGTAAAATAGGTATATTACCTTCAGTCAATTCGGATAAATCTAATATAGGGAGAATTATTGTAGATTTAAATAGAATACTTATAAATGGTTAGTCCCTATATAAATGTTTGGTAGACACCTTTGGTAATGTACGTGAAAATGCTGAGGAAGTATTAGATTAGTTTATCTATGATGAACTGGGAAACAATAATGGTGTATATACAAAAATTATTGCAAATATCAATGCAAAATGGGATAAAACCTAGTAGGCTATAAATGAATATCTTACTCAATTTAATAGTCCTTATAGTAATATTGCTGGAGAACGTACAGGCAGTATTATGGATAAATTGAATTAGGTTTATATTAAAAGTGACCGTACTATACAGAAACCCGCTGCTTTTCTTAATGATGTTACTCGTTGGTGGAATAATAAACATCCTAATGATATTATAGAATTGACCGAACATTCTACTTATGAGGTAGATAAATCTTCTGGAATATTATTACAAAATATTCTGTTAAATACTATGAAAAGCAGATTGAGCAGCACTACTTCAATACATTCCTTCTTTAACCGGCAGAATGGAAAACTTTTAAGAGATTTATTAAAAGATAACTTTGATGGCGGTGGGAAAATATATATAGGACTTGTCGATTTATCAAGTGGTAACAAAATAGTGGTACATAATATAAATGATTTATATTTAAATCTCAATAAAATTAATACTGCTTTTAAGTCTACTCTAACTACATCTTCATCTTTAGATGACATATTGAATACTTTAGGAGGCAATATTACATTAAATCCTCTTATAAGTATATATAATAAATTGAATTATATATTCTCTTAGGAATGGATGATTTCTAATGTAGGTGGGCATTTCAACCACCCTGCTAAAGCTTCTATAGATACAACTTTATTTAGAACTGTTCCTCTTTCTGCATCAGAGTTGTCGGAGTTGGACAATCTTACGAAGGTTAATAAATAGAATAATATTCGACTGGCATAGTTATATAGACAGTATGGATATGATGATAATGCTTTTAAAGAAGCGGTTATAGATAAAGTACGTAAAGTAAATTCTAAATTTGGAAATACTAGAAAAGCCTTTGGAGAAGATGCTGTTAATAAATTCTTATAGAAAAGGCATGATGCAGAAATTTTGGATGAAGCTGGTAGATTTAATTCTCAGACAAAACGTAATGTATCATACACTGCTGCTATGCATCCTTATCAACTTAAAAGTTTACAAGGAACACCAGATGTTGCTAATGTTGTAGTTATGAAACAACCCTCCACAAAAGTATATACAGTAAATGGTGACTATACCGATGCGTGTATATCGGATGGTGGTACGTTCATAAATCCTTGGATGGCTTATTGGGAAAATGGTGCACTAGGTTCTGAAAAAGTGGGTATAAATAAGAAATAGTATATACATTTCTACAAACAGGATACTGGTACTGGTGGTATGGTAAAAACCGCCGGATATGCTATGACTAATGAGCTTATGAGGCTGTCTCCATGGTAGCGAAGAATGACTAGAATGATGGCAGATAGAGCTTGGAGAGATGAACAGGGTAATACAATATTTTTAGATGTAACTAAAGATTATAATAATAATAAAATTCTGTTACAAAATAATAATGATATTCAAGGTTCTTTCTTTATTAAAGTTGGAGATGATTATTACAAATTCTTACAATTAAACTATAAAGGGAAGGGACGTTATACTAGAACTCTTTAGAAAATAGATCTAGAAACTCTAACTGGTAAAGAAACTAAAGAATATGATTTAGAAGGCAAGGTAGTTACTGACACAAATGCCGGAACAGTAATTGATTCTAATTACAAGTTATGGCAAATGCTTGGAGGATATGAATGTTACGAGCAGAAATCTGGAATGAATAGACTAACTCATTCTGAATATAGTATTAAAGCAGTTGCTGATATTGCTAATAGAGTTGGTATAAAAAAAGTTCCTGAGGGAACTACTGTACGCACACAATCTGATTTATATCAGGTTATGAAACATTCGGATTTTCATTACGTCTGTGACGAAGGTAGTGTAAAACATGGAGAGGCAGGAGTTGAAGACCTTACACCATATCTAAACGGAAGTAAGCCTATAGAAGACTTCAAGCCTAACTTTATGCATGTTCCTATGGAACAATCTGGTATTCAGTTGGATAAGGAGCATAATGCAGACTAGGAATCTTTATCTATATTTACTTAGGTTATTAGTGCTTGTGCGGCTAGAGGATATACAGCAGATAAAGCTCAGAACTTATATAAATCTTTAGCAGCTTTAGCTTATAATGCTACAAAAGAATATCAAGAAGTTTTTGATTAGTTCTTGGAAAATCCCAATGTGTATAGAGATAGCTTTTAGGAAACTATTGCAAATCTATGTGCTAAAGCCTTAATGAATGAAAAGAATACTTCTGATGTATTGAATTATGTTGTAAGCAATCTTATTAATTTAGCTAAACAAGGAGAAAGATTTAAATTTAAGGACAATATTCCATTCAGCGATAATTCTATATATAATAAATTAATATCTACTATAGGCTCTACACTCACTAAATCAGCTATTAAAGTTAAATTGCCTGGACTGTTAGCAGTGTTGTGTCCAAGTAGTGGAATTGTTAAACTTTATGGAGATAGGTTGCTTAGTTCTTATAAGCCTGGAGAATTAGAAGCTCTACAAGTAGAAAAGAATAATAACCCTAATTGGACTATTACTGATGGGACGATTACTCCTACACAGTTATCTAGAACATATACTCTTACTGTAAATCCCGGACATGAAGAAAGCATAAGTAATGTTTTAGGTATTACTCCTAATTCTAATACTATAGACTTTACTTTATATACTCCAGTTGAAAGAGAAAAACTGAAATAGTTAATTGCTCAAGGAGATATAACTAGTATTGTAGAAAATGTAATGGTGGGTAGAGATTTATCTGCTTATGATGTTTTCTTTAAAGGTACAGATGCTGATGGAAATACTTAGCAATATTCTTTATACGATTGTGATGTAATTAAATAGAGATTTGCAGATAAAGAATCTGTAAGTGATGAAAATTTGCAATATTTATTAAATGTGTTATCTCCTTCATCCTAGGCATACGATGTTGGAGATAATGCTGTTACAATAAATGGGCATGATATTACAATAGATAGAAGTTCCATACAAGTTAAACCTTATGAATTAGTAATACCTAAAGTATTTGCTACCAACTTTGGATTAGATTTTGATACTGATTTACACGCAATATTGCAAGATCCACAATACTTTACTAAAAGATTAGCATCTAAGATAGCGGATACTATTGATGATTCTTATTATAGTGTAGCATTTACAAGTCTTGGAGGAGATCCTGTATATGTATTAGATAGAAATAAAGCCAAATCCTCTGATAATTTTAAAAGAATAGATGTAAACACTGCAGTAGATAAGGACGGTAATGTAGACATACTAGATGACAACTTTAATAAAGTATTAACACTATCTAAAAATTAGAACGATATTGAATAGGATCCAGATTTACATTAGGATGAAGTATGGCAATACGTTGATGGCTAGGGCCTTACACATAATGTAATAGTTACTGATGATTTAGCTTATTATGCTAATAATACTAAATGTAATGGAATTAAAGTTGGAGAAAAGAATTATGATGATTCTACTGAAGATTTATTAAAGAATTCCAAAAATAAAACTGTATAGAATTGGTATTGGACTATTGCTAAGAGTGGAAGTATTACAGCAAAGAGTACATTTAAAGACAGTGTACGTGCTTTTAATGCCTTGCTTCGTAATGTTACAAAAGAAGGATATACCAGTAATAACTTACGTAATAGTTCTATAATAAGCAATCTTGCAGATTAGGGAACAGAAATCTGGGAATCTTTCAAGAAATCATTAGATGTTGTTGCTGCTCGTATTCCTGCTCAATCACTACAGTCAGTAATGGCAATGAAAGTAGCAGGATTTATTGATAGTGACGTTAATACAGCATATGTAAGTACCTTGCAGACTTTTTTATAGGGTTCCGACTATAAATAAATATTGTAGTCTTTAAATTTCGTGAACTGCGGGAAATTCCTTAGAGCTTATTTATACTAAAATATATTAGAAATAATTATATTGGTCATAATTAACTGTTATGAGTATAGTAAAAAGTAAATAAGATTGGACAATCCGCAACTAAGTACCTTAATTTAAATTGAATTTATTAATGTGCTAATGCTATTTAAAATATAAATTTAATTATAAAAAAGGTAAAAGCTCATCGACTATCCCTTTATGGGAGTAGCTGGAAGCATTTTACTTTAAAAAATAAATAATAGTAACAAATAAATTATAAAGTAAAATGGTTGTCCAGCGAAGTGCGAAACATTCTAACAAGAATGATGATATAGTCAGTTTTGTATTGAAAGATACAATGTAAACGGATATTGACGCTGTATCATTAGCTATGTATGCTTTCGATAAACAAGGAAAGTTTGTATAGTGGTCTCCTTACTTTAATCTAAGTAGTGCAGATACTTTACAAGCTTCTTTGCAATTACCTTTCCCTACGGGAAAGATTTTAACTTCTACAGATGTAAGATTTGATTAGAGAAATCCAAATAATATTATGTACTATATTAGTACCTCTAATAATCCAGATGATTCTAAACCTTTTGTATTATATAGAGGATAGGATGGAAGTCCTAAAATAAAATATAATTTAGATAATCCTACTAATATATTAACATTGGCCGGATTCCTAGATTATATAAATAACTATGGATTTGTCTTTAATAGTGGGGGCTTGTCAGAAAAAACATATGGACAAGTTGCGGATTTATTGCTTCCTATAATTAATAACCATAATAATTATATAAATACAGTTAGAGATAGCCGTACTAAAGAAGATATGATAAAAAATAGTATATAGTAGGCGATCTTTGATATTGTATTGGATCCTAAAAACTAGCGTGAAGCACAAACCTCTGTAGATACTGCTACTAAATTAGCCAAAAGTGTTGCTAATGGTAAGACAGAAATAGCATCTCCAGAAAATGAGGAAGCCATAAGAAATACTCCAGGAGCATTCACTACTAATATTTATGGATTTACTTCAAATCAAGTAGGTAAAAAAGCAATTGGTATTGCTGCAGCTACTGGATTAAAAGCCTATTTTACATTAACACAATACTGTAATAATCTTCTTAAACAGGGGAATGAGAATGCTTTAAAAAGACTTAGATTTGATGTAGAAATTGGAGGTGAGGAATATCATACACTCTCTAACATATATACAGATAAACCAAATTCTTTTGCAGAAGAATTAATAAATCTTGCTAAAAATGACTAGGATTTTGCTCTACAAATATCTGTAATGGAATCTCTTTCTACCGATAATGCTAAAGAGCTTTGTCTGTCTAAGTTAAATTGTACTACAGATACTATGGGATTGTGGCTATATGGATTAGCTATAGGTATGGATTTTAAAGATATTGCTAAAATTATGATGTCTCCAACAGCCTTCTCATTAGCTAATACTATGAGAGGTAATGTATTTAATGGAGATACTGCTGTATCTATTAATAGGTTAGGTAGCTATGTTAATGACGGCCCATAGAGTTCTACAGCCCAGAAAATTATTAAGAAAATTATTGGCGTAAAATACGATTTTTCAAAACCTTTGTACGAAAATTTTAAAAATCATCTTGGTACTCAAGAGGACAGTGAAGATACTGATACTGAAATACTAAATCTACTTCAAGCTGATTTAAATAGTGTATCTGCTTCAGATGGTAAGGGAATTACTCATTAGGAATATTTGGATTATGCAAAAGGTGTAGATGAAATAGTGTAGTGGTTGCGGTTGTATAGAGAAGTAAATAACAATCATAGGGTATATGAAGATTTTATGCAGTTAGCTAAAGGAGCTTCTGAAATGTTACAATTAAGTCAAATATTACATCTAAATCAGGGACTATTTAATTCTGATACAGATATTTTAGCTTTTATAGATAAATTCTCAAACCTCATAAATGATAGAAGGTATCAAAATAATCCCAAAGAGATTATTCCTAAAGAATCCAAAGTTACAATAGATTTACATCAATTTGTAACTAATCCTAAATATAGAAATGATATTATTAACGCCTATGAAGATGTAAAAGTTTCTTTCAATATATTAGATGTATTGGCTAATATGCCTACATATTTCCAATATTTAAAGACATTGGATTTGCAGCACGCTATGAACTATAATATTTCTAGTAAATATAGAGCAATGACCGATATTGGCAAGAGAGCTGTGAATTATGTAGGAGCACATAGTGCTAAAGATGTTCAAAAGGTATATAAAAGAGTATCTAACTATATAGATATTTACACTGCTGCTAAATGGATGCTTGAATCTGATTATAATCCTGCCTAGTATGGTGATCATGGTATTAATATATACTTACCTATAGGAGCATATTATTATATTCAAGATGTATCGAATAATAATATTATTACAAAGCGTAGAGTGACAAAAGGAGAACGTGAAGATATTTTTGGAGAGAAACATATAGTTAACTCTTTGCACGGTATGCCAGTAAATTTAGGTACTGCTAATGGTAGAGCTTCTTTTAAACATTGGATGGAATCTACTGTAATACCTAATTTACAAAAAGGTAGAAATGGTAAAAGAGGAGCTAATAATAAATATATTACAAACCCCAATTCTCCATTAAGATCTAATCTATTTATATAGAGATTAGGAGTAAATCAATTCACTAAAACTCCTATGGGAAATCCTATATTAGGATATGCTTTGGATATTAATATGTCTCCAAGAACTGACCATGAAATTGAACTTTTATATCTATATAAACAACAATTTAATAAGTTAAAAACTTATGGAGAATATAGTAAATATTATACAGGTACACATAGTTACGATTTAACAGAATTATTCTTCCTATATAATTTATGTACTTATCAAAATAAACTTGGTGAAAATACTCTGACAACGATATTTTAGGATAGTAGGGATTGGGGAATTATAGGAGACTATTATAAATATATCAATACAATGGATCGTTCTAGAGACGTTATAGCTCCAGAAATTTCTGACATTGTTCAATATATAGCTCCTATAGCCAATAAATACAGTACTAAATTAAAAAACTTCCTAAGTGTTGATTCTATAACAGGAGATGTTGTTGTGATGACTAGAAAAACCAAGGCGGATATTGAAGTAGAGTAGGAATATACTGATCCAAATGCTAAAATAGATCCATTTAGGGCAACACCTTTAACTAGAGATGTAAATTATCCTACTTTGGAATCCTTGAATAAAGTAATAAATATTCCAATACTTGATAAATCCGAAGACTCCGATGTTAAACTTAAGAATATTCCTAAGAGTAATTAGTCGTATGAGGATGAATCGGGTAACGTGATTGATATACGTAATATAAAGATAGAACATACTAACGGAAGTATTCTTAAGATTTTTGTTAATGATAAATAGATAAAAATACCAAATGAATATTTGAAGTATTTTACCCATATCCCAACAAAGCTATAGTATTTTGGAAAATTACCAAAAGCAGTAAATGATTATGGAACATTAGTCGATGATATAGTAACATTAATATCAAGAGTATGTTAAATTGTATTAACCCTGAGTTAAATCAGAAAGTTCATGACTTACAAAAAAAGTCTGGACTTTCTGATTTTCCATTACGCAGTTAGATAAGACATTATCTTACAAATCATAATGGTAGATTACCTGAATTAGATGAATTAAAAGGAGCTAATTCTGAGCCTTACTTATACAAGGATTTAAATCTGCCTAAAGGAGGAAGTGCTGATATAAAAACTTTGCTTGAAAAAACAGGTGCTCAAACTTTCTCAGATGCTATTATTAGTCTAAATAATACTTATAGAGATTTAGAAATTGAAGGTCATGAGTTAAATAATGACACATATTACCTAAAAGTTAGACATAGGCCAACAGTAGATAGTAGTATGTTAGGAGTATTTGATGATGCTCAAGTATCTCCAAATGTGAATGTTGTAGATGACCATACATTAATTGTACAAACTGTAAATAAATTGGCAAGTTTATATGGAATAACTATACATAGAGTAAAAGAGGATAAATTACCGCAAGGTTCTAAGAAAGGAACTGTTAGAGGATATATTTAGAATGGGGAAGTATATATTGTAGAAGGTAATAATGGAGTAGATACCAAATTACATGAAATGATGCACTTAATATTGGGCAGTGTAAAATTTCAGAACCCATCTTTATATTATAATTTAGTTGCTATGGCTCCTCAATTTTCTGGTTTTAAAGAATGGGCCAGAAACTACGTAAGTACATATGGAAAAGATACCTTAAATGATTTATCTGAAGAATTTATGGTAAGCAAAATTGCCAACTATTTAAGCGGTTAGAGTAACGATACTCAATTAGCCTCTATGATTAATAATAATCCAGAAATGTGGTATTAGACTATGTACCATATGAATAGATTACTAGATTCAGTGTTTATGGGAGGGGCTTCTGTTAAAGCAATTCCTGCCAGTAATCTATATAACTATACGTTTAGGCAAGTGGCTAATATGGTTAATTCTGCAGTAATGTAGAATAAATATTATGGCAGTCTAGATGATGCTTAGACACACCGTATAGAAATGAATCTTAAAAAGCACTATATGCAAAATGATAGATTGCTAATGAAATGTGAATAAATATTTTAAATATGTTAACTTGTAAATATACTTTATTAGATAAAGACAAATAGTCTATAATTGGAGAATTTGACACAGAGGCACAATTAGACGACTTTTTAATAAAATAGGATGAATGTAATAATAATCAGAATATATCAGATATAGTATTTTCTAGAAGTGCTCCAAATTTGAAAGCTCAACAAATTCTTGAAGAATAGGCAGTTATCTCTAAAGAACTTGAAGAGAAAAGATTGTTATGGAGTAAAGCTATAAAAAATGCTGTAGATGATGATTCTGAAATTATCCTTATGGCAGATCCTCCATATATTGGTGTTACTAAATTCTTAGATGGTAGAAGAAATAATGAGGGAGATCTACTTACTCCTGAATTTATTAGTGAGAATTATTGGGGGAATAGAAAATCCCATTGGACATCATAGATTCCTGCAGGTTAGAGTATCAAAGATATGTTTAATGCTCAAGAAATTAAACTTCTAGCCGACGGAAATACTGACGAAGAGAGATATTAGAATTTCTTACAGAGTAGAACGTCTAATGGAACATATCAACCCCTAACTCAGCAGGAAGCAGATAATTTTTAGAAGACTATTTTAAAGAAATGGGCATTTATAAATACAAGAGGTACTGCTATACACTTTGTAATGTAGCAATATTTCAGTCCGTTAATAGGTGCTGACGGTAAACCACTTACTAAAAATGGTAGAGTTTTTAGAGTGTTTGACTTGACAAATTCTCCACAAACTTTAAGTGGCGTCAATTTTCCATCTATTACTGATTATATAAATCGGAAAATTAGTACTGATTTGAAATCTTAGATGGGCAGAAAATTTAGTCCGGATCTAATTACTCCAGAATTACTTTAGAATGCTCTAAATTTTGCAGAACAGTTCCACGAGCATATTAAAAAAGTGTTAGGACAAACTGAAGATTTGGATTTTTTCCCTGAGTTCAAAATAACTGGAGATTTACATACTACTCAAGGCCCTCCAAAATTGATGGGTATTATCGACTTATTGGTATTGGATAATAAAGGAGTAGCTCATATTTTCGACTATAAATGTTCTGATAAGAAATACTCCGATTTTAGTGAGGCGAAGAAAAGAGGATTCTATTATCAGCAGGCTATATATAACAGACTGTTAAATCAACATGGCCTAAATACCTATAACAACAATATTAGAATTGTGCCTATTGCTTTAGATAATTTTAGAGGTGAGAATATAGAATATACTTTATCGGATCCAGATAAAGTTGACTTTACTTTTGACAATAAGCTCTATTATCCACCTCAGATGTCTGTAAATATCAGACCTGATATTACTTCTGTAAACTCTAAAGGTGAATCTAGAATACTTGATAATATAGATGAGTTTTTACCAGAATCTACTGTTACTAATATAGCCTCCGATAAAGCTGTAGAATTTGTAACCACCATGATGGGTAGATTCTTTCCCGACTATTCTGGAGGTAAAGAGATAAATGAAGATCTTATTGAGCAGGAAATAAAAGATGCTGGAGGTTTTGAAAGAGATTCTGAAGGTAAATATTCTTTTGAAGTATCTGCATATAAGAAATTATCTTTTGACGATCCTAAGAAACTGTTAGATGCGGTTATAAAAGAGAGAAAGTATCAATAGTTACGTAAATCTCAGTTAGCTTCAACTACAATATCTGCTTTAGAGTATGCCCAAAAGAATAACACCAAAGATATACAAGATATTATTAAAAATATTGATACTAGATTCATTTAGGATAAGAATGCTTATCAGGGATGGTTTAGAAATTATCTGTAGAAATATTGTAATTCTGATTGGCAAATACTGTCTAGTGAGAGTGCCAGATTCTTTGGATTAATATTACTTAGAAATACTGTTAATAATTAGATAGATGTTATTAAATTGTCTGCATCTAGCCTTAAACGTATTAGAAATATAGATAAAAGTAATAAGAATGTAAATATCGACAGAGCTTTTGAAGACGATATTACTGAAAATCAGAATACTAATTCTAGAATATTACAAGATGCTGAAGGTAATAGAGAATTAATTGAAACTATGTTATTCTTAAATACCGTACCGGCATTATTTAGTGGTACTTATAATAATGGAGTGGTTGGTAATATAGAAGTAATAAATCCATTTAGAGGTGAAGGTATAGCTGCTTCTAATGAAGAGCTACTTTATTCTTTAAATAAACTATCTCAACACGCTGAGTGGACTGAAGCTAATAATATTGCTAATGGTAATATAAAGTTTGGAAGTAAGTGGTAGCTATTTAGAAACGAACTTCAAACCGCTTTAAATAATAGTATTGGATTTTAGCTTTCTAACACTGAATATTTCCAACAGGCTTAGAATGATATACAGACTACTGTTACTGGAGATAACAATAAAGATGCGAAAATTAATATATTGCTTAGAGTAATTAAAGGTCTCGAAGATGCTTATAATATTAATCAGCTTTCAGCCAACTAGTTGAACAGTGAAACTAATTTATCTCCAGCATATAGACTGTATTATGATTCTCTAATTACTTTGGGAGAATTGAGAGGTCTTAATTTCAGACAGCAATTAAAAGAATCTGCTAAATGGATTGAGAATGGATTAAGTAACATATTAGCTAATGGTATTGGTGGTATTTATGTTGATAACCCTGGTAACTTAATTTCTGAAACTCTTAACAGTATTACAAAACTACATACTCAAGCTCTTCAAAATAATAGATAGGATATGGTTGGCCCTACAGCTAAAATCAGGGATCTAACTGAAAGACTTAAAAAAGAGAAGAACTTTGGATATATTACATCATTAGTATAGAATGATATTGATTTATATAAAAATATGTATGAGACTACAGCTAATGGTGATCTAAGATTTGTAAATGTAAATAAGTTATCAGGAGTTGAAAAAGAATATTTGCAATATGCTTTACGATTGATAAACAGAGATAGGTATCCTAATTATACAGAAGCATCTTTAGATTCTATGGAACAGAATGATGATATTGATTATTATAGAGTTCCATTATGTAGAGCAGAATCTAGAGCTAATTAGAGAGATGCTGGATTGAAAGAAAAACGTAACCCTGATACTGGTGAAATGGAATCTTATTCCAGTAGTTTATGGCAATCTTTTGTAGATACTTTAAAAGCATTTTCCTTTAAGAATGCCTTTAAGGAAATGTAGGAGAAGATTAATGGAATATTTACAGAAGACGATACTGCTTACAATAATGCTGCCAAGCTGTTCGATTTAACTACATCGTTTGATAGAAATGAGCCAAATGCTTCTGGAAACTTATAGGATAGATTGGATAATATAGCTACTAAAGGTACAGGATATTTTGAATAGAATCTTGAAACTCTTACATTAAAACACGTATTTGCCTATTCCACTAAGAAGAGAATTAATGAAATTATGCCTACAGTAAAAGCCGGTATGGCATTTCTTATTAATATGGGAAATACTCAGAACACTAATTTTACTAATGACTTGGAATATTATGAAAACTATATTAGAAATAAGATAAAAGGCCAGCCTTTGGAAAATGATCCTATATTAGGTAACTCTAAAGGAGCGTAGGGGGTTAAAGCTACCGCTGCTAAAATAAGAAGTGCAGCAAGTTTCTTAGCTTTAGGTCTGAATCCAATTCAGTGGTTTTATCAGAGATTGTAGGGTATATGGACTGATATAGCTTTAATTATCCGTAAACCTGATGGAAATCCTGCATTTACTTTTAAAAACATGGTAGATGCATATAAGACTGTAAACAAAGATCTATTCCACTATTCCGATAAACCTACTAAATGTCAACTTATTAATGAATTGTATGGAATAAATGATATGGATATGAATCAGTATGCGGATAAATTACGTACTGATAAACATGGATTATTCCATATAAATGAACTTGCTTTTAAATTCACTTCTAGGCCTGACTTCTATAACAGAATGACTATTATATTAGCGTAGATGAAAGAGTAGGGAGTATGGGATGCTTTAGAGGTAAAGGATAATAAGCTAGTATATAATTGGAGGAAAGATAAAAGATTTAGTGCTTATGCTAATAATGAAACTTCTAATCCAGACTATATTAAATAGAAGAGTTTATATTTAGCAATAGCTTAGCAATTTGTAGCTGAAGGTGTGTAGAACCCTGATGGGTCTTTATTTGAAATAGGACAACCTCTACCATACGCCTACACCAATAGAGAAATGGAATCTATGAAATCTTTATGTGATACAATCTATGGATATTATTCACATGAAAAGAAATCTATGATACATTCTACTTTCTTGGGAAGTTTGTTTATGCAAATGAGAACCTATTGGTCAGGTAAGAAAAATCAGTACATGTTAAAAGGCGGTGTAAGATTAAGAGGCCATTGGGAACAATTAAAAGATTCTGATGGAAATCTATTATATTATCAGACTGATGCCGATGGTAATTTAGATAGAGATGTTCCTCCAGTACCTAAAGAACAAGTTAAAAACTAGTAGATGTTAATACCATTTACTTAGTGGAAAGGTCAGTGGGAAGAAGGAATTGTGCAAACTTTTGCAAATACTTTAAGAGCTTTACATAGAGATGATGCCGTAGATTGGTATAATCCTTATACTTGGGTATACGGATATAATAAATATCTAGATACTCTAGATCCTTCTATGAGAGCTACTTACAGACAAAATTTAAGATAGCTATGGGTAGATTTAATAGGAACTCTGTTATTAGGCTCTCTTATAGGAGGTATTTTATCAGAAAAAGATAAAGATCTTATTAAAGAAGCTAAAGATAGTGGAGACCTTACAGATGCCATGCTTGCTTCTATATCACATATAGGTGTACGGTCTTGGGTAAATTCTGCAGCTGATTTTAATGCTTTAAATAATGTAATTAGCCCAGCTTTGGATTGGAAACCTTATTGTTTCCAATCTATAGGTAACTTAGCCCAAAGAGCTTTTAATACTTTTACAGGTGATTAGTCTGCTTATAACAACATTATAAATTCATTCTCAGCAACTAAAGCCATTCAACCAGTATTTACTTATATTGCTCCAGATGGTGGGTATATATTCCCACAAGACGAAGATCAACAATAAAAAAAATAGCCCACAGTAGTCATTAAGATTACTGTGGGCTTTATTTTTATAAAAAAAAATAGGGGAAGAAAACCTGATTTCTCAGATTCTCTCCCCAATAGTTTAACAATTTAAATATCCATTACTAATGGACTATATTTATAGTCATATTTATTATCTAAAATACTTACACATGCTGTATTTATTCCATCATAATTGACTATATTATGATCACAGCTATGCAGATGCCCAAAGAAATGATATTTAGGTGCAATACCTTCTACTCTCCTTTTATCTAATATTTCTTTTAATTCTCGATTTCCCAAATGTTCTTGGTCCTCCAATAATACATCACTTTCTCTATAAGCAGCATCGTGAGTAAGTAATATGTCACAATTCTTAGGCATCTTATTAAAATTTCCTAACTCTTTTTTAGGACTATACATAAATGCCCAATTTCCAAATGCCCAATTTCCAAATATCTGACAGTCTGGAGAACCAAATATTACATATGTTTTACCTTCTGAATTTGTATATTCAGCAGATTCATTACATAAATATGTAATATTAGTACCACTAAATATATTCTTTAATTTTTCAGTATTATTTTCAAAATATATGTCATGATTTCCTCCTACAAGATATATATTCTTTACATCAATATCTTTACACCAAGGTATAAAATATTCTCTTATCCAATTAAATACTTTTTCATAATTAAATTGTATTTCTAGTGGAGTTATATCCCCACATATAAATAAGCAATCTAAATTTGTATATTCTATAGGAATCAAATTTCCATGTAAATCACTTAATGCACATATCTTCATATACTATATATTACATAGTTTTTATCAGTATCAACAAAGAGAGCTGAATCTTTTAATCTTTCAACAGCTTCTTCTCTAGATTCACCCTTATGTACGTAGTTATCCAAATCTCCATAATCCCCATTAATCGCTATATTATCTACTACAAAAGAGGGAGCTGTTTCTGTAGGGAATATTCCATCTCTAAGACATTGTATAAAGTAATCCCACACAATATCTGGAATACTCCAATTTATTTCCTCTCTTCTTAAATTTAAGAGTTTAATATAATCTTCTACATCAATTGTTATCGTCATTTGACTTATATTCTAAATATTTAGTTAAGAAATTAATAGCATCTAGCTCACCTCTAGTTAAAGAAATAACTCTTTCGCCAATTGTAATATCCCAACCCTCTCCATTAGTCCATTCAGTAACTTCGATAATTTTATCTTCATCATTACAAAGGTAGTCATAAATCTTTAAATTATCGTAAACAGATTTTCTATTCTTTATTTCCATAATTTTTAAAATCCTAATTTAGAAGATTTTTTTGCAGAGAAGTCATTGTCTTCAGTATTATAAATTTCAGCTAATGTCATAGGCTTATTAAATTCTGGACGAAGTTTGTGTACCTTATCTGCAGTGAGTTTATTAAATATATACTTTAATTTTAATCTACCTTTACGAAGCAATGCTTTATCAATATTAGATTCATCTGTATTATAAGTACATATAAATTTGAGATTTAAAGCATCTCCTAAAATACCATCACTCAGATTAAGTAATGCAGATATAGCTGAGTTACCCCCTAAATCTCTACTCTTAAGAAGAGTATCACAGTCTTCCAATACTAATACTGAATTAGCTCCTTTCTTTATTAAGAATGTCATAAATGCCGTAGAATCTATATTCATTAAAGTATCAGCCGTAAGTAATATAAATTGCTGTTTACAATCATGGATGAGCTTCTTGATTATAGTCGTCTTACCGGTTCCGCATGGGCCACTAAACAACATTAGTCCAGAAGATTCACTATCACAAAACTCTACCATCTTATCATAAGGTAGATCGTCATTATAATTATCGAGAGATATATTTAGATTATGTTTTACAGTTAATACCGTACTGTCAAACAATCCTTTAGTATTCTGAGTAATATAAGTAAATTCAGCATCTTTATTATTACTATCCTCAATAGGCTTTATAAAAGATTCTAGAATAGTGGGCTTGGTAGCAGAATATACAATTAACTCTTTAGAGTATTCACTAATGTAATATACTAATACAAGGACTTCTTTATAAATATAAAGAATTGCATCACTACCATTAGCACTTATAAAAGTCCTACTAAATTCTGCATTCTTGTTCAATTCTTTAATAAAGAAATTTAAATCGATAAACTTATAATCAGTTAGAGATTTAATAAATAATCTCTCTACGAAAGAATCTATTTCTATTTTACCGTCTTTATCTATAAACAAACTCCATACTTGATATGGCTTTCCGAACATTAATTGATAAAGATAATCATATTTATCGTCTAAGCACCAATCTTTCAAAATGGAGGTTATAGCCCCTTCGTATTTAGTTATATTACTTTCCATTAGTCAATTCAATTTCTTTATTTAAATACCATGCAGCTTTCTTCAAATCTTCTGTACCATTTTTATAATGACTTCTCCATAAATATTTAAAAGCATTTAGGTGACAGAATGTTTTAACATTATCATCTCCGAAAGCTGCTTTCATAGCATCTATACATTCTATCCCACCCTGATTGTAATGAGTAGGATGGTTCACATTGTCAGTTGTTTTTTCAGTTGCTTTTGCTACCATATATTACCACCTTTTATATAAATTCTATCTTTAGAGTAATACTCATATTTCTCGTTAGTAATAGTATCTACTACTGTTAATACATATCCATTAGGCACTCTTGAGATATAAGATTTAAATGAATTGGTTGGATTATGAAATACCATTTCATTCTTCTCACCATAAGTTTCATATATTAAATTATATCTATTTAAGTGCCTATAAGGATGTGTATTAGTACAGTTAATACATACTAAAGATAGCAGTATTATTATATATTTCAATCTTAAAATATATTAATCTATAAAACAATATACTCCTTTTATATCAGAATATTCTGCATTATTATGAATATTGTATAGAAATTTGATGTAATCTCTTACAGCTTCTAAGTCTTCAAGATATTCCTTCTTATCAACTATATCCTGAACATCTGGAGATTTAACTTCTTTTGCAGTGTTAATATATAATTGAGCATTGTTTATCTGCCCTTGCAAATCGTTTAGTATGGAATTAAAAGTATATTCAGTAATTTCTTTCTTTTCCCCTTCAGAAGAATAAAAGTTACCTGCTTCATATACTGTTTGATATATATCAGAATTTCTAGATATACTATCAAATAGAATAAAGATAGGTTCTTTCATATCCCTCTTCTTTACCTTAAAATATATATTTAAATAGCTACTCATAATTTATACAAAATATTCTTTAGGACAACCATGTTCTTCAAGGAACTTATTTATCTGTTCCTTTACCATTCTCATTACTATCTTGCAATTAGGATGTGCCACACCATACTTATCATACAGCCTAAGGTCAAGAATATCTTTCCATTCCTTTATAGTATAGGTATATACAACCCTAGTGGCTGTATCCAATGGTAGAACACCTCTTGCATTCTCAGGCTTAAAGCCGTTTTCAAGCATACCTTTATAAGAAGCATAAGCACTCTCCATATACTTTAAGTAATCATTTCTTTTCTCTTCATCAGCATCACTCCACCACCATGGCTTACATATATCCAAACCGTCCTTTGATGAACAGTATCTTGTAGACCTCTCAGCAATGTTGTTAGGAGACTTACGATTCAATTCCCTTGAAGTGGCTATCTGAGTGGTAATGCAGAAGGTCATGCGAAGACTCTTGAAGTACTCAGGATTCTTTTCACACTGCTTTAAGAACTCAGGAGCATCCATAGTGACCACAGAACCCTCTTGTAAATCATCTATGGCGTCTCCTACATTCCCAAACATATACTCTTGCATATTACAAGAGACACAACCCCAATCCTGGAACACATTGGAGGATATTGTGGAAGTTATGGACTCCCGTTCTATCTTGGACAACCTTGATAAGTCCAAATATACAGAACCATGCCTAAGCATACTAAGATGGCCTTTATTTATAAGACCTTGCACAAGTTTATTATCTTGCTCTAGAGTATGGGGTTTATCCTCCCCATCATAACATACCCTCGCACACCTTGCTATATGTTGATTAGAGGTTACTTTACTTTCATCAAAAAATTCAACTTTCGGTTCTATTAATTTTAGCATTTTCTAATAATTTTTTACCTTTTTCAGTTAATCTAAATGTTGTATTGGAATTTGTAATACTATCTATATCATTTAGTATATCCATGATGGCATTACCATCTCCTATTGGTATAAACTTTCCTATATCAAGGTCTCCGCATTCTACATATATTCCATTATCAAAGAAATGAAATACGGCTGTTGTGTTTTCTCCTGTCATTCTTTTTCTAGTATTACTTCTGTAAACATTTGATTCTTAAGTTTGTACCAAGTATTTGCCTTAATACGTTCACCATCAACATACTCTGTTTTCACATACTTGGGAACTCTTTGTTTCATCATGTCGTCCCATGCCCATTCTGTAAGTGTAATCCAAGAACCAACTTCTGCTTTTACAACGGATTTGTCTCCTGCACACATGATTATAGAATCTTTACCAGTGCTGGCAATCTTAGTAGAGTCACCACTCGAATTGATTATAGCACGGTTACCACTCGAACAAACCCGAGCACAGTAACCTGTGGAACTAATCTGGGCGAAATAACCACTTGAACCAATTTGAACATAGTAGTCACTCGAACTAATTTGAGCGTAGTCACCTTCGGAAAGAATTTTAGCAAAATCACCGCTAGAACTGACCTGAGCAAAATTTCCACTAGAACCAATATTGGCAGAATTACCACTAGAACTAATTTTGGCATAGTCTCTGTCTGAACTAATCCAGGCATGGTCATCACTCGAACTAATCCTAACATAGAAACTACTATTATCGTTTGGGCCAGTTGTTTTTTCCGTCTTAGATTGTGAAGTAATATTCTTTAGCCATTTAATACATATTTTGATAATGTCAGAAAGTTTTAGCTCAATCTTAATTTTAATACGAGAAGAACAAACTTTTGTTGAGTTATCTCCTCTATCAATTTTACCAGATTGCTCAACCTCGGCAAAGCGGGAGTTGACTATATCATAATAGTTAAAAACTTCCCAAGGTGATCCACACGCGTGAAAACCCCGGCTGCAACATTTAATATCACCATCCACCTCGTATTCTTTACCAACTTCGTACTGAAAGCCCCGACACTGCATATTTTTATCGAAGCCTTTGTAGGACTTTATTACTCTATCTTCTTTCATATTCCCAATATTTAACCTAAAAATAAAATTATCACATTCATTTACATCATCCGGCATTGCTATCTCATCCCGACACCTACCTTTGTCTTGGTAAATGCAAGATCTGCTACAATGTTCCCTTATATCTATATTCTTTTCGTCAACCATAATCAATCTTCCTTATAGTCATTAAAAGTGCCTATGAGTTTGGCGGTATCTTTGTTGTAGGGAAGTATCTCGCTATACCATCCACCAATACAGTAGTAAGATTTACCATCAGCATAGCCGAATATTTCAGGACGCCAAGCACCCCTATTATATCTTGCTACCACCTTTTCATAAGGCTCAAACTTAGGCTCAGTAGGCTTGTTAGGAACTATCTCTAAGGTCTCCATGTTGAACTTGCCATTAAAAGCTTCCTCAACTTCCTTGATATATTCCCCTGCCTCTTCCGGACTGGCTTTTTCGTACCAGTCTTCTACACTTTCTTTAGTAACTTCTGGGGCAATAAATACTCCATCTGCTCTATTGTATCGCATATATTTTGCTTCAAAACAAGTGTAGGAATCATCTGAGAACTTATCAAAGAAACAAAACATGTTTCCATCACTTTTGAGTACATCACCTCTTTTCCAAGAGAACTTTGACCAGTCGCACATTTCCTTGGAGGGGAATAACATGAGGTCTCCACCCCTGCTGTATCTACCATCTTCGTAAAAGTTACGCTTTTCCTCTGCATTAATTTTCACAAAAATGATTCCATCATTATCTATATGGTCAAAGGTGACATATCCCCAAATAGGAGTATAGAGCTTGGTGCCTTGTGACTTGTTTTTAAGAATTTCTGCTATGTTCATAATTTTAACGTTATTGAAAGTTTATACATTTAAAGTATATTTAGTAATCCAGTCACCACACTGTTCACATGTACCCAAATCCTCATAATTTCCTTGAGATTCTATCAAGTTTATTAGAGTTTGTTGTAAAGTACCTATATCAGATATTTTATCAACAGCTTTTTTAATAGCTGCTTTTATATCTTCTATAGGTAATTCAACAGATTCTTTACCATCTATAGTTAAAGAATCACATATACATCCTGAAATACTTACTAATTTCATATTTGATCTGATAACCATCCTTCACTGTCCTTACACGTATGAAATTCACAATAAGGGCATCCCCATTCTACTGATAAACAACACATATCAATATCTTTTTTATTAGGCAATCCATCAAATAATTTATTCATTTCTTCTTCTGGAAATACCCATTTAGAGTTAAAATATATGTCTAAATTCTCAGAATCCATTATCTGAACATCTCCATCTAAAACATTATTAAAGAACTCTTTTATATATTCTAGATTCTTAGGATCTGTTGAATATACCCTGAGTGTATTCTCGCAAATGTTAGCCATTATTTTCAATTTTAGAATTTATAATATCTAATATCTGATTCCAAGATATTGGATAATAATTATTATTATCTACTCCTACATCATATTGATAAGGAAATGTCATATCTAGTCTAGATGTATCCTTATTTTCATTATTTTGATTACTATGGACATGCCCATACAGTTGTATTACAGCATGATTGGGTTCTCTGTACGTTCCCCCATAGCACAAGAATGGATAGTGATTTAAATATACATATCTTCCGTCGATATTAAGGAGTAATTGAGAAGCTACTCCTTCAAATAAATCAAATGTCTGGTGCCCTGGATACCGTAGATCGTCATGGTTACCTACAATCAAATAGATATGCCCATTTAGACTATTAATTATTTCTTTCCATCTACCATTAGTAGCAAATGCAAAATCCCCCAAATGGAATACTATATCTTCAGGTTTTACTACTTTATTCCAATTTTCTATCAGAGCATTATCCATTTCTTCTACAGTATTCCACGGACGATTACAGAATTTAATTATATTTCTATGACCAAAATGGGTATCAGAGGTAAACCAAATATTTACCTCTGAAGTGCTTAATTTTAAAGGTTTAATATATTCCATTACAATAGATATTTTATCCAAGCATAATGCTTTCTGTGATTTATATAATCGGAGTTTTCTTCATTAGTATATGCTTCTTGTTCTAATGACAAACTTCTATAAACTCTTTTAAAGTAACTCCTACCGGGTTTAGAAAAATTCTTAGTCAATGAAGGTATAAAGAATTTTATAATAAATTCTAACCCATAAATTAAGAAGAAACCGATTATAAGAGTTTCTTTATACTGCTCCCAATGAATAGCTTCATGATTAATATCTTCTCCACTAAGAGTAGAATCTTTTTTAATGAAGATAAATGGGCCAATTGTTAAAGCCTTAAAACCAGATGGTGGTAGAATTTTATTTACAATGATTTTCATATATATAAAATTTAAGTTAATCTTCTATTACGTCTAAGTTATCTTCTGTCCAATTAGAGCATTCTTTTATAAGATATTCAGAATATTCCTTATTCGGTAAAACCTTTCTTTGTAGATAACTCTTAAATTCACTTATTAATTCTATTGGTGTTAGATGAGAATATATATATCCTTCTTTTAGATTTACATATTCTTCATCTAATTTATCATAATCTGTTAATACATTATCAACAGATTTACTTAAAGTTTGTGAACATAGAACACAAACTGGCTTTCTTATAATATTATTCATTGTAAGCAAGTATTCTATAATCTTGATAATTAGGAGCAATTTTCAAAAGTGCTTTACAATAAGTTCTTATCTTATACACTAATTGATCGTAACTTCCCATTTCGTAAACTTTTGGATTAAATTTGCAGTAATATTCTTTATTTGTTGCCAATTCCATATAAGAATCTAGTACTGAATTTATATAATAAGGAAATGATATATTTAACAGATCTTCTGGATGCCATAATATATCATATAGAGTATTGGGTTCGACTATTAAAGCTGAAGTTCTATCTTTACAATGCTTGGCCATTTTAATTAGAGTATCTTCAATTCTCGTATGAAACCAAACTTTATATCTATAAGACTTTTCACCTATTGTGGCACTATCAATATCTGGAAAATATTTAGATACTTCTTTTTTAGTACCAAACTCCATAAGTTCTCCACCTTCGCTAAGACACACTCCAGTAGTCTCAAATACTCTAGGATTTTTATCTATTATATATAAATGTAACATAATTTTATTTATTTATAGCTAAATATGAATTATTACTTATATCAATAATTTTAGAATTTTCGTAAAATTCTTCCAAATTTTTGGCATTACAGTAACTCATTGCAGATTGTAGATAATCTTTCATATTATCAGTCCACTGCTTTAAAGTATACTTTATTGGAAGATATTTAGCAATTCCTTCTGCAGTATGTTTCTTTTCACCAAAGAGGTCAATCTGACCCTGCTTCGAAGCCATACCATAGAATTTATGATAAATATCCCCATCTAGACATCTAGTATGTTTATATTTACCATCAGAAGTTTTATAATATATTTCATCTTTATTAGATTCATAGCATTGAGAAAACAGACTTCCTATCATTACATAATTTGCCCCTAAAGCCAGTGCTTTAATTACATCGGAGTAGTTTCTAATTCCTCCATCAGCAATTATTTTAATTTTATTTTTATTCTCTTTGGCATTCCAATTATATCTATAAAGAGTAGCATTATGAATTAGAGATGCCATAGGACAATGTATACCTGTGTTAGAAGAAGTAATGCATCCACTTCCACCGCCTATTCCAAGTCTTATATAATCTACAGATCCCCATTTTACAATAGTATCAAGTAGATTTGGATTGGCAATATTTCCTGTCATTATAACAAGTTTTGGATATTTCTCCTTTTTAGCATTAATGCAGTCATATAGATACATCATATGACCATTAGCTACATCTACACAAACTTTACTAATTTTTGGAAATTCTGTTTCATTAAACTCTTCCAAAGACATTGCTACCCAATACCCTTTATTCATATACTTTATACGTACATCGTAAGGTATATTTCTTGGAAGGATAGGTGTAATATTGTTATTTATATAATCATTAAGATTTTCTTCCAATACTATACAACTCATAGGAGCTGTAAATATAGGTAAAGATTTAATATTAAAATCAGTTAAATAAGGGTAACATTCTTCTCTATGATGAATATTAGAAAAATTTCTTGGAATTATTGAAACGTCATTATAACTTAAATACATAATTATTGATGGATAAAAAATTGATTTTAAGATACTTATTAATAAAAATTCAAGATTTAAATTTGATTATTGATAAAATACTTGTAATTAAAAATAAATATCTTAAAATCAATCCTATAAATTATTTAATTATATTCTATAAAATCAATTAATAACACTTTGTTATTAGAAGATAAATCATCTATATGAGATTGTAAAAACTTACGATTATAATGTTTAGCATAAAACTTAGTACCTAATAAATAAAGATACCAAGGAGCCGAAACACTTGCATGATGTTCTATAACTTCTGTTATGGTATTAGAATATTTTTTTATATCCCAATCCCAATAACATATAGCACAATCTATATTTAGATGATTCTCATCTTTTAATTTTGTTATAAAATCTGTAAATTTCTTAGTATACTCTTTCGTATTATCTACTTTATACCTCTCATCAAATATAAATCTATAATAAACATCTTTTTTCTTAAAGAGTTTAAACAGATCCGTACAGTCATAGAGATACCCATAATCTATTCTATTATGACATAAATGCCATTGATTATCTATTAATCTTAGTCTTATATCAAAATATCTAACTCCCAAAGAATATTGTTCTAATAAAGTTAGTTTTTGACAATCTGACCAGATTTTAGTATACTTACGCAATCCTTTATTTTTAATTGGTAAGTAACTTATACTATTATGACTTCCTAACATAATTAATGAATCCAATATGTCGGTAAATTCCCTTCTTTATCCAGAGACAAATCTCCAGGAAGAGGTAATTTATCACAAAAAGGTTTAGCACCCTCTTTCATACATTTTAATAATACCTTGGCGACTTTATCTGCTATATTATTAGGAGCTTCTATGTTCCATTCGTCATGAGCAGGTATGCAGAACTTTACTTTATGTAGCAAATCGTTCTTAACTACCCAGTTAAATAGGAACAAGGAAGCTAATTTAAAGCAACAGGCACCTCTATTTTGTATTCTATAATTTATAGACTGCTTTTCTAGAGTCTTTTTTCGCTTTTTATAATATTTAAAATCATCCATTAATACAGGATCTTCTCTAAACATTTTCCAGAAGTTATGGTCTTGCATTTCTTTCTGAATTTTGGATAATCTATCCCAATCATAAGCAAATGCTTTAGCTCCAGTAATATTATTCATTTGAATATAGCCTCTTTCCATAACATCCTTTTTACAGTACCTCTGATATGTTTCCATACCAGGAAAACCTTTCATATAATTATCATATACCTTCTTGGCTTCTTCCAAAGGGATTCCTTTGTTATTAGCTATGGTGTTTTCATCACCACCGTAGTTGATAGCAAACTCTACTCCCTTAGCATCTTGTCTGAGGTCATGATATTTCTTCTTGATCTCTTCAATCTTAGTATCTCTAGGTATTAAATGTGGATATGACATATATGCTACTAGAGAATGTATGTCTTTGCATCCCTCAGTGAATATTTTTATCATAGCATCATCGCCTGTTACAGACGCAATAATACGTGATTCTTGACCCTCATAGTCCACCGAGAGCCACTTATTACCTTCTTCACTAATAAAGCATGCTCTAGTCTCTGCATCCTTCGGTAATTGCTGTAGATTCACTCCTCCTTTAGTTCCACCACAGGACATTCTGAATGTATCGGCCCCTATAGGATTAAAGTCAGCATGAATCCTACCATCTTCCTTAGTTACATTACTAATAAAGTTTTGCCCGAATGCTTCACATACTTTAGCTGCTTCTTTATAATTCACATATAATTCTGCAATAGAAGATATATTCTTTTGAGCTTCTATAATCTTTTTATCTGCAGATTTCTTGTGCATCTTAGTCTTCTTATCAATAGTATCAAGATTAAATCCCAATAATTCAAATAAAGGAATTACTTGACTACTACTAGACCAGTTGATAACACATTTATCTCCAAATTCTAAAGCTACTGGATTGAATAAATCTTGTTGTATTGTATTTATATGTTGTACATAAGGATTGAATTTATCTCTTAAGGTATATCCAAATGGAATTTTATAAACTCCATATGTCTTAAATCCATATTTATCATCAGGGACTTGTTCAATTTCTCCATCTTCGTATTTAACCCCAAAGAGTCTTTCAACATCTACAAATTTTAAATCAGATGGAATATTTTGATCGTCTCTATGGATAAATTGTGTGTCAAGGAGGGCTTTATATTCTATTTTTCCCCTACTTCCATTATGCTCTTTATAATATTTTACTATCCAGTCATTTAGTGCTTTTAACCATTTATCTCTTCTGGCATTATCTTTAATCATTTTCTTTTTCCATCTATCAACATCTAGTTTTACACCATCCAGTTTTATTTTACCTACTACAATTGTAAACTTAGATTCAAAGTCAGCAGCTTTCTTAACATGATATTTAATTAATTCTTTCTGCTGAGCTTTATAAATCGGAATGGAATATTTAACATCTGTTGCTGAATAAACTATAGTTCTTTCAGTTAAACCTTTAGTAATGATTTCACCTCTAGCTGTTTTATCCATATCATAGTCACAATATTTCTTTGCACATGTTTTCAATGATACAGAATACATATCTCTAGGTTTACCATTATTAAGGACTCTTTCACCTATCAAAGTATCAAAATAGTTCTTCTGCACAATTCCTACTTGTAGTAGCCATTGACTATCAAAGCAATAATTATGCCACACATATAGTATATTAGGATTCTCTAACAGCTCCTTCAACATTATTAGAGGATAGCTTAGACAATCCCATACTATTTGATCTTGTTCATCTCCAAGCTGAATAGATAATATTTTCTTAGTAACAGGATTCAATCCTTGAGTTTCAGTATCTGCTCCTAATATTGTTTTCTTAGATAGTAAAGCTATAGCTTCTTCTGGAGGTATTACTGTATACTTATCAGATTTAAATAAAGTTTGCTCCCTACTTACTAAATAAATCATAACAATTCTTTTAAAGTTTTTCTAAAATATTTCTTTAATTTTATAATAGCTCTAAGTTTGGTCTGCCTAATACATTCTGTAGACTTGTGATACTTTTCACAGAGATTTTTAAGATACTTAGATTCGTTATTTGGATCAGAAAATCCATAATAATCTAATACTATATCTCTTTCTATCTTTGTGAAATATTTACTATTTAATATATTCAAAATAACTTCTCTTTTATTTTTATGTTCTGCAGAAGTATCTGTAGAATCTACATTATTATTTGGTATAGCTTCTATAATAAGAGGAGCATCCGAATCTGAAGAGGTTGAAGTATCTAAAGATGTATAATTAATATCAGAATTTAAAGCATTTTCTAATTGAGGTAATGTACATCTACATAGTTTAGCAAGCTCTTCATCTGTTGGTGCTTCTCCATGTTTTTGAATATACTCTTGTCTATATTTATTAATTCTATATTGTATTTCAACAGGGCCTTGTGCAATTCTAATAGTTCTAGATTTATTAGTAAGAGCTTTGGTAATACATTGACGCATCCACCACAAAGCATATGTAATAAATCTATAACCTAGATCGACATTCCACCTTTCTGCTGCTCTACAAATTCCTGCATTTGCTTCAGCTATTAAATCTTCCAAAGGTAATCCTCTACCTTGATAATGTTTTGCAACAGTTACCGCAAATCTTAAATTGGAATTTATAAGTTTTCGTCGGGCTTTCATATTACCACGCTTACTTAATTGTCCAATATATCTTTCTTCATCTTTCGTAAGTAATTTATATCTAGATATGTCATGTAAATAATCTTTCAAAGAACGAGAATATATATTAGTAATACTTGGTGCTGTGGTAATTTGTCTCACTATTTAGAACTGTTTAAAATGTTATTTATATAAGTAATCAACCATCTATCTCCTAGAAAGGAATTCCTTAACCATGTATGGCCATAACTATCTGTGTAAGATGATATAATCTTATATTTAGACCAGAGACTCTTATATGCATCTAATATTTCTTTAGCAGTAAATTCTGGATGTTTAGCTATATTCTCAGCTAGATTTCTTAAATAAACCTTAGTAAGCTCTATTTTAGAAATATGCTTATTGCTGAATATAACTTTATCATCTAATTTTATCACTACAGTAAAATATCCTGGCTGTTTAACAGTTTTACTTATAGCAGTAACGGCTTTCTCAGCCTTACTTATCCTACCTTTCCTCATACAATACTGTTTGAGAATACTCCATCAATAAATTACCTACACTTTGTGCAAATGATTCATCAGATCCATTATTATAATAATAGTTTATAGCATGAGCTAATTCATGGAAATAAGTATTTAACATAGTTTGTTCAGATACTTCATCTCCATAAATAGTTCTAGCTATTTTAATTATGTTAGTATTAGAATCAAATTGCCCATAATCATAAGAATCATCTTCGTTGTGAATATCATCTACAATCTCAACTGTAAATGTTATACCAGCAAATTTAAACTGTTTAGGAATTTTAATCATGTAAATCAGCTTCTGTTAAATCAAATCTAAATGCAATAAATGCAGGCTGTTCAGGAATACCATAAGGAGAAATATTAAAATATTTACAATCTCCTAATTTTCCTTTATAGAATTTGTCAAAGTTGTCAGTATATTCTACTTTTTGATTATGGTCTCCTAATGGTTTGGCTTTAAAAGTTTTACCTTCTCTAGTTTCCATTATAAATACCATATCATCATAAGGACGTAAGCCTTGCTCAATACCAATACATTTAAAAGTATTCTCTTTATACTTCTTAATTTTAATCATATTGTTATTTCGCTTGCCTGGCCCATATTTAGCAGTATCCAATCTGACAACTAGTCCTTCCCAACCTTCTTCTACATATTGATTATGTAGTTTCATCATATTGTCCCATCCAGTTACTGCAACTTGTGGAACAAATTGAATCTTTAACTCACCTTTTTTCCAGATTCTATAAGGATTAAAGTCTAGATTCAACAATCTTTTAATCCTATACATTTTCTTTAATCTATCATGAAAAGGTAAATCAATATCTACAATATCATACATATAGAACTCTAACTTACCTAAATCCTTGGCAGTAGAATTATTACGACATATTCCACTAATAGTAGATAGAGGTAAACCATGTTTATAAGCTTCTCCATCTAGTATTAAATCTGGATTTGCTTTAAACAACTTTTTCAACAATGGATGACTAATTATATGATAGAGAGGAAAATCTAAAGATATAGCTGTTCTACTCTTAGCATGAATCTCTTTACCATCATAGTAGATTAATGTTCTAATTCCATCAATCTTCCTACTGGCCCAATAATGTAAATCAAATGTAGCTTTATTAGTTACATTCTTAGCCATTTTACATAACATTGGTTTTAGTAACCCATCACTGAAAGTCTTATAGAATCCGATAATTGCATCTAATTCTTCTACAGTATAATCATCAGCAGATTTGTCTAATTTTTTATATCCTTTATCAATATATTCTTTACATAGAGATTTAACTCTTTGCTGAACTCTAATATGTGCATCTCTCTGGACTTTTCTATCATCTATATCTATTGAAGGCTGTTCTGTATGCTTACAATGATATTTATAAGAGAATCTTCTTATTTTGTAATAATTAGGTTCAATCTTTTCATAATAAATATCAATACCTCGTATACCTCCAACACTATCTCTAATAGCAAAATAGAACTTAGTTATCTCTTGACTATCAAATAATCCCGGTTGATCCATTAAGCATTTGTATACACTAATTTACCTTTATTATCTGGAATCTCTAGAGTATATTCCCCATTATTATCTTTAGGTTCTAATGGTTCTATATCATCAACATATTCTTCTGTACCTACTAATTTTATTGTATCAGAATCTGGTATAATATCTACATTATTTTCTTCGGTAGCGGCTATAAGTTTATTTACAGCCTCATCATAATTATCAGCTTCTACAGAATATGTTTCATTAACCCACATTCTACATAGAACATTTCTATCAATATAATACTTCATAATTATATTAGACAATAATAGCCTACATAGAAAATAATATCTATATAGGCTATCTTATTATTAGAAATTAATGTTAGAAAGAGTATAATTCAATGTTTTAATAGTTTCATTTAATTTGTCAATTGTTTTTTGCAGCTCTTTAAGTTTGGCAACATCTGCTGAATCATCCTCATCAGATTTATCTGAATCTTCATCTGAATCTGCTACGTAATGCAATGAAGAATACATATTATCATCTTCTAGAGCTTTTGCAAATGCTTTATAAAACTCATCTTCCGATTTAAATTTCTTACCATTAATCATTCCTTCAAATACTTCTTTTTTCATTATTTTAAAAATTAAAACTATTAGAGATACCCTCTTTATGCCGATGTTATAAAATTAATTCCTAGAGCCTGTGGAAGGCTTGGAAGTTGGGAATAACACCCAGTAAAACCACTTCGTGCTACTACACTACTATTTTCAAAATCATAGTATGGCTAACTATGAAATTTAAGTGGTCGGCTCATGTACAGCCACGGATTGCCATGTATCGAATCTAGCCTAACTTAAAAAAGTCATCGGCACCCGTTGTTAGAGGGTAGGACAGAGCGGGATTAAAGCTATCTGTACACGAAACAGGAGATAAACTCCACTGTTTGAGGTTTTTATTATGTGGTCAAACGAAACTGCTAAACACCACTAAGATTTTTTTGATTCAAAACAAACATATCGGCTACCTAAAATAGGTAACTGTTAATTATCTATAAAATTAATTCTGCTTGCCTTTAAGAATTTCATCAATCTTACTTTCAATCTTCTTAACAGCGTCTGCAATAGAAGCAGAATCTTTATCCAGCTTACCGAAGACTTCTTCGAGCTTAGATTTCAAATCTACAAACTTATTACCATTCTTCTTGTAAATAAAGTAAAGAACAGCGAGTACAATAACAATAGTAATTAAATTACCGGCAATTACACTTAATACTACCATAATTTTAAATTATTAAAAAGAATTATTTTCTATGATCTTTAACTACCTCCCATAAATCTTCTACAGAAGATATATCAATATCTTTATCATCTATTACTACATAATCAGCATCTTCATACATATAACTATATATTATATCTCTACCAAAATCATCAAAAGTATAGTCAAGGAATGTATCAAATAGAATATTTGCATAATCTGCCCAATCACATTCCAGTAGGTCTGCTTTAAAAGCCTCTGATACTCTATCAATATCATCACTCCACTTTAGATGATTCGTAATTAGTTTAATAAATTGTTCTTTTGTAATCATAGTTCAATAACTTATTTCAAAACATAAAGATTCATCGTCATTTAATTTATCAAACTCTGGAAGTAATTCATCTTCCACATAACTTCTAACTCTCCTTATATCATCAAAATAATATTCGTCATAAGCTGTACTTCCAAAGAAAAATCCATCCATTGTAGGTAGAAGTTCAGGAGCTTTAGAATGATCTTTTAAAACTTCATTACATCTAGACAGTAATTCTTCTACATCTTTTTTCTCAATTTCAAAAGGATTTGGATGTGTAATATCCATACCTTTATCATTAAAGAATCTTACTAGAAAATTTACTTTTCTAAAATATCCTATATCTTTAGTCCCTTTCTTTGTAAAATATATATCCAGTCCCATAATTATTTAGATCCAGTTGAATTAAAACCTCCATTACCTCTATCAGTATTTCCTAAATCATCTTTAGAAAATACTTTAGACCATCTAAGACGATAGACAGGTTCGAGAATAGCTTGACATACTCGTTCCCCATCTTCAATATAAATATCTTGTAAACCAAGGTTGATAACAGGAATCATCCACTCTCCGCGATAATCACTATCAATAGTTGAAGGAGTGTTAGCTAGTTGCAAACCTTTCTTTATAGCCATACCTGAACGTGGTCTAAAAGATATTTGATAACCTTCAGGAATAGCAGTAAATATACCACTAGGGAGCAAAGCTCTACCCATAGGAGCTATACGTACCATTGGAACAGAGTGTCCTTCACCAGACCATATCACTTCAGCATCTCCAAAAGCTTTAATTGTATTAGTAGGAGTTACTCTACTCAAATCAATTCTAATATCGAGACCTGCCGATCCAGCAGTCTCGTATTTTGGAAGATCATTATTACTTACATTATACACTTTAACATTTACCTCGTTCATAATCGTAAATTAATAATTACTTATTATAGCATCTATAAATTCATATATATTATCTAGAGTTATATATTCAAATTGACATAGATTTTCAATCTCAATCTCAGAAATAGAATCTGTTTTATTTATCACATATCCAAATTTTCCAATTCTAAAATTAATATAATCTATATTATCTAGAATTAACTTTATTTTTTGTTCTTTACCCATGATTGAAAGTCTATAAATTTGTTATTTTCTAATATATATGAGTGAGTATAATCTAAACAAGAAAATATTTCAGAGTTTTCGGTATCAGATTCTACAATATTTTCAGATATATTCCATTTAAATACTTGGTGATATGGACTAAATCTAGGATATTCTATAAACTTAATAGGATTACTATAAAGTGGACTAATATTACTAATATTCTTAGATACTTCTTGAATCTTGATAAATCTATCTAAATTTAAAGAAGGTATTATAAGTCCGGGATATTGTAAATTACAGATATTTGAATTTATAGAGAACCATGTATAGTTTATTCCTCCGTAAGTAAATAGATAAGTTTCATCACCCTGAGTTAACCATGTATTTAAAACTAGTGGCAATGATTGCAATTTTTGTTTAGCAATAGTTAGGGAAGAATTTCGACTATTTAAAATGTTAGTTTCCCAATTACCTAAGATAAGTTCAACTTTTCCAGAATCTTTATCTAATTCATCTGTAGTGAAAGATTTTAAAAGTAAACTTAATTTCTTTAATGATTTTTTAAAGTTACTTTTATCTACACTGATATAATCTCCCAATACTATTATATGGTCAAAGTTGTCTTTATATTTAACAGCTTCTTCCCAAGGTGACAGAAAACAACTAGGTATTACTAGAATCTTCATTTTGTAAATAATTAATTAATTGAACTATGGCATTATCCTCCCAATCATTCTCACTATAAAATGCTTTCTTAGGAGTATCTCCATCAAATATTATACAGAATGGATCTACCTTAGCCCCCCAATACTCTTTCAGTTTCCAACCCTCCTTTTTACCATGTCTAGTAGTTGTATCTATATATTCTACTAGAAAAGGCTGCTTAAAGATAGTGTTTTTAAACTCCAAAGCCTGTTGAGGATCATTATATACAATATATACGCTAATCATTTATTAAATATATTTACATCACTACGAGTTCTACTAAAAGCTACATATTCAAGCTGTCTGCGTACTGCAGATTCACAACATTTCTTAAGATTACTTAGATCTATATATACTTTATTATATGACGAACCTTGTGCTCTATGAATTGTACAACTATATCCTAAATCAAATGTCTTTTTAAAGACTACTCTATCCTCATATATTAAATTATCATAAGAACAGAAAGATTTAGTTAATGCCATATAAGATTGCCACTTATTAGTCTTCAAAGCTCTTAATCTAAGATCTTCTATTTTTTCAGGTAAGTCTGGATATTTACTTACATCTGTTAATAGAAATATTAGTCCATAAGATTTATTGTAATTATCGTACAATGTTAGCCAATATCCATCAACATCACCATAACAAGGTAATCTCTTATATCCTGCACAGACATTGGTAATAAAATAATCCATTCCATTGTAATAGTCGAAATAACTTATAGTTTCTTCACCATTACTAGTTAATTGTACCCCACTTCTACCATTAGCATAAGCAGTTAATATATCACCTACATGGAATAAATCTTTATCTTTCCATATAAATCTCTGAATAGCCTTATTATAATTTCTTACAGCTTTATTAGTATAGACTAACATTTTAGTGTATAAAATATCTTTATTAGAAATAGCTTGCTTATAATCAGCTGCACACTTTCTAACAAATTCTTTTATATCTGTATATACATTTAAATCTCCATCAGAAGAATGTAAAGGTTTAAAATTACGAATTTCTTCAGTTCGTAATTTAGTTAATATTGGTAATATACAATTCTCATCTGACTGCCTATATATTTTAGTCAGAGTATAAGTTTTATCACAATTAGTATATACTTTAGAGAATCTGACTGTATCTACTGGAAATAATTGAGCTTTATCACTTACAAATATTATCTTACATTTATAATCTTTACACTTCTCTATTAGTAAATCAAATAAATCATCATTAATCATAGAGGCTTCATCACATATTACTACTCCTTTATAAGGAATCTGAAGATTATCTTTAGTAGATAAAAACTTTAAATCTAATAGATTAAATTTCTCTATATAAAGATTTGGAGTTAATGCTAATAAACTATGAATTGTAATAGCAGACCTACCACAATAATTCATCATTACTATAGAAGCCTTATGTGTAGGAGCACATAATACTATAGACATATTTAACTCATCTATTTTAGGTAATAGTTGAGATATGGTATAACTTTTACCTGTTCCAGCAGCCCCTACTAAACTAAAACATACGTCTGAGGACTTTAGAAATTCTAGAATTAAATCTATTGCTTTCTGTTGATCAGTTCCTAACTGCATAAATCATAATTCTTTGTTAAATCTGGCTTTTTCATTTCTTATTAACTTGTTATTGAATTTTTTATCTTTTAAATATTCCAACCATAAATCCTTAAATTTTTTATCTATAGAAACAAATTTAGATAAAAAATAAGATTCAATGTTCTCTCTATCTACAATTGTTAGTTTATCTAAATATTGACGTGTAATTTCATCATCATAGGAATTATCTTGGAAGATAATTTTATTTACTAAATATGCTAAATATACTACTAATTCAAATCTAGGAAATTCCTTAGTAGATACTAATTTACCATTAATAGTAATATTATATCTGTATCTGTAAGGATAGATACATGTACGATAAATTCCTTTATATCCAAAAGAAGTAATAGGTATTCTTTTAAACTTCTTAAGTTTTACTATTAATAGATTATCTCTAGTATAATTAAAAAGGTCATTATCTTTAAATGTTACTTTCTGAATATTGTCTGTTTTCATTAGTATATTTAAAAGATAATGACCTTCTGAATCAATTAGATAAGGTTTAGTATTTACATATTTAATAAACCATTTGTGAGTTTGAATTGTATCTAAATCTTTAATATCGAAGATGAATATTTTATCATCAATATATAATTTATTATCAACAATTACGTTATCTGCCTTTAGATGTTTCCTACTTAGAGATTCATGGTGATATTTACACAAGTCCATATTATATTTAATACTATGGACTATTCTAGTTTCTTTTTCAGTTTTACCACAAATTCTACATACTCGAAACATTATTTATTTACATAGATTATATGCTGATTGGTTGAACCCTTAAATGGATTGTTAGAAGTAGTGTCTAATTTATCTATTTCAAATGGCCCATCTACTAATACATCTACATTATTATCTACAAATTCTTTTAATGGTTTTGGTAATTCTTTATAATAATATCCAGTATAGCACCAGACATCTTTATTAAGATTATGTACTTCTTTACATAAGTCTGCTAATTCTTTAGTATTAGTAAATTGTAAAGGTTCCCCACCACTTAAAGTTAGTCCTTTTATGTAGGGTAATTTACAAATATCTAATACTTTCTTTTTAGTTTCAGAATTATAGATATGTCCAAAGTAATAATCCCAAGATTCAGGATTGTGGCATCCCTTACATTTGTGGGAACATCCACTTAACCATAGAGTAACTCTACATCCAATACCATTATTAAGATCTGGATAACTAATATTTATATAGTTCATTCTATTATTTTTATATGTTTTACCCTATGCTCTACCTCATCTTGCTTGCCTTTATTGAAGGCTGTGGTATAGTTGCCAGTAAGATAGCCAGTTACCCTACGCAATCTATTGATATTAGTGCTTCCACAGTTAGGACACTTATCAGAAATCTCTCCCTGATACCCACAATCCTTACATCTATCGGCAGGAATATTAATTGCAAAATAAGGTATGTCTTTATCCATAGCATAATCAACTATAGTTTCCAATCCATCTATGTTATTGATTACACTACTATCAAGTTCTACATAAGTAATACATCCAGCATTACTATATCCAGTCAATTGAGATTCAATATCTATCTTTTCAAAAGGAGTAATCTTCTTCCATACAGGTACATGCATACTGTTAGTAAAGAACTCTTTATCACTTACATTAGGAATAACTCCATACTTCTTTCTGAACTTCTTTAAGGCTGTATATGATAAATTTTCTGCGGGAGTTAAATATACGCCGAAATTCAGCTTATATTTCTCTTTAAATTCCTTACATCTTTGACTATAAAGAGATTCTATACGTTTAGCTAACTGCATTCCTTCATCAGTAGTTTGGTCTGTACCAATTAAAAGTTGTAAGCATTCAGCTAAACCTAGTTGTCCTACAGCTAGGGTATTATGCTTCATAGCACTAATAATACCTTCTTTAGGATTATAACCTTCCATTAATCCATTTTCCCACATGAATTTAGCAGAATCTGGAGATTGAGAACATATATAATTAAATCTCTCAATCAACATATCTTTAGCTTCATGTATCTTTTCATCAAGGAGCTTCATAAAAGACTCTACATCCCTATCAGCTTCCATTGCAATAGTTGGAAGTATTATAGTTACAGGACAGATATTACCTCTACCATCTTTAAGCTGCCCAAATCCATTAATATCGCAGCTAGTGGCCGTACGGCAACCCATTGTACTAAAATAAGTTCTAGGATCACTTATATCGTATCCAGCATTACCACTCCAATCTACATTTGCATAATTAGGGTAAAGTCTTCTTGCTGTAGATTTTAGAGCAAGTCTGAATAAATCATAGTTAGGAGTTCCAGGCTTATCATTAACTCCTTTCATATATTGAAATATTCCACATGGAAATATAGGAGTGGCATATGTTCTACCAAATTCTTTGTCAGAATTAGGAGAGAGCTTATCTCCCACACCTTTGATAGAACCTAGCAAAAGAGCTTTGATTACCATACGTCCTTCCGGTAGAGTACAAGTACCGTAGTTGATTGAAGTGAATGGCAATTGATTTCCTGACCTACTTTGAAGTGTATTTAGATTATGGTAAAGACCTTCTACAGCCTGATTAAGTTCTTCCAAAGTCTCTAATCTAGCCTCCTTATACCATATTTTATTTATATCTTCAATTCTTTTGTCGTCAATATGGAATTTAACTACTTTTACTTTAAAACTTCCTAAGGTATAGTATTCATCTTCAATATGATATTTCTGTTTAAACTCTTTCTTTTTCTTGTCTTTATACTCTTTAAACTCTTTAGCAGTAAGTTTTTCTGCATCAATATTTTCCTCTTCTAGGCATTTAAATATATACTTAGTTATAAAATGTTTAAAGAAAGATTTACGGACATATGGAACCATTGTCCAATCCAAATGATTAGCAGCAACTCCTCCAAATTGCTGCAAACTTTGTAGTTGAAATATTACTGCCAACAATTGGAAGGCAGTATTTATACTACCGGCAGGTCTAATATCAGCTTGTCTTGTAGTAAATCCTTTAGCTAATAGTTTATCTATTGGAGCAGTTAGGCAGTTGTGCTGTCCTACAGCGTAAGAATCCAAATCATGAATATAAATTTCATTATTCTCATGATTCTTACGTGCCATTTTAGACATACAGTTATCTAGAGCAAATTGTTTAGCTACAAAAGATTCTGCTTCACCTTTTCTACCACCAAATGATTTCTCATCAACATTGGCATTCTGATTTACAACATTAGTTGCAAGGAGCTTCTCTTTAAGTTTATTATTATAATCTTGATTAGCTTTACGTACAGCTGCTCTTTCATTTCTATATGTAACATAGCTATCTGCTACATCATTATAATTTAATAGACGTAAAGCATTAATAACATTATCTTGTATTTCTTCTACAGTAATACCATCTCTTAAAGGAACTTCATCTACAATATCATCTAATTCATCATAGCTTAAAGGAACATTAACAGATTCAAAGGCTTTAGTAATTGCATTTTGAATCTTGTTAATGTTACATTCTTCCTTAACTCCGTTTCTTTTAATTATATACATATAAATAACATTAAAAAATTAACAGTATTATCTAATATACCAGAATTTAGTATACTAAACAATACTGTTAATATAGAAATATAATAAGATTTTTTAATTTATTTCGAGTATATCTTTAAGAAGTAAACATTTATCTGCTTTATTCATAATATCTTTATCCTTATGAGTAAGAATATCAGTAAAAGCATTATAAATATGAAACATATCAGTATTCAATCCAGAAGTAGTATCTATATAATATGAAGATTTCTTAGATTTAAACAGTAATTTATATGCAGATAATATAGTTGAAGCTGCAATACTTGCTTTGGAAAATCCATTATTAAAGCATTCTTCTATACTGTTATCAATCCACTTTCCTAAAGAACGTTGTATGTTCTCTTCACTACATTCAAAAGGAGTGTTATGTAAGTTGTCTAAGAATATTTTAATTTCAGAAGTAGTCTCTATAATATAATCTAGATTTCCAAAATTAATTGCTTTAGACGGCTCCAAAGGTTGTACACTCAAGCATTTAGGATCAAATACGCATAGATTTGTACAAGCTCTATTTTCTCCTCCCACATAGAATTTACAAATAGGAACTCTGGTATCAATACCATAAACCATTCCAATTACTTTGCTGTGATTATCAACAACATATTGATCCGGAAGTATAGCTTCAATCCATACTCTGTTATAAGTTATATCTTCAATGTTGTTTAAATCTTCTTTAGAAGTAATTGTAATCTGTTTTGGAAGTTCTGCATGACATTTAATAGTTGCATTGTACTTACTCATTCTTTCCAAGAAAGGTTCTACATAGGCTTCGGTTGGAAAGAATTTATCTTCCTTAATCTTAGTTGCTTTACCTTTAAGCAGCTGTTCTGTAGATATATCCATTATTTATCAATTTCCTCTTCAACATAATCATCTCCATAGTAAATTGATTCCACATCAATTTCTTTAATTGTAATATCTTTACCTTTAGATTTCCAATATTCTATAACAGCTTCTTTATTAGATGTTGGAGAACATCCCAAAGAAATATAAAAATCTGCAGTAGTTAAATCATGACTTCCCCAATTATAATAGAAATCTTTATAATCTTCGATAACCTTTATAACTTTATCAGTAGGTTCTTCTCCGATTATTTTATATAGAGGATCTACTGGCCCATAATCTTTATGAGCAGGTTTTTCATCAGTAGCAGGAACATATATATGTTTTATACCTCCATTCTTAAAACAGTCTAAAAGGAGATTTACAGATTCTTCCCAAAAATTAAATAATCCATAACACTGTAAATAATGATTCTTTATAAATTTGAAATTCTTTTCAGATAAATAATGCTGCATATAAAGAGGATTGTCTTTATCTTCCTTATATTTAGGATCTTTTAATACCTTTTTAAAATCCAAAGATGGTTGAGCATACTTATACATTTCAGTAAGACATCTTTCTACACATTCGGATAAAATATCTTTTCTAGTCAACATAATATATTAAAGTTTAAATTCTCCATTTAAAATATTATCACCAGAGATTATACTATAACTACAACCTCTAGGATTAGAATTAAAGTTCATTTGACTATAATCACTATCACCAAACAAACTCAAACAATTCCTATAATCAAATTTAAGATTGCTGTCATAAGCTGCACTATGCAAATCTCCCTTAAGAATATGGATATTACCGGGTGCATATTTAGCAGTAATCCCACTTCTATCCATATAATTATTTAGCCATACTATAGAATTGGGATTAAGATGTAAAGGAAGTGGTTTCTTCATAAATGTGCTGTCTTTGCCATGACATAGGACAAAACAGTGACCATTTACATCAAACCAATCAATAAATTTATCAAATACAAACATCTGAACATTTGGAATATTGCTAACAGCATTCTGTAAAGCTACTACTGCATAATATTCTGGTGCTCCAGTATGATTTCCATTAGGAACAGAATGAATCTTCAACTCATTACATCTAGTACTAAGCTGATTTATAAACCAACTCATCTGCCTAAAGAATACATCAAACTGAGCATAATTATCCATACATTGAGGCATAATATGATCTCTTCTAGCAGTCTGATTATCCATTCCATCTAACATATCTCCAAGCATATTCAAATAGATTTTATCTAAAGAAAAGTTAGATACTCTTTTAATAATTTCAGCTAGACGATTATGGATAGCTTCTTCTGTCCAATCATTTTCATATAAAGAATGGCTCTCTACCTTAGCTCCAATATGAACATCTGAAAGATTTAAAATCATATCTATATCAGATTCTATAGGAGTATTAGGTATATCTTCCAGACCAGTAATATTGATATTTACTTTAGAAATATAATTAATAAAGTTTTCATACTTCTTATTCTCTTCTACTAAAAGAAGATTAATTTTCTGAGCATCTTTTAATTGATTCTTCTCTAAAGTACGAGTAAGATTATTTCTCTTACGTTCGATAGCTATATTATGTAGCTCTTCTTCACTATGCTCATCAATATCATGTGGAGCAAATGGACAAGTATACTTATAAATTAAGAAAGCATTCTTAATTCTATTCAACTCATCCAAAGAATATTCTGGGAAATCTAAAGAAGTCTGAGCAGTAGTTAAATCAGCACCATATCTGGAATAAAGACTACACAGTCTATCCATCTGTTCTCTAGATAAAGTGCCGATAAGAGGACCACCTACTTTACGTTTAATATTGAATTTATATCCTATAATAAGGCCATTCTCATCTCTTACCCATTCAGTATCCTGTGCGACATCATCGAAATCTACATCTGTATCGGAATTTGTACTACCCTTTCTTTTCTTTACAGATTCATAAAGAACTCTAACTATATTATTGTCTTTAACAACTTTATTGATGGATTGACGCCAAGAGGCAATATCAATATCGTTTTCCTTACAATAATCTATAAGAGTAGGAGTATCAGAAGTTTTTACATCAGTCAAGAATTTAATTACCTTATTAATAGTTGCTTGTCTTACCATTTATTTATTGATTTTAATTTTTTATAGTGGTTATATCTATCTCTAGTTTTATTCCACATATTTTATATTATTACATGATCTATTTATTTTAAAATTATCTAAAATAAAAATAGGGCAAGTAGTCTTAACTACCTGCCCTATTCTGTTATTTATTAAAGAGTTTCTGCATCTACTTGACCAAAGATAATATACTTACCTGTAGAAGCCTTCTTAGAAGGAGTATAAGTAAGCTCACCAAGAACTGGGTTAGTAATATAACCTGCAAGTCTCAATACAAGAGTATCCTTAACCTCGCCCTTACTCAAAATCTCCTTACCACGCTTAATTGCTTCAGCCTTAGTAATATGAACATCACTGTGCCAGATAACCTCACCAGTCCTCTTGTTCACAATCTCTACAACTGTAGTAGTCTTACGCTTACCTGCGTTCTTTACATTAACATACTCATAAGGACGCTTACGAGTAGACTCTACACCCGGATTAACAACAATCAGACAGCCAAGATTAGGAATATCCTTAGCCTTATCGTGAGCATAGGCCATCTGCCATTCCTGCAGCTCTGAAGGTGTTACCTGAGCTTCATCAATCAACATCTTCCTATAATCAGAAGGAGTAGCCTTCTCAGCAGCATGCTGCTCCAACCATGCCTTACGATATTTTGTATCGAATCCCATCTTCTTCTCCAAGAACGTTGTATAAGCTGCTGTAGCATCAATAATCACACTATCAAATGGAGAATTCTTAATTGCCTCATCCTTAGAAGTACCAGAAACTACAACACTCTTAAAAATACTATTAGTAACCATAATTTTAAAACTTATTTACATTAAACATTAAAATATTATCTATCAAATCATAATAAATTATTATCTATTCACTAATTGCGTTTGAATTAGTAAATCCAATATATACGGAAATATTATCTATCCAACAAAAATATTTGTTAAAATCTGTTAATTTTAAAAGGGAAGCATTTTATGTATAATTTCCCTAATTTTTGCCGGAACCTCTTTTATAGTTAACCCAAAGGTTACAAAATCATCACATCCATAAGCAAAGTCTTCAGCTACAATAGCTATACTTTTAATCTCTTTGTCTGACAGTCCTTTACTTTGGGCTAACTTATATACAACCTGATAATAAGTTACATCAGGTTTCTTTTTACGTAAAGTTGTTACCAACCAACCTATTAAATCTATTAAGGCTAATTTATCTTGCATACTAGATAAATAACCAGTAGAAAACCAGTCTTTATAAGTACTGGCCATTTGTTCATAGGTAGGTTCAGAAGCTCTCTCGAAATCCCTCATATTCTGGCAATGTTGAATAAAATGCTGCTAATCTTAGTAAGTGGTTAAATTCATTAAAACCAGTTCTAAACAGAGTTGAAGTCATTGGATAAACCTTAGTATTAAAATCTCCAAATGTCTCCACTACCAAGAAATTACTTTTAATAGCAGGTTTCTTTAACCCATAAAACTTCTCAGCACATAGACTTAATAGCCATGTATACATAGCCATTTCCCTATTATAGCTGAAATTAGATATAGCAGATTTAAAGAGATTTACATATTTACCTGTAGTTTTAATATCATTTACAGTAATCTCGTTAGCTAACTTGTCTATATTATAGTTATCTAATTTACTCTTTAATCTAAATCTAAATGGATCAAATCCGGGGCAAGTAACTTTTAAATCAAGTAATATAGCTTGCTCATTACCTACCATCTCTTTATCTATATCTTTAGGTCTGAGAAGTTCTTGTATTTTTGTATTACTGTTTAATGCATCTATACAAGAATGTACTACTTCTCTAGATTTAGCATCTAGATAAATTGGAGTTCTAACAAGATCTCTTTTATTACTATGTTCAAAGATAGCCCTCTTTCTCCAATATTCAGAACACTGAGACCTTAATTTATCGGCCTTCTTACTATTAAAGCTATTAGCATAATATCCTATCTTACCAGAAGCCTTCAAGATTTCATCATAGCTAGGCATTCTTCCATTATATCTATATAGCATATCTGCCATAGCACCCGCCTTAGCAGTAGGTTTATCTATAGAATCTACTATGTAGAAATATTCTGGCTGCAATACACATTCATGTACAGCACTTCCTCTATTTAGAGAATCACTATATTCATAATTTTGTTGTAATCCTTCAAAGAATTTATCTGGATTTTTAGGACTTTTCTTTAATAAATTAAGTCTACTATTACTTATATAAGTGTTATACTTTTTAGAGAAATATTCTTCATCAGATATTTTTTCTAAGTGTAATGTATCTAATAGAGGTTCAAATTTTATTTCAGATAACTTCATTATATAAATTCATAATTTCATTTATATCTAAATTATTTATTCTTAATTTTGTATCATAGTTCTGATTGCTTTTAGAAGTAATAAGAAAACATAAAACTCCTTTATCGTTTAAATCTTCAAAGTTCCAAGTACTATCGTCTATAAATAGATTTACTTTATTCTTTAAAGTATTAAACTTACTTGTTCCCCAACCTCCAGAAATTTGATATAATTTAGCATCTGGAAGATTATTGCGTTTTAGAAATTGTTTAGTCCAATTATGTGGATTAACTCTAACACTACAATAACAAGTTGGAGTAAAATTAGGACGATGTATTACATTTAATCCTAACCAAAATGCTTTCTCTTTAATAAGAATATTATTGACATTTCTAGAAATTCCCCAATCATTATTTGGGAATCTTCCAAATCTTTTTAAATATCCTTCATCAAAATCAACAATACAATTATCTATATCCAATCCTATTTTAGGTATATTCATTATCAATCTCTTCTATATCTGAAATATTTAAACCATCTAAATCAAATACTTTATCACAATCTGTTATCCAATTCTTCATATCACTATTACAAAGAATTTTACAGGATTCTTCACTTAAATCATTATATTTATCGATTATCTTCTGTGCTGCTACAAAATAGGCATCACTAAAATCGTCAGCTGAAAACTGTATTACAGACTTAGGAGAATCTTCTGTATAATCTGCATAAACCTTATATAGATTCATAAAATATTATTATATTTTGTGTAAGCATCTAGTAATTCATAAAAGAACTCTGCAGGAACTAACATTAAGTTTTTCTCTATAGGAATATTTAAATCTTTATTCTTCCTTACTTTAAAATAATCATCTGGTTGAGAACAATGCCATGCTACAATAAAAGGAGTTTTTGCATCATCACATCCCTGTCTAATAGTATTATAGTCAGGACATGATTTATATGCTTTACATTGTATATTAATTGGTAATTTATGATCTAAGTCTACTATATCAATATTATTGTTATCGGCATTCTTAGATTCACCCCTAGATGTAGTAGCACCTCTATACCCCATTTTCTTTAAAGCATTTCTAACATTATATTCCCAATTACTTCCTTTAGATTTGGAAGATTTAGCTCTATAATATCTTATAGTATGGTCATCTAACCACTCGCATAAGATATTATCTTTAGGAATAATTCTGCTTGCAGAAGAATATTTATTAGCTCTCATCTTTAAAGCTAAAGCAGATAAAACTTTAATTCTAGGATTAGTTCTAGACATTTTTAAGATAGCTTCTTCAGCTTCTTCTATAGAACTAAATTCCATAGGATTCATTCCTGGATAAGTAATTCTTATTGAAGTATCTAACAGCTATGTGAACTTTTTTCTACCCATTTATTTTTAAAATATTTAAGCACTTCTTTTATATAATCTGTCATTTTCTGTTTTCCAAATTTTTTATAAGTATCGGTAAAATCTTTTGCATATCCTTTAGGAATACAGAAATAATCTAATTCTGGATGTAATCTTCTTAATTTGGCCATATTTGCCATACCTGCCCTATCATTATCATAGAGTACTATGATATGTTTAAATCGTTGCTTCAATTGTTCTAGAACACTATCACTAACAAATTGTGTTTCAGAATTTGGAGCACAAGCAGTTATTTTAAATTCATACATAGCCATTACATCCTTCATAGATTTAGTAATTACTAATAAATCACCATATTTAGGTAATTCATCAAATCCCTGTATTTTCTTAGATGGCCAATTAGTTAAGAATCTATATTCTCTACGTTGGGAATAATAAATTCTCCACAATTCATATCCATTTCTCTTTCCTCCATAATATCCAAAAGTTAACTTACTTCCTGTTGTAAATAGGTTATCATTCAAGAAAACATTTTCACAAGAATATACATGAAACTTTTTTAATGTCTTATATGTAATACCAAAACTCTTCCACCACTTTAATTCGGATTCTGTAAAATCTTTAATCTTAACTCCAATTTTAGCAGGGCCTTTATCTTCAAATTTAGGAACAGATTTAATATACTTATGATAGGTTACATTACTTTCAACAATATGAAAATCTTTAGCAATCTGTTTTATTGCTTGATGATAAGTTATATGATAAAGCTCCTGAACAACTCCTATAAAATTAAGATGTTGTCCAGTAGCAAAATCATGAAATATCAACTCTCCATGTTTGTTGCGGTAAAACCCACAAGTAGGATTATTATCTTTTCGTAATGGAGACCTAAATATTTTCTTATCTACAGGATGCTGTAGATAATAAGACATATATTGTTCTTCTGTATACTTAGAAAGTAAATAAGATTTAGTTAGAGAAATGGAAGGACTGTATGTGAATTTCATTTACTCTAACTAAATCTTATCTATCTATTTAGAGATCCATATCATCCAACTCACCTGTTAGATCATCAATATCATCCTTCTGAGTCTCTGCTGTATTATCAATCTTATCCATATTAGTTGGCTTAGAAGCTGTAGTAGCTTTAGCCTGCTGACTCTCATAATCAGATAGTGTCAGATTTGGACCAAGGAATCTTTCCATCCAAGCAGAATCATCTTTAGACGAAATTCTAGCATTTGGAAGAGCTGCATAAACTCTATCATTTCTCTTTCTACCTTGCAATTTAAGCATAATAGGATAATCCTCTGTAGGCTTCTTTGGATTCTCCAAATATTTCTTCAAGACAGAAATAAACTTACTGAATTCTATATTGTTAAACTTACCACTCTCAGCAAGGCTCTGGAACTTTGCCTTATTAGCATCGTTCATATATACAGAGATAACTTGTTGGAAGATAAGATTGAGTCTTTCAATGTCAGAGGGAAGTTTAATAGTACCTCCATTGCTTGCAGCAATCTCAGTTCTCTCAGAAGCTTTGGCATCTGTAGGCTCAAAGATGGATTCAGAATATATCCCCTCTTTACACCTAAATGTCATATCCCATCTTCTCCACTTACGGCCAGAAGAACTTGTACCCTCTGTGGGATCAGAAATTCCATCAAACTCTACATTATTATAAATAGACCATGCCTTAAGAAAACTCTGTGTTGAAACTGGTTTAGCGGTTGTACCAAAATTAAATCCTGTCATAATTGTTTATATGTTTAAAAAGTTAAAAATATTAAAGAGTGAAATCACTAGAATCGAAATCCTTGTCATTATCGAGTAGAGAATCTATATTATTCATATCCTCTGCCTCAGGTTCAGGCTGCTCTACTACTTTATCAGGAGCAGTCTTAGTTACAGACTTGTAGGCTTTTTTATCGCTCTTTACAGATTCGAGAACTGGAGATCCTTCAAAAGCCTTACCGTCCTGTGTAAGAATAAATAGATTCTCTGTATTAGGATGTTTAGCTAATATAAATTCTGTTCCAAATTCCATTAGATGGTCATGCTTACTTCCAGAGAACCTAACAGTACCAGACTTAGTTATCCTATTACCACCTTTCACATCACCATAAGCCTCTGGCTTACCGATGAGAGGATATTCAAGATTATCAACCTTTTGATACCGGATGTCTAGCCTATCTTCGCTGCCTGGTTCTACACCAAGCATCTCCAATGCTCCCGAAGTAAGAACATACTTAGAATCCTCCAATATCAGTCGGGGAGTAGAATCTTCTACCAACTTGGCTTTACTTGAAGAACTGCGCTTAGGTTTAGCTGCAACAGCTGCTGCAAGCACTTCCAATGCATTAATCTCTTTAGTAGTTACTTCACCTGTGGCCTCATCGACCAATTCCAATTTCAAAATTGCACTTTGCAAATTCATTGTAAAAAATTTTTAAAATTATTCATTATATGCCTTGATAGTATCAATGACATATTTTAAATCATTATCAATAAGAGTATCCTTAAACATTCCCATAGGAGTTTTGGCGGTACACGTTCCGTCGGAATTAGTTATAAACTTATATTGAATTGTTCCAGAAGCATCATCTTTAAATACTTTAGTAAATAAAACATAAGTAAATAACCCTTCAAGAGTGATAGTAGAATCAAGGAGCTTGCCTAAAGTTTTAATCTTATAATAAGGATTTAGGTTATCTCCCGTATTCTCACTATGCGTTAAAATACATACATATAGATCATCCCTAAGATTCATAGCTGCTTTCAACACCTCATAAGCATGCTTAGCGATGTCCGTGAACTTACTATAGCCTTTTTCATCTACTCTTGCCATAGATTCGAATGCTTGAATATACTGATAATCGTCAATAATAACAGTAGTTATCTCAGGTCTACCACTATTAATTATATTAAGCACTTTAGCAATGTTATCAACATTGGAAGTTACATAAAAATTACCAGAAGTTTTCTTCGCAACCTTATCTATAGTAAAATCTGGATACTTTTTCTTAGCACCCCTCATTCCAGGCCTTTTACCAGTAGTACTGATAATAAAAGTCTTTTGAGGATCCAGATTTCTAATTGATGAGGTTTTTCCACTACCACTATCTCCTACAATAGCTATAAGTTCTGCCATTATAATGTCATTTTAAATGTTTGTTTACTATTATCTTCAATATCTTTTTCTTCATTTGTATTATCTTCTTTCTTTATATTATCTGTATTGATCCAATACGGATCTTGATACTTAGTATAATCATAGATGTTATCTGGAAGAGGAAGCTCTTTCCACATATTTATCTTACCGTAGAAGGAAGTGCCTATCTCTACGTCAGAATCACCATATCTATCTTTAATAACTCCAATTATTCTAAAATTCTTACCTAATTGAGATACATCATATCCTCTATAAGAATTCAACTTATCCCTAAAAGGATTGTAAATAGTAATAACATTCTCAGCTGCTTCAGAAGGACCCGCACTATCTTTTAAATCAGATAGGCTGAAAGAGGTAAGACCTTGTTTTCTTCTTTCCACATTAGAATGCTCTCTATTTACTTGCTGAATAACTATTGGAGATATTCCACAAATATTTCTTAAAGTAAGTAAATATTTAGAAGTAATATCAATCTCCTGTTTTAATGTATTACCAGAAGATGGTACTAAAAGACCGATATGATCTATGATTACAGTATATATAAGATCAGGATTAGATGGAATATATTTTACATGATTATCTTCTTCCTCAAAAGTACCTATAGAAGCTAAGTCTGTTCTTAGTAATTTATAAACTACTTTCGCATTAGTAGATTTATCATATATTTTAATATGATTCTCTACTTTTCTTAGCCAATCCATACTGTCTTGAACTATAGCATAATTCTCGTCAGATAGTGTGTAATCCCTTTTTCTGGATAATAGTTCTTTCATACCTAATTCTACTCCATATGTTTCAAATATATAGGTAGACAATAATTTAGCCAATACCATATCGGCAGACATCTCTAACGAAAATAGAAATATTCTATAATTATCATCATCTATATGTTCCATCAATGGACGATAGATATAAGCATATTCAGTTAGTGAAGTTTTTCCAGTTCCTGAATCTGAACATACTACAGTAAAAGTCTGTTTAGTTACACCATCTATTATACTTTCAAGTTTAGGTAATCCCATAGAATATCCCTGATTCTTACCTAATCTTCCTTCATCTATTTTTTCTAATAAAGATTCAACAATCATAGCAATGTGATTGCATTCATATTATAATTAGTCACTTTTCCATCTTTAATTGCTTTTAAATCTAACCATGCTCTATTAATAATAAAACTAGCAAAACTCTGATTTAATATTTCATTTTCCTTAGCCCATTTTACAAGCTCAATGATTTCTTTATGTATGTTGTCTTTATAATGAATAGTCTTAGCATATACTCTATAGGCATCTTCCAAACTGTTAAATTTAGAAGCAATACCTCTTAGAGATACAATCTTTCCATTAATATTTCCAAATTGGGGATAAACATCAAATAACTCAGTTCCCATCTCAAAAGAACTTCTATAATAATCTTTTAGAAAATTCTGATTGAATGGAATTTCATTAAGATCCATAGAGTCTCCTTTAGCTGGAATTTTGAATGAGGAGAGAATTAGGTGTTTATTTTGTAAAGACAATAAAATACTTCTGAAATCTCCTCGAACCTCCTCTTTTAATTTTAAATAATTCTGGAGATATTTATTTTCACCTTCTCGAAGATAAAGAAGACATTTTACAACATAAAGTTCATTTGGATTTAATTTATATTTATTGAGTATTGCAGATTCGTTATCAATGTTTAACTCACCCATTGAAGAAATTAATTATCAAGTATAATACTTAATAATCTTCAATGTAAACTATAGCTTATTTCCTACATCCAATTGTAGGAAAGGATTTTATATTTTACAACTTAATTTATTCTCTATCCCTAGAGTTCAGTCATAAATTTAAAATCTAAAGGTATATCTATTTATATTTCCGGAATATACCTTTGGTTGTTCTCCATTAAATATTGCATTTAATTCAGATTCTTTAATTACTGTATATTTAGAATCTTTATGTGACTTCAAAAACCATTCTGTTTCCACAGTGTTATTAAGCACCAAGTTGAATATCAGAGCCTTCTTGTCTGGTGCCCATCTGATAACTCTACCTCTTCTTTGGGTAGCTTTAATCGATGAACTATCTAGTCCTAAGATGATTGCTACTGATAATCCTTTCACATCCAAACCTTCATTGGCCTTGGCGCAAGTGTGGAGAGTACCTGTCGATAGTTTATTGAAGTCTTCTATAAGGATTCTACCTTTCTTCTTAGATGTTTTACCGGTATATACATTCTGACCATGTTCTAAGGCTTCCGCCATTTTTACATTATTAGAGAATGTAATTACCTTTCTGTCCGAATAATGTTCCAGTATTCTTCTAGCTACCTCTATCTTTTTTGGATGATTATTTATGAATGCTTTACGCTGTTGAATACTTCTAATAAATTGCATTGAATAATAAGTAATCTTCTTTAACATCTCTTTTCTGTCAGATTCTTTACTAGTCATTTGCTTTGCTAAAGCTGCTCTGGTTTTAAATCCGTTAGCTCCAATACAACTCATAGCTAGATTAAAATCATAACTGAAAAATCCAAATGCTTCAGAAAACTGCCTATTATAAACTTTATAAGTATCCAAATCATCTACATCTAGTAGTACTAGATATTCATCATATTCAGATACCCAATTGTTTAATAGACATTCTTCAACTCCTACTGTATCACAAATAGGACAATATTTACGTATTATTTCATCCTTACCATCCAATCTTTCAAGAGTAGCAGTCAATCCTAATATGTATTTATACTTTACACAGGTAAATATCTGTCTAAAGGTATCAGAAGCATATCTATGACACTCATCCAATACCAATAGATCACATTTCCATCGATCTTTGACGAAAGAGTTTATGATATGAACTTCACAGTTAAATACAATGTCATTAGATACAAGTAACTCTTCCCACTGACTCTTTAAAGTCTCTGTTGGAACTATTACAATGCATCTAAGGTTAGGATATTTATGCTTGAGTAGCTTGATAGTCATTATAGCTATCCTTGTTTTCGATTATGTTATCAGCAGGCTTTTTATCCTACTTTCTTATTATTACTAATAAGTCCCGCATAGATTTTTACCCTTAAAGGGTATCGAACACTCGTGGAGAAATTATATTCTATAGAATAACTTAATTTTATTAATTAAGTTACTTTACAGGTTCATTCTCTATGCTGTACAGTACGGAAGACTTTTTAGGTTCTTCCGTTACCTCGGTATTACCCTATGTAGGGTGTTCACCGATTTTGCTCGATAATAACTCCGAAGATTTCTCAATCAGAGCGGCACCATAATTAACTGGTATATATACATTAGCTACATTTTATTAGCCCATACCAGCTTTTACTGTACCAAACCCAGTAGCTGCCTCAATACTGGCCTTACCTCCAGACTTAATCCAAGATTTTATACAGTATTTCTGTCTAGTAGTTCGGTCTGTTTGGAATAAACTATTCATAAGCTCATTCCATTTTAGGACTACTTAGCAGAATCCGGCAAGAGTGAAAAGTTATATTTCTCATTAGCTACTCTTTCAAGTTTCTTGATTATATCTTCCCACTGAATTATTTGATAGTTTATTTCTTTAGAGAATCTATTAAGAATCTTATCTTTAAGAAGAATCAGCTTATCATTAGACATCATGCTATATTTAGCTTCCCTCAAATGTATCACAGATTCAAGCTCTTTAAAAGTAAGACCTTTAGAGCTTCTCTTAATATTTAAATAAGATGGAATTTTAAGACGTTCTCTGATTATATCAAGAACTTTCTTACCCTCAACAGTAAATTCTTTAACTTCTTCAGGAGTAAGTTCAAGACCTAAGTTCAAGAGAAATGTAAGTGTAATATGTCTTCTACTAAAAGTTCCAAGCAAATCTAAACAACCGTCCATCGCTTGCTTAACAGATACATCCCTAAAATCTATAGGGAGATTATTCATACAAGAAGAAAGCATTACTTCATTCCATTTATCTCTTGGAATTGCTTTCTTATTCTCTGGCTGATTGAGAAGATTATCTAGATCTTTAAAGAGAAGATTTCTTGGCAAAGAACCTCTATCAGTGGATTCATCTCCAATATTATACTTACCCTCAATCCATCTAATACATAACTCAGTAGTACAATTATCTATCTGTTCTTCTACTATCTTCTTAAGGTTATATCTTCCTGGATTATTTTTGTTATTACTAAATAACATACTAATACAGTGATTATACCATTCTTTTAATTGTTCGGGAGTGGCATCTACCATTTTAATGACATCTTGACAACGTACTCCAGCACGTTCTTTCTTAGGCCCTTTCCAGACCCAATTATTCATGTCATTTTTAGATTGATTTTTTAGCTCTTTCTTTTCTTTAATGGCTTCTGCCAACTTGTCTCCTAATACACCCATCGTATTAACTAATTAATATTTCATAATTCTATTATCTATAACGTTATTATACTATCTACTTTTTTCTCGACTGGGAGAAATTTATCAAATCTTATATGAGAATATTGATATGTGTCTTCCATATTTAACGCTCTATTATAATAAGAAGTTCCAGCTATAATATATGTGTATTGTAAAAATCCTACATCATTTATATCAGGATAGCTAGATTCCCAATTAGGATACCTTACACACATAATATACTTATTTGTCCAATTATCTGATTCTAGATTTTGAAATACATAAGTTGTATATCCGCCAGTATCTTCATTATACGCAAGAAGTTTGGCGTGAATAACTATAGAACTTACAGTATTATCAGACATATAATAGCTATCAAAGAAGCACCACTAATTCCTTTAAATATTTTATTAGAATTACGTAACTTCTTAATAGTTTTATCTTTACTTTTTATAACATCCTTATAAATAACTTCAGATTTCTTATAAGCAGAATCAGACTTTTCATAAGATTTACAAAGTTCTTTATAATTAGCTATTTGTTTATTAAGTAAAGGAACTTCTTGTCTAAATTTAGCGTGTTCCAATAGAATCAAATTTAATTTCTTTAAGTCCTGTGCTGTCAATAGTGAATCTTGAGAGATAGTTTTTGATGTCCCACCAATCGCTATCAACAGGCTGAGAAATAACACGCTGAACATTCTTTTCATAAGTAGAATGTATTTTATAAATATTAGTAGTTATAGTATCATTGACCTTATTTATAGAATCTCTAATGTGTTGTTGCTCAGCTTTGATAGAATCTAACTTATATAAAGTGTTCTTCCATTGTTGAGAATTATCAGAGATTTTGTGAGTTTTAAATAATACATATGACAATATAACTACTAATATAATAAGTAAAATATTACTTAATTTGTTCATAATACTTATAGAGCTTCTTATTAGCTTCTATCTCTTCAGAAGAAGCTGAAGCTAGAGATTTCATATTATCAATCTCTTCTTTAGACATTTTACTTAGAGTATTAAATGCATTAGCTTTCTCTCGATATTTCCTTGCTTCATGATTATATCCTTTAATCATTATTGCAGGATGCTTAATAAGATACTTTAGATACATATTAAGAATCATATCTGTAAATTCATCAAAGTTTTCTAATACAAATCCGGGTCTACTGACTTGGATAATATTATTACAACTTTCAATATCTAGAGTAATTATATCGTCAGAATCTTTCTTCCATTTGAGAGCTGCTCTACCAAAAGCTATATCTTCTGCAGTATCTTTATCATGTGTGTCTTGAGGATTAGAACAAGACCATCCTAAAGAGTACATTCTTGGCCCCATAGCATCAAAGCACACTAAACATGCTGTAACAGTATGAATATCACCTTTGTAATCTACAAAACTAGCTGATTTAAATTTTTTCATAAAATGTTAATTATTAATGTAAAAGTAATCATTGTGGAAAACAATATAAAAAATATTAAATTTATATATTTAGGTTTTCCAATAAAATATTTATGTACTATAATATTACAAATATTTAATACTATAATAACTAATAGCAGCTTGATAATCATTTAAAGTCTACAAATTCTGTAAAACATTTAGTTATAACTGAAATCATAAACCATGCAATCGCTATTGTCAATCCTAACATATGAGATAATGTACTAAAACTACACATCATAAATACACAAACCCATATTAGGAATATAGTAATTATAACATATGCTAATAGTATTAATATATGATATTTAGAAGTTTTACTCATCTCAATCTAATAGTTGTGGAGAATTTGTTTTATCTAATAAAGCCTCTTTCAATTCTGCTAAGAGTGAAGTATATTCTTTAAGATATTGTACTAAAGAAATATTCTCTTCTTTATGTCTGTGCTGAATACGATAATTACATATTCGCTTAATTGCAGAACATAAAGATAGGCCATATCCGACATTCTTAAAATCTGTTCTAGCTGCTGCATCAGTTCCTTTGGGTTTAATACTAACAAGTAGTTCCAAATCCCAATAATCTGATGCAGTATTAGTAGAAGGAATTAGTCTGAAATCTTTTTCTTCAATTATCATTTTTAATAATTATAAAAACTGTCAACATTAATATTTAACTCATCTGTAAACATCCATTGACAATTATCTACATTATGACCTAAGAGAGTTAGTAAAGATTCTGGCTCTATTGTATCAGGTACATCTGTATAAACATATACTTTGGCTGATGTAAAATCCAGAACTACTAAATTCTCTTTAGGACGAGCACTAAGTTCGTATTCAAATCCCGATTTTGTTTTTACTTTCATTAATTTAAACTATTTAAAAGACTTTTATAATATTTCTTTTCTCGATTTAGGAATGTATAATATTTCTCAGAGTCTCCGATTACTCCAGTGGGAGCATATCTTACCTCATTCATACCTAAGACTTTTAATAGATAGTCTATATAAGTGTCACAAAGTTCTGCCATAAACCTATATAGTTTAATGGTAGCTCTAGATTTTGCTATTTTGTAACCGATAACTGGATCCCAAGAATCTTCAGAATTTTTTTTAGCAGTTCCAATAGCTTTTATATAAAATCCCCCACTATACATACCTATGTAACCGGGATAATTCTCTATAAAATCTTTTAAAACAAATGGTATATAATATTCATCAGGAAATAATATAACCCCTTTTAAGGTTATTTTTACAATTTTATTATTAAATTGTTCTTCAATAGGTTCTATATTAAACCTATCTGTATCAAAACTAAGTTTTATCATTTCTTCTGACTTCCTGGACGTGTGTTAGAATGTTGTTCTGCTCCAGACATTCTGTCAAAAGCAGCTTGACGTGCTTTCAAATTCAATTGCTTGTTTTTGTACTTCATAATTAATTTTGTTTATGTTTATCAGATATTAAAGTTATCTGATTAAATGTGTCTGTAAATTCCTCCAATCCCTTAGGAACTGTTTTAAGAATATTAGATAGAGTTATACCTAATATATAAAACAATTCGTCTGAATCCAAAGATTCATCACTACCTAATTTATCAATAATAGTATGAGCTAAATCATTACTGATGTTATGAATATATTTCATTCTATCAGAAGATCTAGAACTTACAAATTTATAAATGTTCATAATAATACTAAATTACTTCCCTTAACTGCCAATTTATCAGCTTCATTATTAAACTTATTATCAGCATGACCCTTTACCCATTGAATGGAATATTTTAAATCATGTTGTTTTAACAGATTGATATATGTATCAAACTTATCCCATAATGCTGTATTACATTTTCTCTTCCAACCTTGAGTAGCACATCCCCATACATATTGAGAATCAGTATAAATAGTAGCAGATATTTTATTCTTAATAATATATATCATTGCCTTTAATACTGCAAATAATTCCATTTTATTATTGGAATCTACTTTGGCCCCATTATAGTCAGAATAAAGTATATCATTATCTTTTACTACCACATAAGCCCAACCTCCCCGATTTACAGAAGGTCTAAAAGCTCCGTCTGTATAAATACAGATAGAGTCTTTATTAGTTATTTCTGCAGTAGGTATAGATAATTTCTTACCACATATAGGACAATAACTTATAGGAATATGATTTGTAATATGTACAAGCATATTAACTGTTTCGGAGCAAATGCTTGGCACATTATCATATATAGATATTCCCAAATCCCCATTTAATATATTCATTTTAGGATATTTGGGGATATTGTCACAATATTTACACATTATAATTTAATAATTATATGATTTCTTCTAGTTCTATCAAATGGTGGTGTATAATAAATAAAGATAGAATTATTTTCCTTAAAGATTGATGGATTAAATACTACTTTAACTAGTAAGAATATTATTATAATAAAAATAACTATGTTCAACATAAGATTTAATAATTAATACCGTCTTTAAAGTATGTTACATAGAACTTATTTGGTCCATATACTTTAAAGATTCTAGAGGTAGTTTTAAAATAACACTTAGAAGTTTTATCTTCAGTAGCTGCTCCTCTTGAATAGTTTGTTATATTTGAAACCCAGAATTTATTGTCAATATACTTATAATTAGTACTATCATTAGAGAAATTATAAGCTATTCTATTAGAGAATGTATATGGAGTGTCCTGTTCTGTGTATGATTTAATTTTATAAGATTCTGAGGGAAAATCTTGTTTGCTAGTACATGTAACTGTCAAAGATGGGCTTAATTTGTAAGTATTAAACTCTTTATAGCATTTTGCAGGAATACATACAATTTCTTTTTCTATTGTGTATGTATTTACAGTATTAACAGTTTGAGTTTTACTTCCAAGTAAGGCTAAGAATATATTATTTCCCCAAATATTACCAGCAGTAGTACTTATAGAATTAGCCGCTGAAGACGAGTAAATCCTATTCCTAAAATATTCATTCGCCTTACCGTTAACTTCATAAAAAGTCTTTGCCAAATTTATGTATATATCTTTATCCGTCTTATTCCATATTACAAACTTCAATTCTCCATTATTTGACCATAGATTATAAAGAACTTTACAATCATCATTTTCATAAACCATCGAGTTATCCTGTAATTTCAAATCCTTACTTTCAACATCATAAACTTGATAGAATGTTTTATTACAAGATGAAAAACACACTGCAGCAAAAGCAGCCACTAAAATTTTGTTAAATTTCATAAGACTAATTAAATGATGCACTTAAATACTTTACAACGCAACCTACAATAATAAATAGTATTATTATAGTAACCCAACCAGAATTTTCTTCTTTGTCCGAACATTCGTTGTAAGCAGCAAGTGCGAGAATTATTATAAGAACTATTAAAGCAATCATATTATCTATATAAACTAAAAATCCTTGATTACTAAGCATATACTTAATAACCAAGGATTGTTGTTAATATTAATGTAGAGAATCTACAACGCTAGAATCTGTGTCAACTGAATCAACTACAGTAGTATCTGAATCAGCTGAAGATTGTTTTGAACTTGACGAACCTTCAGTACAACTCATAAGACCAAAAGTCATCATTGCTGCAAAAATAAAGATTAACTTTTTCATAATTAATAATTAATTTAAAAATTAAACAATATCAGCTCTCTATAACAGAATCGAACTGTTTAAAATATCCAAACATATATAGAGATAAATAGAAGAAACTCCATAATACTTTGGAGATTCTTCTATAACTTATTTTATACTAAATCTTTTAATTTATCTGTATAACTAGGATCTTCTGCATAACCTATCTTATTTAAAAAGGTATAATAATTTCCTCCAGAATATTTAGACTGAATTAAATTCTTATAGGCTTTAACACTTTCTGTCCAATGCCCAAATCGTCTATACCTTTTGCCTTTTCTTAATCCAAATAAATTGTTAGTACTTGTAGCTACATCAGATTTGCCTAAATTACTTTCTAACTTAGCTTGTGCTAAAACAATATTTGGATATTTAATATTCTGTCTTATTAATTCTTTTTTTAAATTTTTTTCAGTTAATGGTAATTTACTAATTTCTACTTTTGAATTAGATTTATTCTTTACTTTAAATGTTGAATTTTTAATAGTATTAGAATCACTTTTGATAATAAGTTCTATTTTAGTTGGAGTGGATACTTTAGATTTCTTAGGAACTGAATGTCCTATAAGATAACCTATAAATAATCCTGAAACTAAAATAGTACTTAATTTCCAATAATCTGATTTCTTAGAATTAATACTATCTACTGTGTGAAATAATTTTACATCCATGGTGATATATTATTTTCTAATAATGGTTTATAAGCTATTTCAAACATCTGACAATATTTGTTCCATGCTTTTAATAATAATTTGACCATAATTTTAATACTTTTAAAGATTGCTAAATTACTATCTAATCACATTACTAAATTATCGGAAGATAATTGATTAATCCATTGATATAAATCAAAATCGGTAATGAGTTAGTCTTAAGTATTATTTTAGTCAATTATAAATAGTATTAAAATTAAAAAATGCCTGAGTGGAGATTCTCAACTCCACTACAGGCTCTTTGGTTAAACTCTTAGATAACCACTCTAGCACATGCTTCTTGTTGAACTAGTACGAAGAAGTCACCCCATTTAAGGCGATGGGGTTCCGAGAATTTTATTATTTATATATTATATTTTTTAAGGTACTTTATTTTATTTAAGTAGTTGTGAGATTACTTTATTTGTCCATTCTCTGTTACTAAAATGACCCATTTCATAATTATCATTTAGTAAAGCTAGAGAAGATGCTGTAAGAAATTTTTTAATCATCGAAATACTGATCATAGTCTCCAATATGTTCTAAATATTCATGATTTCTTAATATCATAGCAATTGTATTATCAAGATGGGAATCATCCATATCTTTAATAGGAATGTTTTCACCACTCTTAGTAGTCCATACAATTGAACCAGAATTACGTCTTCTAAACCATGATTCCAGTAGTAAATCTCGAAGAGTTGCTTTTATAACCATCCTTTATATACTAAATAATTGTAATTTCTTAATATACTATCAACAGTTTCTATAGAATATTTCTCTAGATTGTGGTAATGAATGAACTCTTGTTCTTCTATAGGAAGTTTTGCTATTTCTTGTTTACTCATTTAAAAAATCTAAATCATGCTGTTCTATAGAAGAATCAATCATTGATGCCATAGCATCTTCATAAGTTTCTTTATAAATATAAAGATTAATCACTTCCTCAAATGATTTGTCCATTAATTCATACTTCTTAGCAAATGTGAGAAGTTCTTGCAAATCTTTTCTGCTCATAATTAATTAATTTTATATACAAAATAGTCTTAATCATAAAATAATATATCTTTTAACGAACCCTTATTAAAATCCAGTACTTTTCCATTAACTTCGTCTAAAGACTGTTTAATTTTTCCAATTTTCAAATCAGGGCTTGAAGCTGAAATCCAAAATTTATTTGGAACCAATACTCTTAATTTAGAGTATTCTATTACATCGCAATAAATTATTGGATAAGTCCCATATTCTTTATAAAATAAGGTATTTAATTCCTTGAGGATTTTTATGCGAGTTTTGAAATCTTTTTTAAATCCGGCTCTTTCGTAATCTACACAAGGAATTAAACTTAAAGACATATTACTTTGAGCTTCTTCATAATTAGTAAATTGAGATTTAGCAGACACATTATCTCTAAAGAAATGATAAGTACCTACATACATATTATGTCGAACTGCTTGTTCGTAATGTTCATATCTCATAGGATCTTTGTAAGAACTTCCTTCTGAGACTTTTAAATACACAAACTTAATATTCCTGGACTTTAACTGTGTCCAATCACTACCGTTTAATTCATTGTGGTGTGATAAATCTACACCTTTATCAGTACAGTTAGTACAACTACCTAAAATTAAACTAAGTAGAATAATTAATGTTCTCATAATTTTAAAATATTATCTTTCTGTCATTATACTTATTATTATAAACTACTCCACTATTAGAGGTATCATTTTTGTCATTTATTCCAGAAGTTAATCTACCTCTATTCCAGTATATATTATTAGCTTCTTCAGTTGTCATAGGAGTTCCGCCTTTCCAAGTATAGTTATTCTTCATAGACTTTCTATTTTCATCTAATTTAATTACAGTAGCTTGGCCCTATTTAAAGTTAGAATCTTTTAAAGTCTAATCATTTATTCCATACCTAGAATATCTAGCATTTAACTATTTTTGAGCCGGAATTATCTTTATTTGAGACAATCCTCTCGATATAGGCATAGTCTTTCCTCTAACTATGTTCTAAATAGCCTGCAACATCCAATCAGGCATAGCCGATTTTACTTTGTATCTAACACTAGTACCATTCTTACTTTCAACTCCTGTAATATTAACTGCTTGTCTACTTAAATCTGCCCATTGAGAATCTGATATTCCCCTTTCCTTCATAATATCATTTCTCAGACTATTAACCCCTTCTATATAATCGTGTAACTATTTATTTCCTCTATTAGGGTTTATTGCAGTTACAGTAACTTCCGGAATACTATATATTGTATCATTCATAATCCTAAAAATCCTAGACCTAATAATCCTTTCTTATCTGTACTTGGAGGTTCTTTTTTATCTGAATCCTATTTTTTATCAGGATGCCATTTAACTGCTCCTGCATCATATATAGCAGTAATACCATATTTATTAGGATTACTTCTACCACCTAACACATCAGAAACAGGATTATTTAATATGGTTCCATGAATATTATGTCCCACCATCCACTGATTACCATTATTATATAATACTCCTGTATGAGTTCCTGGTGTTTGGGTATTTTCATCTAAAGATTTTCTATAAAACTCTTCCATGTGTGGAGAAGTATTATAATACATATTAACTGGATACATATGCCATTTCTAAAGAATTGTGGTATCAAGATCTTTCTTTACTTCGTCAGCAGCTTCTCTATGATAATTCATAATCTAAGCTCTGGAAGCCCCTCTCTAAAAATGTATTCCATCATATCCATTAATTACAGGACTATAATGTCTACCTACTTGATAAGCATCACCACCAGCATTAATACCATTATTCCTCATCCATGTATTACTAAATGTAGCACATTCTAGAGTTTTATTTCCAAGTCTATCTACAGGAGTAGAAGGTATTTGAATATCTTTAGTATAATTCTACCAAGCCTATTCACTTTGAGGACCCCAGTCTCCATCAACAGCTATTTTATAACCAGCTTTAACTAATTCCTACTGACGCTACCTAATTTTATCTGGATCATACCCATATCCATGCTTAGCTATCAGTCTTCTATCTTTATCTATTTTTTGCTGTCTATTAGTATCCCATCTTTTTTGAGTTCTAGATATTAACTGTGTAGTTTTCTTCACACCTCTCTATATAGCTTTCTACAAAATTTGCTATTGGAGTGTTTTTTTATTTATGGGTTTTGTATAATCTGTCATAATTTCTTAAATTGAGAATATGTGTGATTCAATATTATTGGTTTATTATTTTGAGAATTAAGTTCAGGAGTTCCATCTTCTTTAAGTATCTTAATTTTACAGAAAGAGTTTCTCACTTCCTCAATAATTCCAATTTTATTAATGTCATCTGCATGGGTAGAAATAATCTTTACCTTATCTCCTACAGCATAATTCTTATAATTCTTATGAGATTTAAGTTTGGGAGGAGGCAAAGTTCCCTCATTAATACATTTTACAACTTTAGAAGCAGATTCTTCAAGAATACTAATTAACTTCTTGTTATTCTGTACAGAAATAAATAAGTCAGTAAGTTGATTTATCTTACAAATATCTTTTACTTCTAAATCTGGATATTGATTTATAATATCTCGTGTGACGCTATTACTGTGAGTAATAATATTATGTAGCTTCTTATTTTTCATTATTAATACATTTGTTCTAAAGTAAATCTAAATGCTTTATTAAATTCTTCATAAGAAGATTTGGTAGGTTTGATGAATTTATTATGTTTAAAAATATCTTCAATCCTTCGATCTTCTCTGAGAATATCTAAAACCTTTCTATCTTCTATCCAAGAATTTACATATATAAAAGTAGCATCGAGTTTGGAAGGAGTTGTTTTAGATACTCCATGAATTTTAATATAACAAAATATTGGTTCAAACCATTTTTCTTGTTCTTCTTTAGATAGCTTGAGGATTTCTTTAAGACTTTTATCAGTATTCTTTATCTGATGAATTGCCCTTAAAGTAATATAAGATACTGGAAAATTCCACTTCTCTTTAGAGAGCGGAAATTCTGGGTCTAACGCAAATACATTTGCTAATACTATAATAATATGTTCATCAGCTACATTATAACAATGTATTGCTAAAGATTGACCTTCAGAGTCATTTAATAGTTTCCAATTATCTACTGTATATGGAATAACAGCAACATAACTATAAAGAGAAACTTTACCATATTCTGTATCCTTTGTAAAGTCAGAAGATTCTAATATATGAAATACAGTATTGTTAGGAACTATTACTTCCTCCACTTGGCTCACATAAGCCCATCTATAAATTTTATACTTTTTCATAACCATTTCATTATTTCTTTTTCATTAAGATAAATAATAGTTCCAAAGCATTTGCGCTTAACTTCTTCATCAGTGACTAGATTTTCAACTTCTTCATATAATATACATTGAAGCTGTTTGAAATCTTGTACATAACGCTTTTCTTTAATTACATTTTTAATAACTGCTGTCAATACAGTAACTGTCATAATATAATATTAAATTAGTAAAACAATTGTAACCCATAGCAGAATCGAACTGCTCTTTCTAGAATGAAAATCTAGTGTCCTAACCGATAGACGAATGGGCTAAGATAGTAAACTATCTTCACAGACCGTTTACTATAAATATAAATGAAGTATTTTTATATTATTCTACTGTTACAACTCTATTTGTATTAAGTTGGTCTGGATTAAACTTATTAGTTTCTCCAAGACCTGAAACCTCAATCTTGTCTTCTGGTACACCAGCTTTTACAAGAAGTTTCTTCACTGCTTCAGCTCTCTTAAGAGAAAGTGCTTTATTATACTTAGTTGTACCTTCTGTAGAAGCATAGCCAGTAATCTTGATAGTACCATCAATATTCTTAAGTGAATCTGCAATATCATAGATATTAGCCATAGAAGTTTCTGTTACTTTAGCAGAACCCTGCAAGAACTGAACCTTAGGATAGATATATTTAACAACTTCCTTAGATTTAGCATTCTTAAGAACTTCGATAGTAGCATTTGCATTATCAAGATCTTTCTTCAAATCATTAATCTTGCTATTTAGACCGTCAATCTCATTCTGGTCATAGAGCTTAGCTTTCTTAAAACTTGAAGTGCCATTAGAGGTATTAAAGTGGTATACAAGACCTGCAGTTACTTCAAAACAGCCGTTATTCAAGGCTCCATTATGCATATCATTCCATACAACTGAAGGATTTACTACAATTGCAAAGTTTCTAGAACTACCAAGATTAAAGTTAAACTCAGTGCCTGCCCTAAAAGTCATCCAGTTGTTGTTTGGATAAGCATTCTGATGTCCCCATCCAAGACCAGTATAAATTACTGGTTCAAAAAGATGTCTTCTACCTGAATAAGCAAAAGCATTTGCAAGATTTGCCTTTAAATAGCCAGAAATATTAATATAGTCAAAAGTTTTGTAAGTATTTCCTACGTTGTTTTTAGTAAGAATTAATGAACGACCGTCAATTCCAAAACCAAATACTGGAGTAATATATTTATCAACCCCAATTACAAATGTTGGAAATATATTAGCAGTACTTGCGTAAAAATCGGAAAATGGAGTTGTTACACCTCCCTGAACTGTAACACTTACATTATCTGTAAATTTAGAACTACCGCTGTAATTAGATTGTGTTTGAGCATTTGCATTAAAGAAAGTTGCAAGTGCTATTGCCATACTAAAAATAAACTTTTTCATAAAACATTTTAATATTTAATTACTAATATCATCTTTTATTTTTATTATTATCTAATAGTTGGACTACCAAGACTTGAACTTGGAATATCAGAACCAAAATCTGAAGTGTTACCTATTTACACCATAGTCCAAAGTGCTTCTGCAAAACCTGCCCGGAAAATCAGAAGCGTTGTCTTGTACTTCGACATTTATTTCCCCTATGTTGACGGACAAGGGCTTAAACCGGTCTACTCCCTATCGGTCGGTAGACCGGACCGCCAGTACTGCTATCTTAGATAACATATTCTACTGGATTATAAGTGGTTTAGATGAGACTCGAACTCATAACTTACGCTTTAGAAGAGCGTTACTCTATCCAATTGAGTTACTAAACCATCAATATTGTAGCTTTAGGGGGATTCGAACCCCCACGTTCCTTACGGAACATCAGATTTTAAGTCTAATATGTCTACCAATTCCATCATAAAGCCTTATATTGAAGGAAGATTATGTAAATAAATAAGCATACTAATAATCTTATGCATTTATAAAGATTATTTAATTCCTAATCATTTATAAAAAGATTATTTTTTGCTCTATTATATTTACCTCATACATTCGCGAACTGTTGAGTAATCTTCCTTCTTATTTTTAGTAAAACTAATATAAATATACTTTTCTTTTTACATTTAAAAATTTATATTTTTTAAGTTTATTATTTTACATTCCATTTTATCGCAATTACATTGTATGGAGAAGTAATAGTACCAACTTTAAAACCTCTACCTTCTAATTCTTTAGTAAGATTAGGAATAGATACTTCTGATGGAATATTTGTAATTGTCATGTGATCTATACCTAATTTAGAATTGTTGTATATTTCAGTATTGAGTTTATTGTGGAAAGATTTAACAATATCTTCTCTGCTGCAAGGTTTGTTATATTTTGCCATCATTGCAGCAGATTCCTCAGTCATTTGAGGAATCTGATGTTTTTTAAAAAATCTCATAAATAAATAATTTCTCCTAATATATATACTTTATAATTGAAATATTTTGAATATGGGTCAAATGATTGAAGTTCCATTAAAGCACTTTTAACAGTTGACCAATATCCAGAACTGTTGTAAGCAATTACATAGTAATTACCTTCATCATTATAAGTATATTTTAGTTTGACAGTATGCCAACCATCATATCTTTTTACATATCCAGTAGTTATAAATATTGGATTCTTTCTTATGGGCTGCTTTCTAATTACTTTAGAAGAATTTGTTACTGGATCATATCTAGATAAGAATGGGTCTATCTGAGCACTAATAGTAAGTGTGCTCAGAAGAAGAATGAATAGTAATAACTTTTTCATTTATTTTCTCTACCACTTCTAGTTGATATATATCTTACATCAGCTTGATTACCAAGCCTATTATATTCCGTGCTTCCAAATAAGCACATTTCATAACCATCTCGTATATCCATAATATTATCTATTTTTTTTTATTAGTATTATTTATTATGCTTAGGATTCTTGTATATAATTCTAAGATAGCAACTAAATGTAACTGGGTCTATAGATTCCCATTCTGTGATTTTATTAGAATCTATTTCTTTTGCGTCTTGAGCAAGAGCTAAGGTTATATGCTTAGTCTTGCTTGTAGAGGGTGTGATGATGTTAGAACTATTCTTACATTCAGATACTCTAAGTGCTATGATATTATCAGCTTTACTAATACCGTCAATAGTAATCATATGAGGCTGTTCATTATTATTAAGAACATATCTCATATCCTCTATTGGAATATTGTTAAATCTGAAGATAGTCATATGTGGATAATTTATCTGGCGATAATTCTCTTTCTTAGTAAAATCTTCTGGAATAAATGTTCTAATCTTGTCCAGTTCTTTGTCTGAAATAAAGATACCTGCGTACAAAATGCGATTAATTTTCTGTGCCATAGTTTTTTAAATGTTAGATATTGTTTTAAAGTAATTACGTTCTCTTTCTGCTAGTTTGAAGTATTTGTACATATCTGCAACAATACAATCTTCTGTGAGAATTCTTGAATCTAAAGTTTTCTCGTAATACTTAGAAAATATACTTGTTGCAGATTTTTTGCAAATGTAGTTACAAAGATTAAACAATGCTGTATAAAGCTGTTTGTAAGCTTTAACTTTAGTTATCTTCTTACCAAGTTCTTCATTGTAAGTATCTACAACTCTACAAGTAGTACCACCGATTACAGTTATATCCATTGAATCATTCTGGATGTCACTTCTAAAGTTTTCATTACTATACTGTTTAGCCCAATCTATAACATATTGTATATAATGCTTTGGGAAACTGACTTGAGTACTAAGATAGCAGCCTGTAATAGGACCAAGCTCTTCAAAAAGGAAAGAGGGTTTAGTAAAATTAATCATAGTTTTTAAATATTTGGTGAATATATAAGTTCTCTCCAAGTAAGACCTCTATATTGTTTGTTTGGATCAAACTTTTTGAAAACTCCTTTTGAAACTTCTAACTCTAATATTGCGGGTTTTGTTAAATCTTCATTTCTCACATCTATACATTTGTTGTTATGAAAGAACAAAGTATAAGTAAAGAGATCTGGAAGTTCAACATAGTCTTTATCTAACCTTACCCATCTTACATTATAACTTTTCATGATATTTCTTTTTTAAGACGGTCTCTTATTTGTTGAAGACCATTGATTAATATTAATTTAAATCTATCTTCAAACTCAGAATCCCTATTATTTAATAAAGATTTGAGTGTTAAATTGTCTGCTAAATATATGTTATCTGGTGTTATACTATAAAGCTGTTTATTAGAGGTTACTCTAAAAGTTCCATAGATGTCAGCACTAAGACTTGGCGGTAAATAGTCATAGAAAACAAATATTAACTTTTTGTAAGTATTGAAAAGAGATATTAAAGAGAGAGAAGCCGTTGACAAAGAATTTATAATTTCTCTGGCTATTTTTAAATATCTCTTGCAGAGACGTATATGACGCTGTTTTTCTCTATAGTGAAGGAAAATTCCAAAAATAGAGAAGGAGAGACATATACATAATATTGTAATTGTAGTATTATGCATGGTATTTTTCTAAGCTAATACTAAGTAAACAATACTCTGAGGCATTTGTTACCATTTGTTGTGTCAATAGTAACAAAACAACCAAGTGTTAAAGGGAAACTATTGGGTATTTTATAAGTTCTTCCAAAATCAGTAATGAATGTCTGATGTGAGATAAAATAACCGTGTGTTGTGATTAAAGATGGTTGATATGACATAATGTGATGGATTTATGAAAATTTTTGAAAATTTTTTAAAATTGGCTTGAGGCCGCCGTTCTGGATTTTTTTGGCCGTCCGAGAAAATTTTTGTTAGAGGGGTTCTGGAGGGTTTTTGGGGGGCGGGTGAGGTCTGAACCAGGGGTCACACCCCCTAAAATTCCACCTTATACACCTCTCAGCTACCCTCGCATATTCAACTCCAAATAACACCCTCAAATCATTTTCTAATACTAACTTACCTATTTCTCATATATAAACCAAATTTTTTTTTGAAGCAGAAGGCTGCTAAAAAATTTTGTGGTTGGTAACAAAAAAATTGGTATTCACGCGCGCATTAAATAATAAAATGTGGAGATTAAAAAATGTACATCTGAATTACTTCTCCTTTTATTTTTCTACATTTAATTGTATACAAATATAGTTTTTATATTTAAATGTAATCTAGAAGATAGGTTTAATATCTAATATTTATGTTTTACTATTTGATTGGCATATTTAATTATATATCTGCCACTTTTATTTGTAAATAAGTACATCATTTATGTCTAATAATTTCTTATATTTAATTCTAAACTGCATTTAAATTTTTTTTTGATTTATTTTTTAAATATCCTTATCTTTATCTATACCCGTAAGTACTACTTTTTTTTTTTTTTTTACCCTATACTAGATGGATTTGAGATTTTTTTGACCCCCTGTGAATACATCTAAAGAAGTCTCCAGATATACTGGTTTGGACCGTGGGTCACAAAATTGTGATATTTTTTTTTAATTTTCCTACAGCAATTTGCGGCTTAAAATGACATCTTTAAATTTCAGATAATATCTATTAATAATATCTAAGATAGTCTTATACTTTTTTAAAATAAGTATCCTTACAAAGTTTAAGTAAATGATAGAATACAAAACAATTATCGGTGGAGATCATCGATATTTAAGTGAATTAACGGAGTTTAAGAATGGACTTCCAGATGGTGTAATTAATAAAGTAAAAACTGATGTAGGAGGCACTTATATTGCAGCTAATTGTGATAAGAACTATATAATAGTATGCCCCTATAGAGACCTTGTAAATAGTATTTATGAGGACGCAAATAATAAATATAATATCTTTAAATGTTATACAGGTATTTATAAAAGTGATTTTGTAAAATATTGTAAAAATAATAAGATAAAGAAGATAGCAGTTACTTATGATTCTTTAGAAAGTAAATTACTTAAATGGTTAAATAATACTACTGAAGAATGGTATGTTGTTATTGATGAATATCATACAATTTTAAGTGATATGGATTATAGAGAAAATGCTATTAATAGATTAATGTCAGTTCTAAGCAAATTTAAACACCTATCATTATTATCTGCTACTCCTATTAATGCTACATTTGAACCTAAATGTATTGCTAAACTTCCTCATTATAGAGTAGAATGGAATAATATGGAGAAAGTAGAAGTAATTAGATTTAAAACTAGTAACATACATTATGGACTGTGTAAATTAATAAATTTATTTCTTACTACAGGTTTATTTGTAGGAGATGTTAGAGTAGAACAATTATTTATATTCTTTAATTCTGTAACTGGGATAAAAGAAATTCTTGAAGAATTAGATTTAGATCCAGATTTAGTAAAAATATCATGTGCTTCTAAAATAGATAACAAAAGAAAACTTGGTGATACTTATCAGATAGAATCTACTACTGCTCCTAATAAAGCCATTAATTTCTTTACTAAGAAAGGATTTCAAGGATGCAATCTATTTACTAATAATGGATTAATTATAGTAGTTTCTGATAGTACTAAGGAATCTTCTGTAATAGATATAAGTACTGCATTGGAACAAATATCTGGAAGAATTAGAGATAATAAAGAATATCATAACATCTTTAGAAATAAAATATTACACTTCTATAATACTAATAGTAAATTATTATCAGATGATGAATTTAATGACTTAATGGCTATTAAGGATAAAGAAGGGCAAATATTAATAGATGGATTTAAACAGTTATCTGCTGACGCTCAACAGATTTACAGTGCCAGATTAAATCTTAATAATGATGTAGTTTCTATTATTAATAATAAAATGGTGTATAATGAATTAAAAAGAAACTCCTTTATTTACAAGCAAGAATTAAAGAAACAGTACAAAGATGGATTTACTGTTGCAGCTTCTTATAATTCTAAGAAATTTACTCCTATTAAACAAGAATATTGGAACAATCTTTATAAAAAAGTAAATAAACTTATATCTAAGAATTATAAAGAATCTTTAATAGAATATTTAAGTAATAAAGATGAATCTGATTTAAAAGAACATCCAGAATTTGAAGAATATACTAGATACTTATCAACTAAAGAAATGAGTAGTTTACAATATAGTAAAAGTAAATTGACTAAGGCTGTAGAAAATAAGAAGAAGTTATAGGCCGCTTTTTATACTTTACATTTATCTAAAGGATTTATTAGTAGTAAAGACCTAAAATTCAAACTAAATAAAGTATTTAAATCTTTGGGCATTACTTTAACTCCTAAGGCTTCTTTAATAGAAAATTCTATTTATAAAGTAAAGAAGAAAATACCTAGAATTAATGGAAGGTCTGTAACTGGATATGAAATACTATAATATAATAAAAGGCGGTAATAGAACTTAATCTATTATCGCCTTTACTTATTTGTTTTTACTATTTTTTCCATGGTAAACGATTTTTTTAATTTTTTGTTATACAAAATATATAATCTAGAATAGCTTATTAGTATCTCTGATATGCTAAAAAATCAGTTACCGAATTTTTTTTTTATACGGGTAACCGATTTGCGCATGGTAGGTAACTACTTTATATTCACCAATATAGATTATTTATTTTATATAATACAAATTTTTTTTAATTTAAATCGGATACACAATGTAAAAGATAATTTTATTAAATTTATAGATAGAGAAGTTGTGAATAAAGAATCAGAAATACAGTAAAAGATACCATACAGTGTACTCGTCTGATGTGATAGGCAAAATCCTCCGAAGGAGATTTTGTTTAAGTATAGGTACACATATAGTCGTTATTTATAGCTGCTTAATATAGTTAGTATAAAATTTTGCGGTTCACAGAATTATGCATCTGTTTAAAAATTTTAAAAAATGCTATCTGGAAAAAATTTTAGAGTATCAGAAGCGTTCTTCTGGCACATTTCTGGATATACAAAATTTTGCGGTAAATACATAAAATTTTGCGGTTCGATTCTACTAGATAATACAAAGAGTTCTTTAGATATAATTATACTATTTTTTAAA